TACAGGTTTAACTACCGCGCCTGCTTCTTCAAACTTCTTTATAAAGTCCGGCTTCCCAGGCTGATGTGGGTCTGTAACTTCAAAGTTGTGGTCTCCAAAAAGACCAATCTTTGCATCGTATTTATTTAAGAAAGCAATTGTCTTGTAATTGCCACGAATAATCATACCTTCATTTTTTGGGTTATGACACTCACCGTAAATAAACTTTATGTAACCTTCTTCAGGTGTGTTGCCCATTCCTTGAAAGTACTGCATATCATCAATGTCAACATCAATGTAGTTGCCTCTGTTTTTTGCAACTGTGATATGCGGCATTATTGCGCCGTCTTTTGTAACAGCTTCTCTTTCTGTATCTGGGTTATCTTCAACAGGCTTTGCCTCTTCTTCAACTAAGTCTTTATCAATAAGACCTAATGCTTTGAGTGCTTCAAGCTCTGTTTCTGAATACCCTTCAATGTCAACCATTACATATCTCCAAAAATAAACGGATAAACATCCTGTTTCCAAATCTCTTCAGGTGTTCTTCCGTTCAAATGAATAAGCTTCTTATCCAAAGAAGACATTTCATATGCTCTTTCGAAAGCAGCAAGTTCTTGCTTCTTCTTATCAACGTCAAGTGAGAACGACAAGCCATCGCCTCTTTTCTTGTCTCTTTCAATAACTGCTTCAGGCGTATCAGTAAACACAATCAACTTTGTTACTGGGTTGTTGTGATTTACATAATCTCTTTCATAATCGAAAACAAAGTCACCTGAATAATTACGATAGATTGGTGAGTAAACGGTTTCACCAAGATGTGCACGGTCAAATATCAAAACATTTTCATTTGGCACAACTGACATCAAGTGGAACATTTCACGATAACGAATCTGTGAAGCAACTTTAATTGCATCATTTGTTTCAAGTTTAATGTTTGAATAATGAACAATGTGAACAGCTTTGTTTCTTTTTTCACATTCTTTTTCAATAAGAGCAATTTGGGTACCTTTACCCATTGCATCTACCCCTCAACGATGATGTTCATCGTAACCCCCTTCGGTACTTTTCTTCATACCTATCAATAAATTTTATTTCATTATTATCGTGAAGCATTTTAATTTCTTCATCTGATAATTTTTGAGTGCTGTTTTCTGTTTCTATAATAAATATTAACCTCAGTCTTTAATAATTCTTCTTCCTGCAGGAGCCGCAGTTCCATTCAGCTCTCTTTCACGAGCATCAATTACTGGGCCAAATGTATCACAAATGAAATCGCCGTTGAAGTATTTATCTTCAAGAATATCATAAAATTGTTTCAACAACTTTGCGTATTCATCGCGGTGTTCATACAAATAATCAATCTTTTCCCACATTTCTTTAGGAGAAGAAACTTTTACATAATCTGGGAACTCTTTGAAGTAACCATCAGTGTCATAAGAGTTCTTGTCATAAAATGGAATAATTCCATAGTAAACCATTTTCCAAGGCTTCTGTGTTACAAAGTTTGGAAGACGGTGGTCAAATGCAGGAACATAAGTAAACATTGTTTCCCACATTTCAGGCTGCATCTGCACAATACCTTTTTCGATAAAAGTATTAGGATGCTTCTGCTTTGCTTCATCACCCCATTTTCCGTAAACCTTTTCCTCAGGATGAATATCAAGAACCCACTTTTCAAGATAAGACAAACGGTCAGTACCGTCATTCAAAGTAAGAACAAACTTTCTCTTTTTCTGATAAACATTTCCGTTTACTTCAATGTGGTCAGGATTGCTGAAATCAATCTTTGGCATATTTGCCATAAACATTCTTTCAAGTCCTGCATATTTGAAATGTAACTTGTGTTCAACATACTCTCCCGAGTTGTATCTTACAAGACGCTTTACTGAATACTTATCGCTCTCAATCTGAGAGAATGTAAAGATTTCGTGATTGATAATGTCTTTATGATTTGATGGCACATATCTTGGGTCTTCATTGATATTATACCAAGGGAAGCCTTGCTTGTTCAAAAGATGTATCATTGGTCCACAATAATTTGCTGCCATCTGCATTGGGATTGCCTCAGTTGGCTTTGTTGCACAAATAATACCTTCGCCGCCGACTGATACTGATGCATCAGGTCCTTGCATAAAGAGACCCATATCAAACTTCAAACCAAGATGGTCAACATATTCATCAAGTGTACGCCAAGCTTCACAGCCTTTCTTGTGTGTATCAGTTCTTTCCTTGCATTTTTCTTTTCCTGCAAACTCTCTTGCCTGAGCGTGCAAGTCGATAATGTTGCTTGGGATGTCAACTTTCTTAAAAACGTTTCCAAATCCGATTGCACTGTTCTTCTTTTTGAAATCAGCAAAATCAGAAGCGCCTATAATGTAGAACTTGTGTTGAGGATAACGGCGAGCAAGAGTAAAATAAAATATCTTCGGACTATCGTCGCCTGCATAAATCGACCAAGACTTTTCATCAAAGTACATTGAACGACCAAACTTTCCAATCGCAATATTCATTAGTTATAACCTCTTACGATATAATAATTTATTCCTGCAGCAACTGCCGCATCTATTCCAGTTTTTGAATCTTCGAACACAATACAAGTTGAAGGTATCTCATCGAAGTGTTGCATAGTTTTGATATAACATTCAGGAGACGGCTTTGTTTCAACAACATCTTCCTGTCCTACGATAATATCAAACACATCTTGGATTTTGAAATACTCCAAGATATTATTTATATTAACTTTCGAAGCTGCAGACACCAGAGCGATTTTCCATTTTCTTGACTTAAGGCCTTTAAGCATTTCAATCAACGGAGTATTAAGAGCGCCATTCTTGATATATTTTTTGTAAAGCTCTTTCTTGTCATCGTGTATTTGCTGCATAACTTCTGCAGTCATATTAGGGTCAAGCTGTTTCAAAAAGATTTTGTAATTAAGCCCGTTCCATTCTTTACAGTATTGTTCATAACCTACATCATACCCGTGTTTTTCACAAGCTTCTTTATAAGCAAAATAGTTTATGTTGTTTGTATTGACGAGTGTACCGTCTAAGTCTACCATTGCTAACATTATTTTTTCTCCCAAAGATCCCAGATATTAAAGTAGCCTGACTCTTTATTAGACGAAGATACTCTACTAATAAGGTCTTTTACATATCTTATGTTATCACTGCACCAACGCTTTGTGACATCATCTTTTGCATAAGGTACAATACGATAGATTTTGAAAAGTAAGAAACCCAAAATCAATTTCATATTTGCTCTGGCGCATCCGTTAACATTTATCAAAAACTCGTGTGTAAAGTTTTTCAAATGTCTTTCCTGCTCTTCATCAAGTTCTTTATAACGATAAGACCAATGACACAAGCTATCCTGAAGAACAGTTGCAATGTCAACATAAGGTGTATCAATGAATGAGTCAAGAAAATCAATAAGATGCAAAATTCTTGCTGATGATTTGATATACTTGTCGGGTTTATGTCCTACGATAATATTTTCAAGTGTAAGGTCTCCGTGACAATATCCCGCTCTTAATTCTTTAAGCTGTGGGCTGAACTCTCTCATAAACTCATCAAGTTCATTTTTAAGTTCAGGAGTCTTTTTAACCATATCATCACATTTACGCTGAAAGATTGATAAAGATTCATAAACTTTATTGAAAGCAAAATTGTACATTATGAATGCAGCAAGGTCAGTCGCTGTTGAAATACCTTTACATTTAAGCAACTCTTCTGCAACAGTATCGCCTTCGATAAAAGGCATCGTAACAGAAATGAATGGCTCACCACTAACAGTGCACTCATTGATGTCTAAAACCTTTGTGCCTACAATTTGATTGCGCTGACCACCTGCCCAAGTAGTTGCACACATTTGTTTGATTGCTTGTTCACGAAGTCTTGGCACATAAGAACCACTTGCAGACTTGATAACTTTATCACCCTGCTGTTCGACACTACAACCCGAGTTTCCCTTTAAGCTCATCTTCACTTACCTCTGATTTTAATTCTTTAAGTTCATCAGGTGTTCCAAACTCAAAGTGATCTTTTACATCAATTCTTTTTACATTGAGCAAGTAATTGTATAAACCTGACATATAAAATTCTTTTTGTGTTCCGTCATTAAAATAAAGAACTGCTGCTTTTGCAAATACTTCAGCATTCTTAAAATAATAGCAACCAAAAATTGCGTGATTAGAAACAGGATTCTTTTCAACAGTTCCTGCGTACTGTGTATCTTTTCCACCGATGTATTTGATATAACCGAAGTGTGGTTCTCTTGATTTGAAAGACATAATTGCGCCTTCACAATCGTCTGGGATTTCAAATTCATTACAAGACATTGCGTGGTCACAGTCTTGAAATACAATTGGGTCGCCATCAGCAAACTGTGAAATACCTGAAATAGCTGTGAACACAGGACCATTAAGTTGATAAGGTAAAACTGAAATCTTTGCTTCTGGGAAATACTTTTTGATTTCGGCATCAATCTTATATTCTTCGATATGTTCTTCAAGAACAATGAATGTCAAGTCTTTCATTGGGAAAGCTCTGATTGCCGACTGTGCAGCCCACCAAAAGAATGGCTTGCCGTATAAATCTATAAGTGGCTTTGGAATTGATACATCATTTTGTTTGAATCTTGAGCCCGCGCCACCGCAGGGTATAACAATATGCACTTTGTTCATAAAATGATATTAACATCCTATATAAAAATTAAGAGGAACTTGCGTTCCTCTTTTTTGATAAAGTTCTTAATTAAAGCTCAGGAGCATTCAAGATGTCATTATCAAGTTTCTCGAAAACCTTCTTACGGAATTCGATAATATCTTTATAATGCTCTTTATACTTTCTGATAGCAGCGTTAGTTGCGGCAACCTGAATGTTGTAGTACTGGTCGTCGAGCTCTTTCTGCTTTGCTTCGATTTCAGTCTTTTCTTTTACTTCTTTCTGTGCGCCTTCACAGTCGCAAGAGAACGTAATTGAATCCTTACCTACAAGAACAGCTTCGCCTTCAACCTTCGCTTTCTTTCCGCAGTAAGGACAATAAACAGCATCTTCGTAAATAGTTTTGATTTCTTTTGCGAAGTCTGTAAGTTCCTTTTCCTGTTCAGGAGCAGGCTGTCTTCCATTAAGCTGCTTCTTTACATTACGCCAGTTTCTCAACTTGGCTTCCTGATCTTCGTTAATACAAAGTGCAAATGTTGAAGCACCTGACTTTGCAATAACCTTTCCCAAAAGTTCTTTCTGGGCATCTGTCAAAATAGTATCTTTTGCCATTTGTTAAACTCCCATTAAAGTTGCCTGTTCAGACTCAGCGTCTTCAGGAAGAACAAAACCAAATGAGTTTTCGATTGTCTTCCAACCTGTCTTTTCTGTAACAACTGCGATAACTTCTTCTTTAGCTTTCTTGCCAATTGAAGGGGCATCAATAAGAATGAACTTATCATTGATAGCTTTCATTCCTCTTTTCTTGTTCTGAAATGTTTCTCCACTTTCAATAGGAGCATTCAAAACGTCACGAATTACTTCATTTGCAGAAGGTGTATTCTCATATCTGAGAAAAAGTTCACCTTTGCAAAAATCTTCATACATTACCATTAAGATAACCTCTGAATTATTGTTTAGACAACAATCAACGATTGTGCCGCATATATTGCAGCAACATCTTTATTTTGCTTTAACACCTGTTGAGCCAGCCCAACCGCTTCCACGGTTGTTATATCTGAAGCCTTCATAGAATTCATTTTCTGAAATCTTGTTATCAGCTTCAACATCAACTTTCTCTTCAGTGTAAATGCAGGCTTCCTCAGTGCAGTAAACACGAGGCGCAAGCTGTGTTATTTTGTCATCTTCATAGATGTAAAGATAATCATCAGAAGTGTTTGTCAAAGAAAGATGAATCTCTCCCTGATAGTTTGGGTCAATTTCACAAGCACCTACATCAAGACCTTTCTTTGTTGCAATGCCTGACTTGTTTTCAACATACAAGTCCATCTGTAAACCATAAGAGATAAGTGGTATTGAAAGTTCAAGATATGATTTAATTCCTGATGGAATACAAACTCTTTCGTGTGGACCAACCATAATGCATTCTTTGCCTGCATCATCTTTTGTAATGTTTACTGCTGCTTTTGGATTCTTTTCAGCTTCCTCAGCACAAGTCTTTTTGAATGCATCATTGAACTTAGGAACAAAAAAGTCAAATCCTACATTACCGTCTTCACGATAAGGATCTGCAACATCCCTAATTTTAAGAAACTTTATCATTATTCCATAACCTCCAAGTTATAGAATAATATTAACACTGTTGTTGATTAGGGCCCTCTTCATAATTAAGCCACTGCCAATCAGAAGAAATCATTTCAAAAGTTCTATCAAGGTCCGACTCCAACGGAGAAAGTCGGCCAATCAAGTTAATTCTGTATTTCATCCAAAGATTGTAGTATTCAATTGCAATATCAAAAAAGGCGACTGGGTTTTCACCCCAAGTGTTTACAACATATTTGTCTTCAGTCAACTTGAGAAAATCTTTAAGTTCTTTATAAAAGTTGTGAACATCAGCCGCGGCAAGTTCCCAGTCGAAATCTTGCTTTTTGTATATTATTCTTGTTGCAGCTTCCTTAAATCGTTGTAAGTGTCTTTTGACTCTTAATCTTAAATCTTGTATTTCATTGTCTTTAAGCTGTCTCATTCTCTTCTCCACTTTCAAAAGGGTTTTCTGAAAAATACTTAAAAAAGACATCCCTTACTTCTTGTGTTTGTTGATAACCACTCCAAAGTGTTGCATCAACAGGCTGCCCAACCTGAGAAAGGTGTTCTCTGTATAAATCATTTATTTTTTCAAACCAAGCTTCAGAAAAAGCAATCACAACATCATAATAAGATCTTGGGTTTTTAAGAAATTGAAAAAAGTTGTATGTGTCGCTAATCGTTTCATAAAGAGGAACAAGGATTTCTTGAGCAAACGTATAAAATGGCTCATCGATGTTTTGAGAAAAATAAGAATAGAGTTTTGTCTTCAAGATTTCATTGATACCTGTAATCTTATTTCGTATATCCATAAGTACTCCTATAAGTATCATCTTTATGATGCACATCAATAATTGTATAATGAAATTGCGCAATTTCATTATAATGAAATTGCAATTCATCATCAGTCAAGCCATTGATATACTCCTTATAAAAAGGCAACCAAACTTGTTCGTAATAAGCATCACAAACATCATAAAAAGAAACAACATTGTGCTTCCATTCATTTATCTCTCTTGGGCTCTGAAGCAGTTCAAGGAACTCTTTCAAAGCTTCATATGTTTCTTTTATAAAATCTTCAGCATCACAAGCATCATAAAATCTAACGCAAGGACGGAGTGTTTTTATGAGGTCATTACGAAGCTTGTTTTCTACTGAAAAAATCGGTGTGTTTTTGAGCAATTGCATCTTTCTCAATCTCCTCAATTTTATCAAGCTTTGTATCAAGCACATAATTGTAATGTACTTTCTTAAAAGTTTCTGTGAGCCAAATTTCCTCACGAGCTAAGTTGTGTTCATTTTTATATGGGATCCAAACCTGTTCCCAATAAGCATTGCAAATGTCAAGAAAAGCTATCGGGTTTTTCCGCCATTCATCTAAGCAGTCCATATTATTAAAAAGATTAACAAGTTCTTGCAAATTGTCAAGTACTTCAACAACATCTTTATCAAGAACGTCTCTTTTATCACGATAGTTGAATACGCGGAACACACTTGAGATATGAACTTGAAGTTCGTAAAGTAAATGATATACTTCTTTCCATTCAATCATATTCAACCTCAATGCAAAGGCCCGCACTCGAAGCACGGGCCTTCGTTACTACTTATGGAGATTAAGCAGTTTCTACTGCTGCATCTTTCTTTGCTTTGTTGCGCTTTGTAGCAACTTTCTTTGCCTTAGGTTCTTTAGGCAGGTCGGAGAAGATGTCGAAAGTATCAACATTTACATCTCCAACGCGGCGGCGAACTGTGCGGGCGATTCCTTCAGCGTAAGTACCCATATCAGCATATTCTGACTTGCGGAAGCCTTTTACATAAGTTCCGTCAGCAGACCAAACAAAAGTCAGAATGTCGTCGTTGTCCTGTTTGTGAACTTCGATTTTTCCGCCATTTGGAAGATTTACAACTGCATCAACATCTACGCGAGCAATCATCTTGCGTACCTTAGAAAATGTAAAATTGTGTTTTGCCATATTTCGGCCACCTGTTCTGTTTGAATTACAATAATAATATAAAAAGTTGACTGTAAAAGTTTAAATTTTTATATAAATTTATTCTTTTTTTCTCATATTTATTCCCTCCATTATAGTTCAAATTTTATTTTGACAGAATTCAAGAAAATGTCAAAATATGCAGATTTAAGTGGTTTTTTGACTAAATACAAATGATATACCAAAATACGGAGGATTATATAAAAAGACATATTGAAAGAGTCCGTAAACACCTTTTGACATTTATTCTACTCTTGCAAGTTCGTGCTCAACGCCACGACTATTCAAAGCTGCAAGAGCCTGAATTAAGTTGGTGGAAAAATATGGACAAGGAACCTCGTTATCCTTATGGGTCACCTCAATATGTCGAAAAAATGAGAAGATGGAAATATGTGTTTGACCATCACTATAAATACAATCGTCACCACCCAGAACACTTCGAGTTTGGTATTCAAGGAATGAACTTAGTCGACATTATTGAGATGCTTTGTGATTGGATTGGTTATAAAGATTACATATCAATTACTGAAGCAATCTCAACTGTTGAGCAACAAATGAAAAGATATGGCTTTTCAGATGACTTAAGTTACATTATCAAAAATACTTTAATTGATTACTTCTCAATTATGGGCGGCTTTCATAAAGGTGAAGTGGACCTCCCAGGCGGCTTAGTTGAAGAATTAGGTTATCATAGAGAAAAAGTTAAAGAGGTTGAAGATATACATCATATCGACATCTTGGCTTAAAACTAATTATAAAAGGAACCGACTATGGAAAAGAAGATGCTGACGATGAAGAAGATGCTGCAGTTGAAGTTCTTGAAGACGATTCTATAAACTTGGCAGAGATTATTAAAATTAAATTGACCCTGAGTTTAAGTCTTATATGGAAAAGTTTGCTGAAGCAGTAGATAAGACATCAGACTACTGGGAATCAGAAGAATTCAACGATGAACAATATAAGGTTGACTTCAACTAAATAACTTTCTCGAAAACAGCATTATATACGCAAGGGATTTCGTAAGAGGTCCCTTGTATGGTTTTAAACAGACTAACTAATAATACGAGGTATTTTAATGGGCGCTATAGGTGTTGTAGGCGGACAAGGCGGCTTATCTCCAGAAGATTCAAATAGTTTAGAAAATCTCTCAACAAACAGCAAAGGCTTTCTTGATGGTATCAATGAGTCAAAATCAATTGCTCAGAAACAACTTAATTATGTTTCTGACATTGCAGTTGATGTAGGTACTAAAGGTTGGTTTGCTGAAACATTAGGAAAACTCGTAGACAACTTTGAAGAAAATACTGTAAAAGAAGATGAAGGCAGAACACTCTCTGAAGAGATTAAAGACATATTATCTGATATGAAAATCTTTGAAGAGACAACAAACATAGATAATAAAGAAAAGAAAAAGAAAAGAGGTAAAGTTTCAGATAGGACAAAGCTTGATGATTTGAAATCTTTGCCATACGAATTCGCAACACTCGGTGCTGTATTGGTAAATGCTCTTACAAATAAAGATGAAAAGAAAGACAAGAAAGGCGGCATCTCAGGATTCTTCAAAGGTCTTCTTGAAGGTGTCGGTGGAATTGCTGCTCTCGGTGTTGCTTTGTTTGCATTTGCAGGTGCAACTTTAATATTCAATTTCGTTGACTGGGGTAAAGCAGTTATTGGTATGCTTGCCTTCACAGTATTTACAATCGGTATGGTTGCATTAGCTAAAAACTTAAGTGAAGAACAAAAAGATTTAACGAAGTTCGTAGAGTCATCTCTTATAATGTCAGCTGCATTAGGAGCATTTGCTATTTCACTTTACATTGCAAGTTTCTTAATGTCAGGTAAGCCTGTTTATATTGGTGATATTGAATTACCTGCATTCAGCATCGGTGGTGCGATTGCCGCATTGGTTTCTTTTGGTTTATTTGAACTTGGAATGGTTGGCCTTGCAAAACTTATGGGCGGCAGTGAAGCTGACTTTATGAAGTTTGCAGCAGGCTCTATGATAATGACAGCTGCATTGGTTACATTCAGCATAGGTTTAGTTATTGCATCAAACATTTTCGCAAATGGTATCAACTTAGGTGGATTTGCAAAATATATAAATGGCGGAGCAGACAACACTGTATTAAAGGTTGACCCAATAGGAGCTATAGCTGCAATCGGAACATTTATTGCATTTGAGGCAGGTCTTGGTCTTGTTGCAAGAATTATGGGAAGCTCAACTGGCGACTTTAGAAAGTTTGCAGCAGGTTCAATCATTATGTCTGGTGCATTAGTTGCATTTGCCATTTCATTAGTTGTTGTTTCACATCTCTTTACTAATGGTGTAAACATCGACAGTTTGAACATACATCTTGACCCAGTTGACCCTAAGATGGCTCTTCTTGGCGTAGGTACATTTATCGCATTTATGATTGCAATGGCTGTCTTAGGGGCGGCATCTCAGTCAATACTTCAGTATATGGCAATTCTTGGTGCAGTATCAATGCTTATGTCTGTTTCATTGATACTATTTGCAGGTGCTATGGCAGTTGTTGCTTCTGTTGTATCAGGTGAATCACTTGAAGTAGCAGGCATTAAGTTCCAGCCTCCTCAGGGCGTTGTAAAGAATGCATTTATTGGTTTGGCAGCTATGGCAGGATTTATGGTTGCATTTGCAGGCTTAGGAGCATTGTTCTTAGTTCCGTTTGCTGGAGCTGCTTTGGCTGCAGGTATTGCAATCGCTTCTGGTATTTTAATTTCTATTGCAGCTGCAACTGTTTTAATGTCAAAAGCAATGATGTTGGCAGGCTTGGCAATTACTGGTGGTACTGCTGAAATTGCTGGTGAAAAATATAATCTTGCTCCTTATAATGAAGCAAATGTTGATAAGTTCTTTAGTGCAATGGAGCACTTCATTGACAGATTTAAAGATATGGGTGACGGACTTAGCAAAAAGTCGGTAAAAGCAATCAAAATGGTTAATGATGCTGTTATGCCTATTATCAAGTCAATGGACAAAATGGTTGATGTTGTTATTAAAGCGGGTGAAAATTACGATAACATTATAAAGATTGTAAATGGTGACTCAAACGCTCTTGACCACTTAATGGACCCAGTTATGTATGTAATCTTGGGCCATAAGCTTGATGGTGAAGGCGGTTTAATGTATGTTGCAAACAATATGAGCAAGTACAGTGCAAAGGTTCTTAAACTTGTTGGTGAAGCACTTGTGCCTATCACTGATGCTATGCTCAATATGATTGATGTTGTTATCAAAGCTGCTGACAATAAGCAAAAGATTGAAGATATAATGTCATCTCAGGGCGGAATGGATATGCTTGACCATTTGATGGACCCTGTTCTTTGGATGATTCTTGGTCATAATATGGACGGCTTAGGCGGCTTGATGTATGTTGCAACTTATATGAGTTCTTGGAGTGCAAAAACATTAAAGCTCGTAATTGAGTCTATGGTTCCTCTTACTGAGGCAATGAGCAATATGATTGACATTGTCTTAAAGGCTGCAACACTTTCAGCAGAAGGTATGACAACAGAGGAACTTGTTGCTCTTGCAATGGACAACCTTAATTTGATTATGGTAGGAAACGGCACAATTGCAGGTTTCCTTCCAATGTTTGTTGCTACTGCAAGTAAATTAGACGATACATCAAAAGATGCGATAGAAGCAATCAACTCAATGCCACCTATGGTACAAGCTCTTGGTGATATAATTGGTGTTGTTGCAAAAGCAGGTGAACTTGACCCAGCAAAAATTGATGCAGGTATTTATGGTTTGACTGCAGCATCAAACTTCTTGAAAACATTCATTAAAACAATCGCTGATATTATCCCAGGCGGAGTCGGTGGCTTCTTTACAAGTATGTTTGAAGGCGACCCTCTTGAAAAAGTTAAAGATGCTCACAAGTATTTACAGCCGGGCGGTATCTTCTATAACATCTTTGAAGATTTGGCAAATATCGCAAAAAACTTTGATGGAAAAGGTTTTGAAAATCTTGGTAAAGTATCAATCGTAGGTTCATTTACAACTGATATGCTTAAAGGTTCTGATAACTTCAAGGACATAATGAAGAATATCCAAAAAGGTATTGATAATCTTTCAAAGCCTCAGTCTATGACAACTGTTGCAAATGCTCTTGAGACTATTTCAAACGCAGGTGACATCAGCCATAAGTTTGACCCAATCTATGAACTTATTGAAAAGTCGGTAAGTATTCACTCAACCGCTCAAGATCTTGAAAGTATTGCTAATTCATATAACAAGATCGCCGCTGCAGAAAAGATTGGCGATATGAGTTCAAGATTTAAAGGTGTATTTGGCATTAAGAGTTCAACACCTACAACAGCAGCTGCTCCTGCTGCTGCAGCCGATAATATGAACAGAGGAATGTCTGTTGAAGAGATACTTAACGATTGGTATAAGAACGGCGTTAAGATTAAACAGAATCTTGAAAATGTAAAAGAAGAACCTAAACCTGTTAATCTTTTAAGCATCGACTAATAAGAGGATATAATGGCAAACGATAAATTTGATAGAAGACAAACAAGCAGTGAAACATTCTTAGAGAATAAAGAAAATCCTGTTCCTCTTAGACTCGTAGGTCCTTATGGAAAAGTTCCTAATTGGAAATGTATCGACTTTTGGATGGGAGGATTTGAAGGCAAAAATCCAGTAGGAACTGATGCTCTTGCTAAAAGACAGAATTGGCGCAATAACAAGTATGGCAATATTGATTTCTCAAATCACCCTGTAAATGATAATATATTACTTATACCTGAAAGAATGACGCTTGAGGTTTCAGGTGGACAAAGTCTTACTGATGTAAACGAATCATTAGGTAAAAGTGATGACTTCTTGGCAATCTTGTCTGAAGCTACTGCAATTATTACAGGTTCAATGTCTGTTCCTCAATGGAAGCCTAAAGTTCTTGAAGGCCTTAATCCTCTTAAACTTGCACAGGGATTTAAATTTAATTTTCACTATGGCGCAGGCGGACTTTATGATGCTTTTGAAGAAGTAGTTAAACCTATATATGCTCTTGTAGGTTTCTTTGGTGTTAAAACGAAAAACGGAGCAGCAAGCCCCATTATATCAACAAGTGATCTTCCATACCCTACAAAAGGCTTGTTTATGTTTAATAAATTGAAGGGAGCAGTATCGGGTGTTTCTGATTTATTGAAAAATGGGTTGGAAGGAAAGTCTGGAGCAGAGAAGCTTGCAGACGCAAATGCAAAACTTCAAGCTGCTTTGGCAAGTGGCGCTCTTGGAATCGCATCAAGCTCAAGATACCACAACTTATGGATTTCTTGGGGTCGTTTTACACTTGGTCCCTTTCAATATTCAGAGATTAAGTATTCTTTTGATATGAGTATGTTCGACTCAAATGGTTGGCCAATGAACGGCACTTTTGAAATAAACGGTTTGGAATCTATGCGTGTATCTTCTTCAAGCGCAATGGTTTCACCTGTTATTGTAGGAGCTTAAAAATGAAAAGTAGATACGACTATTATGAAAGTTCTCAACAAACTGATGTTGATGGTGAACAGTGGCCTGATCCACTTTCAGTATCTTTCAATGATGTTCAAATGACAAAAGCACCTACGCTCGTTCAAATCACAGATGCTGATATTACAAAATTTTGGCTTTTTATGAAAGATCATTATGGTTTACAAGAGATGGACGACATCTTACTAAATTTAAACGCCATTCCGTTTTTAGGAATGGAACGCCCAGGTGATAAGATATATCTTGTTGACATCAATGATATGGACAAATTCAATACACAGAAGTTGGGCGAGTCGGAGGATTACTAATGGCTAAGAAAGCCCCAAACATTGAACTCCCAGAACTTAATGTTCGCTTAGGAGAATTTAATATATTAGGTTCAGACGCATATCGTTCTTTTGACTTTATTGCAGATGAAAATGCGTTTTTACCAAGATGTGTTATCCGTTTGAGTGATAAAGGCGGAGATGTATTCCGTTCATTTTTGAACTTAAGTATTGGAACAAAAGTTGAAGTAACAATAACAGAAGGCTCAGACACAAAGGAAAGAAAAAGTGGCTCAAAAGATAATTACAGTATGAACTTGACCAATCTTGCCATAGGAGCAGTATATTCAAACAGTAAAGTTCTTGGCTTCGGTGATGGCGGACTTGAAATTCTTTGTGAACATCCTTGGTCTATTGCTCAAGATTTTAGTCCTCACGCATACGCAGGTAAATCAAATTCAGAAATCATTAAGTCTTTAGTTCAAAACACTTCATCAAGAGGTTTTGGTTTTGAAAAAATTGATAGGGAAATCTTTCAATCAACAGATGAAGACGGCACAACACCAAGATACAACTGCGGTGAAGGTGACCTCAACTTTATTGTAAACAAATTACTTCCTTACACAACAGTAAACAACAACCCAGCTGTGTTCTTTGTTGATGATAAAAATAATGTTCACCTTGAGTCATTTCAGTCAATGTTTTCAAGAGACGCAAAGTTGTTAGTTATCGGTGGTAATGAAGAAGACGTTGATGATGAAATAAGAGCAAAAGCAAAGTCTTTGGGTGGTCTTGCTATAAGTTCTAATCTTCTTGCAAAAATTGGCGATAAAAGACCTGATAAGTTTACAAAAATACTTAAAAGAGAAATCGCAATGGATGATTGTTCCGCTTTATTGACGTACACAGGTAAATTACTTCCTAAAGTTGCAATCGCAAAACATTCACAAGGTAAATCATCAAAAGGCTACATCCCTGTAAACTTTGGAAGAATGATAACATCTGATGCTACTGATAAAGTTTATTATACAAATCATATGTATAATGACCTTAAAGCTGCGGCGCTTAATGAACAAAAAGATTTTAATTCTTTATTCAAAATTGATATTGATGTTTCATTCTGTGGTCATTTGGTTTCAGTAGGTGACAATGTTGAAATAAAAATCCCAGTATCAAAAGATGAAGATAATGAAACAGTAAATCACTGGATGGATGGTAAGTGGCACATTAAAGCAATCAAATATAAATGGGACCCATCATCAGGAGTCCCAGGAATGACGCTTACATTAACGAGACCTTCATTCGTATTCAACTCGACTACAACAATCGCAAATCGTGATGAGTTTTACGGTGTAGGTATGACAATAATTTAAGAGGTTGATATGATTGAAGCACATAAGTTTGATGGGAGCTTAAAACTTTACAGAGCAAATATCTACGCAAATGTTAAAAAAGGTGATGACCGTTTACAAGTAAGAATTATGCCTTATATGGCAGGCATCACAGGAGAAGACGAAGCAAACTTACCTAAATATCCGCCTCTTTACAAAGGCCACGTAATTCGTGGGTATGCTGAAACAGACTCACAATCAAATGGTGGCAAAGTTACTTCAATCTTTGTGCTTGCTAACGATGACTTTACCGTAGGATATTGTCTTGACCCAATAAATGAATTCAATGGAGCTCTTAAAGGTGCACTTAAAACATCTTGGAACTATCAAGAGACGAAATCAGTTTTGCAAAGATGTGGCTTTATGCCTCAAGAGTTTACTTATGAAAACATTACTTGTGATATGAATGAAAATGGTTCACTTATTGAACTTGGAGCTTATAATCAACCATTCAAAATTATTATGACTTCAACAGGTGATGTTATTGGAGTGATGGCCCATCGTTGTTTCTTGATGGCTCGTTCAGGTCCAAAGTCAGGTACTGACTCTTCATATATTGATATAAGACCAACGAGAGTTGAAATCAAATCAAAGGTTGTAGACTTGTCAAAATCAGATGCAGTTATTTTGGGTCATCGTGGTATGAATCTTGTTGGAACATTTGCTGAAAGTGCAGTTCCTTGTGAGGGTGTTAATCTTGCGCCGTGTAAAACAATCAAAGTCTAAAAAGAAACAAACTGCTACAGCAAAAATGAAAGAAGAGTTTCGTATGACACCTGAGTGGTGGGCAATGCGAAAAGAATTGATTGCTGAGCAAAAGAAAGACCCAGTTACAAATGCTAAACTTTCTCCTAAGGCAAACTGCCATCATCTTGACCAAAGAGATGAGAACTACACAAGCACCGATAAAAGACGGTACATTATGTTGCAACCTCTCACCCACAAGATGACTCATTTCCTTTACCGCTTGTATAAAAAACAAGGAGAGCATCTTTTCGACACTCTCCGTAACATTTTCAAATTGATGGATAAATATTCAAATGATTAGTTTGGGTACTTTTTCCAGAATGAAGCAGGTGTATTTGCTGCCCAAGCAAACTTTTTCTGCTGTGCTGCATTGTAAATTATTCCGATGTCAACTCCCAAGTCTTTACAGAAGCTGTAAGCAACTTTTGGGCTTGAGTAATTCAACTTTGCAGTACCAAGAGCAATGTTCTTTGTTGCCTTTTTAAGGTCCTTGTTTGCTTCAAGCTTCTGAACTCTCAAATCAGCTTTTTCAACCTGTGCTTTGATTTTGTTTTCTCTTTCAGCAATTACATCCAAGAGACCCTTAAGTTCATCACCTGAGAACTTCTTTTTGCAAGCTGCCTTCTGCTTCCTGAGTTTAGCAAGTTGAACTTTTGCTTTTGCAGCGCGGGCTTTTTCTGCTTCTTTTGCCTTCTTAATTGTTTCGTCAGTCTTATCCATCTGAGTTGCGAAGTTTTTTGCAACATTTTTCTGATGGTTAAGTTTTGTTGATACAACCAAGCAAGCATTGTCGTAAATTGAACGGATTTTCCATTCAGGCATTCCCTTTTTGACATCTGCTTTCTGAAGTTCCTCAGCAAGAAGCTTTGTTCCGTAAGTTGTTCGGAAAAGCTTTCCTGTTACATAAGGCAGGCAATCTGAAAGGAACTTGTTTACTGTTCCTGCAGAAGCTTTATCGAAAACTCTGTCAGAAGGTTTCTTATTTGCAATAAAAGTCTTCAGAGCTTTTTCAACATTTGCTGGGATTTCAACTGTGTTGTGGTATCTTACAGTATCTTTTCCGAGGAAGTCAAGTTCCAAAGTACCGTTTCCAACCTTGATATTCTTTACAAGAAGCTGGGAAGCACCAACTGTTCCATTTTCAAACTTATCAAGCTTTTCAGTTCCGATACGAATACTTGTGCGGAGAATAAGCCAAGAAACTACTGCTTCCTGCTTGTTTGCGTTTACTCCGTCTTCGATATACTTTTCCATTATTGGCCAATCTTTTGCAAGCTGCTGTGCTTTTTCGTACTTGTGTTTGTCAGCGTCCTGTTTTACAGTTGATGTTGCGCCAAAACCATACTTCTTTTTGAGAGTTGCATAACCTTCACCGATGTGAACATCAAAATAAGTTGCAACATAAGCTTCGCGATTTTCAACAACTGCCTTCCACTTATGTCCTGCAGGAGGCTGTGGGATTTTTGATTTATCACCGATGTAATTGATTGTAACATCTTCAGGCTGAATTGCCCACTTCCACATTCCGTTCATTGGGCATTTGCCGCGGCCGACATACACTCCTTCAGGTTCGAGAACATATCCACCGATCTGCTGCTCAACTCCGTCAAGGAAGATTACGCCGTATTCTTTTTTGATTTTTTCGTTTTCAAGTTTCTTTGCTTCACGGGCTTCTTTTGTGTTTGCAAGCTTCTTTGCTTCTTTAATCAATTCATTTTCTGCCCGCATTGCTTCGATTGTTTTTTCGTATCCTTCTGGGAAAGTTTGAGGCATTCCTACAGGAACATTTTTAAGGAATGTTTTTGCAAAGTTTTTCTGAAAGTCGGTACGATTTCGATAGTCATCGCCAAGAACTGCCCAGTGCCAAAGCATATCCTCAGAAAGATAATCAAGCTTTATTCCATTGACAAAAAACTTGCCTTTATATTCATAAGGTTTTGGGAAAAGTGGTCCCTTGTGTTCGATTGTCTTAAATTTTGCTTTTTTAGCCATATTTTCGACTCCTTACAATAATAATATAAAGAATTATTGGTAAAAGTTTAAAATAAATTAACTAAAATTTACTTTGACAGAATGACAAAAAATGTCAAAATAAAATTTGAACTATAATGGAGGGATAGAATATTAAGAATTGAAGGTAAATTTATTATAAAGTTAATATATCTTTGTAAAACTAATTATTTTGAAATACACTTAAACGGTAAATTTACCTGTGGAGAAAAATAATGAAATCAAAAAAGAAAACATTCCCATTTAAGATTAAATGGAATACACGCAAAGATGAAAGTTCGTTTGAACGCCCAACAATAAAAACAACTGAAGTTCTTATTAGTGGAAAGATTTTATGTTGTATCGTACTTTCAATAATCTCAGCATTTATTGATATTGTATTCTTCAGCGGATTGTCAAAGTCGGGCTACCCATTTTTTGGTGTTTATGTCCCTGCTGCAATAATTCTTTCTATTATGTCAATCGGTTTCTCAGGAAGTAAGTTCTTTGTTGCAATGCAACTTGCTGCAATAAAAGAAATCGGCGGTCGTTTGAAAGATATGCTTGGTGAAGCATATAATCATCGTCTTATATGGTTAAAATTAAAATGGAATCTTATTCATAAGTTTTTGATAACTATTTCAATCATAACTTCTATTTCATTGTCAGTTATTACAATCGGAAACGGTGTTCGTCAGATGGAGCAGAACATCAAAAATCAAACAATCGATGCACAGTATTTGATTGACTTGAAAACATCAATGAGAACAAATACAACTGACAAACGAGAAGCTGCTAAAGCAAACATTGAAGGCGCAAAGTCAGCACAATCTTCAGCGAAAGAAGCAGTAGATAAGTATTGGACTTTGCTTGATGATTACCAAACTAAAATAAGAGCAGTTAGAATAAATGACTCATTGACAGACGAAGAGAAAGATGTTCAAATTGTAAAGATTAAAAAAGAAGCAGTAAACTCTTTACCTGTAGTTACAAGCAAGAATGTTGAGTATATTTCAAAGCCTGAATTTGAAAGAGAGTTTGCAAAAATTACAAAAGCAAATGAAACGATAGACACATCTTCTTTATATGAAGAAGCAATTGCATACGATGAAGCTGAACTTAATTCTTATATCATAGCTTTACAGGATAAAGAGTATCGTACTCCTGATGGACAACTTATTCAGTTTATCAATGAAGACGGTACGCCTGTAAACAGAGAACTTGCCATTGCTCGTTTGCAAAACTCAATTATGGCTTGGCAGTCAGATACAGGAGATGCAGGTCCTTCTTCAAAAGTATTTACTTTAGTTGCAACATATCTTAAGACTGATGAAAAAGCAGGCGGTATGGGAACATCAGAAGTTATTATGATGGTTCTTATTATGGTCTTCGGTATTGTTCAAGAATTTATTATTGCAGCATTTACTCCAAGAGCAACAATAAGTCGTAAGATGCTTTCTCAGTTTAGCGAATACCTTTACGGTGTTGACATCAACAGATTTATGCTTAAGACTTATAAAGATTATTATGATTTAGGCTTGTTAAAGTCTGATGAATATGAAAGAAAATGTAAGAAAGCAGTAGGACTTCTTGATAATAATGTTGATGCAATTATCGCAAAATACAAAGGTGAAGACGTTGAGAATCCTGAAGTCGTAAGACTTGAAGCAGAAGTTGATAAATATAAGCAGCAAGCAGAAGGCTATTTGGCAACATCTGCTGATTTTCACGACAAGCTTATGAAAGAGACTGAGAAGAACGAACAGTTGACAAATGATATGTTAGCAAAAGATGATCTTGTTCAGGACTTGAAGTATAAGCTTGCTCAAAAAGAAAATGAAATTGCAAACCTTAAAGTTGTCGAAGCGCCTGCAGTTGTTGAGGCAAAGGTTGAGCCAGTAAAAGTTGAAAGAAAGATTGAAAGAAAAATTGTAAAAGAGCCAAAAGAACAGGAGTTCTCATCAGCAGTCGATGAGAAGGCAAAAGAAGTAGAGGCATTATTGTAATGAAAGAAAGTGAAGTATTAGAAAAGTTTGAGCTCTTCAAGAATGGGCTTATCAAAAAGAATACAAGAATTGGAGAGCTTGAGCAAGAAGTAAGTAACTTAAAACAGGAATGCAGCGATAAGTCTTTATCAATCAATCAACTTGTTTTGCAAAATGAAGAAAAGGCGAACGCAATTGAGCAGTTGCGTTCAGATTATAATAACCGCGCCACTGAACTTGAAAATAAGTATAACGACTTAAAAGAAAAGACTTATAAAACAATCAAGCATTTGGTTGAAGATGTTATTGAAGTTCAAGAGAAAAAGATTGCTGATCTTGAAGATGAAAAATTACAGAATGATATAACAATTGCAGGCTTACAAAAAGAAATTACGCAGCTTGAAAACAGAAAAGAAAAACACGACACAACTGAAGATGTTGATGTTATGATGACAAAGATTCATACGACTGATGTTGATAAGTCGGCAGTTGATGAAACAATGGAATCTATAAAAAGAGGTGAAAAACTTTTCAAGCAGTATTCATTTGGAGTTGCAAACAAAGAGACTGTAACAATGTTTGAAACATTTATTCACAATATGTATGAACAAGCACCTTTAATCGGTAGATTTTATATCCTTAATAACCCATTCAACTGTATGGGTGGACTTGACAAAGATGCTTGCGCCTCTTTACTTCAGCATTTAATTCAGGAAAGAATTGTTGAAACAAGAGGCGAAGAATACATAGCACAATATCTTGAAGAAGATGTTATCAAAGAAATCACAAAAGAGTGTTAATATCTTTATATGGAAAAATTAGCAATGGATAGAGACACAAAAGAACTCCTTGAAGACGTTTGTTCTTTGTTTGGTGTCAAAGCTGATATTATAAAAGACGTTTGGGAATACACAATGATTGTTTGGCTGTTAAAGCTTGCTGACTCAAACGCAAATTTGAAAAGAATAAAAATTCCTTATGTAGGCTCTGTTGGTCTTCGTTTCCTTGGAGAAAAGATGGGAGATGAAAAGATTGATGCCGATTATGATGCATTTCTTGCATTAAATGAGAACTTTAAGGATGTTCTTAAAACAATCAAAAACAATGGTTCAGACGAGCTTACCGAACTTATTCAACAAAAAATTAAAAAATTAGCCTCTCAAGTATAACGCATTGTCTTCCTTAACTAATTATTTAAGGAAGACACAATGGCACAAGACAACGAAAGATACGAAAAGAAATATACATTCCAAAAGAAACCTTGGAAAGTTTGGATGTCATCTGCTCCAAACCCAACTGCTGTATTAGTATCAGCAAGACAACTTCTTGAAGGAACTTCGCTCGGTCACAACATTCTTATTTACAACGGAAATCTCTATGCAAACGGCGTTTTCTCAGGAACGTCATTCCTTGATTTTTACAGATATTGTCTTGATGTTGAGCCAGCACTTTTCGATAGAAGAAGTAAGTTTGGTACTTATGAATATGATTTAGGTTCAGGTCTTTATGATGTTCTTCATAGAGATAAGATTACAGTAAATTTACATAATAAAGACGCTGCATTATATCCTGAAGATATTAAAGCATTCTTCGGTGTAAACTCAATTTGGGCACCTTGGTTCCATAAGAACTCAAATATGATACAGGACAACTTTGGTGTTTCATATAACGCCGGTGACTGTTTTACTGCTGAAGCAACAAATCAGGAAATATCTTATGCTAACCTTGAGTCAGATATTATCTGTTATCAGAAAGATGATATTTTCTCAAACACAATGGCGTTTGAAGATGGTAAAGTTGCTTACACAAAAATCCAACTTAATCAAAGAAAAACAATGGTTATGAAGTTGATTGTAGGAGCAATCCTCTTCAACTCAAATGAGCCATCACTTATAACAGAAATCAATGACCAGAACGTAACTTCAGTTTTCACAAAGTTTTCAAATGATGATAAAACAAATCATTTGTTTGATTACATTTACTTCTGGGTTAAAGCTCCATTCTGTGCTGATTATATCGACCCTGATGATTTCAATCAGAACTTAAATCAGGATGCTGATGTTGTTCACAGAAACTTATTGATTGCATCACAGTATGTTGATAAGATCAGAAACAACTTCAACCGCTTTAATGAAGCTTTTGATTATCAGAAAAGTGAAGATGAAGATACTTCTTCATTAACAGAATTCCTCGAACAGTTCTCTCGTCCATACGTCCCAACAAACTCACCTCTTAAAGACTTTGTTTCAAACAAGTTGTTAGGAGCTGAAGCAATTACTGATTATGATTATGATGAGCACTCTAATGTAGTATCAACTGCAGAAGAGTTGATAAAAAGATCATATATAATGGACGAAAAGTATGAGATTGAAGATCTTCCTAATGCAAATGTATTAGGTTCTGTTTATTCTCTCCCTGTTCGTAAAGTAAATGGTGAATTACAAAGAATCACTCCTTTCAACTTTTATGACCCAGACAGTAGAGAAGATTCTGAATACTATCGTCTTCTTGGTAGACTTCCTACCCTTATCGGTAAAGAAGGTAACATTACAACTGATGGCCGTATTATGTCGCCAACAATTGACGAACTTTGGTACATCGTTAAAAAGATTATTTCAGGTGAGCCAATTCACGGTTCAATTCCATCAAACATTGCTTTGCCTAATAATGAAATCGCAGAAGATACAACTTTGAAAGAAGCCATTATGGCTCAGTACAAGCAATCTTTCGATGGTGTTAGTAAAGCTATTGACCCAATCGACTTTGCATACGAATACGATGAAAATGGCAAAATAAACAAAGTAAGTGTTAAAGAGTTTGTTGTTCAACCTGAAAACATTACTCACAAAATATACACATTACTTGCTGCAGTATCAACAAGACTTAATAAGTTCTATAATGAAAATGTTGCATTGAACGATGAGTTTACAACCGATGAAGAAAGCGGCACGGTAACATACACAGGCAATTCAAGAGCTCTTAACCGCGTAGGTGATTATATTCTTGGCACAACAAAAATGGAAACAGCATCAAATGCTGACAAGGAATATGGTCCTCGTGCAAGTGCTCCATTATCTCTCCGCGAACTTGAAGCAGCAATTCTTGGTAACAAGTACAACATCGAAAACAACTTTGTGTTTGCTTCAAAGACTTATGCAGTTACAGGTAAGTTTGGTAAGAGATTAGTTGACGAAGAAAATAATATCTTGTCAGGTGGTTCATTGTATCAAATGCACCGTGATTACAACGCTGATGTTGAAAATCCAAATACTTATTTTGAACTTGGTGGAAAAAGAGATAGCACAAGCGGTTATGATATTACTGCAGGTGACTTGAATGGCGAGCAAGAAGTAAACACAGAAGGTTCAAGCGCTATCCCAGTTTATATCTTGGATAAAAATCTTAAGAGAACTAAAGTAACAAATATAACACAACTTCCTATAATGGCTTCAAATTACGGTAAGTCTGAATTGTTGCACGAAGAACAAGGTAAGTACACAGGTGCTGATGTTTATATGGCAGCAGACGGTACTTGGCGTTGTAAAGCAGAACATATGAGATTGCCGATATTAAGAAGCCGTTACTAATTTTTATAACAGAGGAAAATGATGAAAAAAGGTCTTACATTTATAAGTGAAAGAACAGGTCAGCTTAGATATTCTGACATTGCGACAGAAGAACAGTGGATTCAGCAAACAAGTACATACATTCCAATTCAAGCTATCAAAAGAGGACAGCCTGTTTCAATTGCAACAAAAGAAGACTTGGAAATTGTTGCAAACGGTGATGAGGTTTTGTATGAAGCACTCCTTAATTCATCAGACTCTTATGTAGTTTTAACAAACCCAACAAGACATACAAACACAATCGGTCTTGCATTGGAATATACTGACGGACATCACGAGATTGTTGATGGAGAACTTAAAACTGCCCCAAAGATTCACATTATCAACAATGGTAAATACATCGAAGATGCTAACTATTACGCACAGGCTTTTACAGAAGAAGATTCTTATACAGTTGCGGGTGATGCTGACTCAGAATATGAGGAATATTGGCCACCATTTTTTGATGATTATGAAAACTCAATCGGTAAGAAAATTTATGTAAAAGGCTCAGCTGATGGTGAACTTACTCTTGTAAAAGAAGAAGCATATCTTGCTCACAACAATGTTATCGTTCTTGGTTTTGTAACAGACGCTAAACTTAAAAATAAAGAAAATGAAAAAGATGTTGGAGCAATCGAAGTTCAAGTACAAGGTGATGACCGCGGCCTTATTGATGCAACAATCTTTGAAGCTGTTGTAGGTGAAGACTTCGTTATTGGCGATACAAAAGTTCAAGCAAACGGCGAAACAAACTGTAAGACAAAAGTATTTGCTTTAGGTTCAGAAGATGATGAAATATTTGAGTTCTCATTCAATATCAATCAGCTTGTTAATACTCCAATGCCTAAAGGTTTTATCGCTCTTCAAAGAATTGACGGTAAAACATATATCATTCAGACAAATGGCGAAATAAGTGAAAGTCTTCTCAATGAAGGTGAAGCTTACGATTATAATGACCGTGCTTTCTATCAAGTTGCAAAGTATTATGCTGCAAATTATAACGAGTCAATTGAAAAGGTAGACCTTGCTGTTACTGAAGCATCAGCAACAAACTTGATTTCAAAGTTGGAAGCTGAACTTAAAAATGCAATGGCTTACATCTCACAAGGTGAAAATGTTTCATTAAAAGATGGCCATACATCAAACATTACAGACCTTGACTTTGATGAGTCTGAACTTGGAACAAAGCACCGTCTTATTTGTAGAGCAAATGACATTGGTGGTTATTTTGATGTTTATGTTTCATCAAACTTAACAGGTATTTTATCTGACCTCAATATCAAGTCACACGGTTCATTCTTCAACAGAGGATACGCTGTTCTTGCAGATATTCGTAATCCTAAGAGACAGAACATTATCGGTATTTACAACTCAGGACATACTGGACTTGTAAAGAAAGGTGAAAATGCAATCTTCTTAAAGCAGGGTCTTTTCAGAGATTACTCAAATCCTTTTGAAGTAGGCGAAAGATATTATCTTGGTTCACACGGTAACATTTTCAAAGTTCCTCAAGAATACTACAACTCAATCATCTCAATTGGTTATGCACAATATAAAGATGCTTTAATTGTTGATTGTTGCGATGTAAGACAATATAACAACGGTGACCTTCCTGTAGGTTATATGAAGCCTTCTATCAAAGGTGAAGCTGAATTCGGTTTCTTATTGATGAACGGTGAGCCTGTAGAATATGAAGGACACGAACTTCTTTATAAGAGACTCAAGAACTGGTATGATGAAGCTGACTTGAAGCTTGGTTCATATTACTTTGGTGAAGTAGAGAAGACAGGATTTATTATTCCAAAAGTTCAATATCAAAAACATACAGGTGAAGAAGAGTCTTATACTCCTGCGCAGATTAAATGGCTTGCAGAAGGCGTTTATAAAGAAATGCCAAGAACGCCTTTTGTTCGTCGTTTCGTTGATATTGATTATCCAAAGCAAGTTATTGATAATAACGGAGAAGAAGAGGAAATCATCTTAGCACATCAGGCAAGAATACCTGACATTGATATTACTCCTCTTATGATTTATGGTCCTGAAGAAGACCGTTTGCAAATCCCAGATTTGGAAAATCTTGACATCAAGTTCTTCGCTGACTTGTCAGATGGCAACGTTCCTGAATGGGTACAAATTGACCCAGGCTTCCATTCATTTGATGCACTTACATACTTTGGTTATAAGTGGACTGTAACACAAACTAATGAGCCTTCTGACTCAAATCCTTACGGAACTTGGGTATTGAGAGCAGCTTATAACGGAACACAGGGACCTAACGAAGTTGACAATGATGATACTGCTATGGGTATTTGTTATCAAGCTGACCCATTCTCTCCACCTGTTTCACTTGCAGGTCGTCGTGCAAGAATCTTTGTTGTAAAACACGATTACTACTCAAGACAATTTGATGTTGAAGCTCTTTTCAAAGACTATGTAAAAGAGTCTTTGGTTGATGCAACTGACCAACCTTGGATAAGCCACGCAATCTCCGGTAATGCTGTTCGTCAGGACCTTTACAGAAGAGTTTACACAAAAGACTTGTTGCTTGGTTCAACTGAAAGAAGAGCTGATGTAAATGGTTATATTCAGTCAATCAGATTAAACGGTGAAGCTCTTGAGAACGAAGATGAGTTGGCTGCATATACACTCAACACAAATCTTCGTTTGAAGAATCCTGCAAATGCAAATGACCAAGCTCTTGATTATTACAATGGCTTATTAAAGTATTACTATCAGAATGAAACAGAAGATAGCGCAATATCTCACAAGGCAAGTTTACAAACAAAAATCTTAAATGAGCCTTACGCATTGCTCCCTTCTTATATGTTCAAAGCTCATAAAGAGTTGTTGGTTAAAAATGCAACAGCAAAAGACTTTACAGATCATCCTCACGGAATTGTAAATGATGGTTATGAAGGCAACCTCAATGCAAAAACTTTACAATCTGCAAACTTGGGTTACCCACAGCATATCTTGTCAAACAATGTAACAGATGATGTAAACGAAGTTTATGTTGAAAAAGAGAACGCTGCAATTGCAATCACAATTCCTTATACACAAAAGACTACTACAGGTGATTACAGAACTCGTCTCGGTAACTTGACAGAATACAGAGACGCAGACGGTAACCTTATAAGACATACAATCAAAACTTACGGCAATACTTCTGAACTCGTAGAAGATATTGATATTCATAACGGCTTTGACTATGTTCAGAGAATACGCGGTAATGTTGGCGGCAACAGCAAGTCAATGAATATTAAGTATGGATTCTCTGACGACAAACACGATATAACTTTTGAAGATGATGACGGAAATCCATTAAGCTTGTATGGTACCTTCGTTCAGACATCTTCAATTAAAAAGAAGTATGTTCTTTCAAGATTTGAAGGTAAGAACTCTCCTGCTATCGGAAGTGAGTTCTCAGATAAATATATCGGCAACGGCAAAGAGCAAGTATTAAATGAAGCTTTGCAGGCAATTTATGAAATGCCTCTTGCAACATTCAAATACAACAGAGAATACTTATCTGAAGATCCTTGGTACAAGAGATACTTCGGTATTATCGTTGAAAGAATTGCCGCAACAAAAGATAACTTTGCAAGTGATGCAGAGTTGACAAATAAGACTGCATTAGACGAAGTTGAATATACTTATACTGATGAAGAGAAAGCTTCTATTGCAGAATACCTCAAACTTGTAACTGACAACCCAGAACAGGGTATGCGTGAGTCAACTGTTATTGGTATTCTTTTGAAAGCTGCAAAAGAAACACAGGAAAGATTACTCAACCTTGAAGTATCAACATACGGTAAGGATTCTCCTACACTCCCAGGTGAAGATGAAAAGAATCCAAACTTTACAGCAAACGACCAAAAGTCAACAATTGCAGGTCTTAACCGTTTGGTTAAAGCATTGTGTCGTGAAGTATTCCAGAATGCTGACCCAACAAATATCAATGAACTTGGCGGTTGGTCTGAAGATGGTGAAAACTACTCACGCCTTGACTTAATTGACAAAGAAGTAAACGGTGAGGCTGCAAAGGATGATAATCAAGAAAGAATCTTCCTTGCAAAGAATATTGGTAAAACATATCCTGATGCTGCAGATATTACAGAAGAAGCCGTTCCTAATGAAGCACTTGTTCCTGATGCTGAAAATGATAACGACTTCGGAAGTGAAGATGCAGTTAAGTACCCAACAGATACAACATATACTCCAAACCCAGAAGAGATTGATGACTTCGATGGCATTAACGATGCAATCAACAGAATCGTAGCTAAACTCAATCAGCTCACAATCAACATCAACGGTGAGGACGACATCAAAAAGAATCCAAAGAAACTTGATTACATTCGTGGAACTTTGGTAACACTCCTTCGTGATGTTTACTCTGATGGTTCAGTTGATGAGGTTGAAAATGGTATATATGTTAAGAAAGGTCTTTCAAGAATTGATAAGATTCTTCAGGACCTTTACAACTTCGATTTAACTTACGGTGCAACAAGAGCAAAAGTAAATACATATAACGGTAAAGATTTGTATGGTGTAGAAAATAATGAGTCAGCAAGTACAGAAATGATTGACTCATTCAGTTCTCGTTCACCTGAAAAGATTGAAGATATTTTTGGCAAGGCATCAATTCTTGATGTTATAATTGAACTTCTCTCAGGTAATGAAAACAACTTGGTTAAGACAAAGTTGACACCTTGGAAAGACCTTGCAAACAATGAAAACAATTGGAAAGTAAATGCAGACAACACAGTAGCAACAACATACGACAATACTGCAGAACTTACAAATAACAAAAACTCTCGTAATCATTATACAGTTCTTCAGAGACTTGACGACATTGAAAAAGCATTGACTTTGATGTTCTCAAGATTTGCAAACAAAACTGACTTCACAAAAGATACTTCTCGTGTTGGTGAAGGCGCTTATGATGGTGTAACATCAGTTGATGATTATATGAAGTTCTTGAGACGCAACTCAGGACTTTGCTTCCACAGCGCAGGCTTGTATGCAGATAAAGTTGAAAACGATGAAAGAACTACTGCAGCTAAAGCAATTACCGCTGAAGATTGGGTAAGACCTGTTCACGATACAGTAGACAACTTTGATGTTTATGATACAATTTATGATGCAATCAAACGTATCAAGAACAGTGAAATGAACTTGGGTTACAACAATGCTAAACTCGGTACTGATTATGATACATATAAGAATGGTAACACAAGAATAACAAAGGATGCTTATGAAACTCTTGCTCCAAACGGCGAAGTTCCAACTCCTGATTATACTGTAACATCTGATATGAGAGCAGTTCTTAAATTGCTATACGGTTCTGACTTGGCAAATGCAGATGCTTCAAACAACAAGACAGGTTCAGTACACTTCAATGTTACTGATGAAGCAAGCGATAACTTCAAGAACTCTCCTAATGGTGTTTCAGTAATTGATGCATTATATAAGATGTTGTATAATGTGCCTCAAGCTTACAACTACGATGCAGGCGCAGGTACATCATCAAGATTATCTGGAACAGTTGATGCAATATTTGAAAATGCAAAAGGCTTTGACCCAGCAGTTCCAAAAGCTCATATTGCTGTAGGTGAAAGTGAATCTCCTGTAGCAGACGGACATCGTAAAGGCTTCATCTTACAAAATAAAGATGGTAATGCTTACAGAAAGAATCGTATTGATGTTCTTGAAGATTGGATAAAAGCTATTTACAGATATGTTGGCTTCGGCAGCACAGAAGATCCTTACTACTTCATCGGCGACCTTCACCTTACTTTCGAAGATAGAGATGATGGCGATAAAGATGTATTCGTAAATGGAAAACAATACTGCACAACAGCTTACAACAAGAAGTACATCACAGAGTCAGGTAATTACACACTTGCAGAGATTGCTTTACAATCTTACTACAACACACTTAAACTTGAAAAAGTATTAGGTGATGATCCTAACAATTACCCAGTTGATTGGAACTATGTAATTCCTGAAGAAAGTGAAGACTTCAAGATTAAGTCAAAAGTTGAAACAGACCCAGATAAGGTTAAAGCAACAGGCGTACACGCTGCTCTTAATAAGCTCTACTCTTATATCAATAAACTTGATGTTGCGGCAATTGATATTGACGAAAGACTTCAGCAATATGCAAGAGACAATGACAAAGAAGTTAAAGATATTAAAGATGAAATCGGAGCTATCAAAGATGAGATTGGCACAAAGCCTACAGAATCACCTATTGAAGCAGAAACTCTTTGGGGTGCAATTGAAGAGACAAATGTTGCAAACCGTTTAGTTGACGATGTAAATGCAAACCTTCAAGTAGCTGATGAGGAAACAATTGTAAAGAATGATGCAACAGAACAATCTGACAGCAATGTTGTAACACCTGCTGCTATGAAAGCTTATGTTGCAGACATCGTAGAACAGTTGAGAAAAGAATACGATGAAAAGTGTCAGCAAGTAAAAGAACAGGCAATCATCCTTGCATATCTTAAATGCAGTAACATTACAGTAATCTCAGATAAGACAATTCAAATTGACCACAATGGAGAAAATGAGGACTTCATTTGGGAAGAAGGACATACTCCTAATATAGGTGCTCTTGAAGTTGTAGGTCCTGTATCAAAGAGATTTGGTAAAGAAATGCGCAAGATCCGCATCATCGATAATGAAGACAACATTACATATGAAGCTTGGTTCGACTATGTTGAAAAAGAATATAGCAGCAGCTCATCTTACAAACAAAACTTCCTTTTGGGAACAATTGATGTAGGTAACCGCTTAACTCCGGTTATTACAGAGAATAACATCCAAGGAAATAACTTGAGTCCTGTTATAGAGGAAACTGTTGAGGTTGGAAATAATTTGTCAAGTGTTATCACAGAAGATGTTGAGAACGCTAACAACTTAAACCCAGTTATTACTGAAAACAGTCTCACAGTAAATAACTTGACTGTAGGTGATGATGGTGTGACAAATAATTCAACAGACAACTCAGGAGAATAACTAAATATTAGGAGATAGAAAATGGCAAAAAGATATGAGGCAACACAGGAGACTTTAGCAAATGCTTCTTATGAGGTAAGATTGATAAACAACAAAATTGTTGTAAGCAACATTTCAGGTATAAATGAAGGCTTGTATGCAAAGATTGGGAAAACTCCCGTTACTATTATGGGGCAAGATTATAATCTTGATGTTCCAAATGATATAACATCTATTGAAGATGCTGCAGAAGAAATTAAGTCAATCTTGTATGTGTTGAATTTACCTACAAGCGATAATCCAGATGGTGAAGCAATCAATAACGCAAAAAATATCGCAGGTGTAATTGCAACAGGCCTTACATTCGAACAACTTACACCAATAACAATACCAGCAGCAAACTAAAATAAATTATGTCAAACAACTTATATGGTGAACAGTATAGCTGTTCACCTGTAGCACAAACAGTATCTTTAACTCTTCAGCATCTTACGATAGATGGCAAGACTTTAGCAGGTGAACAAGCAGACTACTCAAGTTTCTTTTCAGGCGGTACAACTGAGAAGTTTTTGTTACTTATTAAAGCCCCATTAAAATACTCTTTGTGGTTTGATTATGATTACAATAAAAAAGACGATAATGATGTAAGAGTGCCTAACGGGCTCTTTGAAGGTTTGATTTTCAACATTGATAGCTCTTCAGATGCAAACTGTGAAATACTTCCTATGTTTGTTGATGACAATGGGAATCCTATTAGAATGTTTGCAGTATTCAAAATATATCGTAATTTGAATTATGATGCAAACTCAGGTGAAAGCTGGAGAACAGACTTATTTAATTTCTTAAAGCAGCATTTATATCTTCTTGACAGTATAGTTGATGATAACAATAATGATTTAAAATCAGACTTGATATATTTTGAACAATCTCGAGAGCCGCCAGCAAATTATGGTGGGTATTTTTGTTATACAATTGCTGGCCACGTTGAGCAAGCATTAAGTAGAGACATTCTTAAAAAAGATGCATACTTTTGTTGCGTTAATGAAAGAGAAGATGCTTCTTATAAAAGGTTTGTATCTTTGCATTATTGTATTCGTTTTGCGTGCAATGGTAGGGAAGTGTATTATGACACAACTACTAATCAATATACTTATAAAAAACCTCAAAAATATACAACTTTTTATGAAGCTGATACAACAAAAGGAGTAAATGAAAAGGACGCTCTTGCAGGATCATATGATGATTGCACAATGATAGATCCGTTTTTTGATAATTACAAAACGCCATCTGCTTACATAATCAATTCTTTAGGAGAAACATTTTTCTCTAAATTTGAAAATGCCCGCAAAATACAAAATCTTGCAGGCCAATCAGTTGGGACTGATAAAGTACTTCGTCCTATGATGTATATTACTTCACAAAGCTAACGCCATCAGGAGTCATAAAGCCAGCTTTTACAGTTGCAGGACAACCTGAGAAACCTTCTTTATTTGGCTGAGACCCACAATAAGGACACCAAGAACAAGAATGGGTCATATTGCCGCGGGCTCTTGACCAGTTCATTGTATGAATTGCTTCAATGTTTCCGATGTAGTGATTGTTGATTAAGTCTTCCATTTCTTCAGCAGTGTATTTGATTTCTTTTACACCGCGAAGCATATTCTGCTCAACTGTTTTATTTTCCAAATCCTTTTGCATAGGACCAAAAATAAACAACTTTACACGAGCAGCAGTCTGTTCGATTGTCCAACCTTTTTCAAGGCCTTTCATATAAGCATACAAAACTTGCTGAGGCTTGTAAGAGTTTGCGTTGATTGAAGCGCCTGTCTTATAATCATAGATAATTATTTCATCATCTTTTTCAAGGCACAAGTCAAGATAACCGATAAAAGGTTCATTGTTGATTGTATTTTTTACTTTGCCTTCCTGAGAAACTTTCCAGCCTTCAGCTTCTTTTGGAGCAATCAATTTATTCCAAAAGGCGAAAAACTTTGCAACAGCAGGATGATAGTCATAATAAAATTCTTTTTCTGGGTCAGTTACATTTACTTTGTAATGTTCAATTCTTTCATTAAGAATTTTCCAGAAATCTTCTTCAGACATACCTGTATGATACTTTTCAGCTGTTTCGTGAAAAGCAGATCCTTTATCTGCAAGTTGTGTGTTTACAGGCGCGGTTGATTTCCAATGTTCAACGTAATTGAGTTTATATTTAAGTGGGCATTCAACGAAACAACCGACTTTTGATGCTGACCAATTTGCCATAATTTTTCCTTCAATAATAATATAAAGTGTTTTTTACTCGGGTTTAATTATTTCTTTGAAAACTTCAAAGTTATTTGAATAAGGTCCGTCATAAATTGCAAAAACAATTGTCTTAAAAAGAGTAGCTTTGATATATGCAGCGTCTTTCCAAGCTTTTGCAACTGTTGCTGGGTCATTCTTAAATGCGCCGCATCCAAAAGCACCTACGACAATATGATCTACCTTCTTTTTATATGCAACATCGAAAATGCGACAAGCTCTTTTGTAATGAATGTTATAAAGTTCTTCATTGTCGACTTTACGGTCTATCGCTTTATCGACATTGAACATATCGCAATTCTTTTCACGAAGGTTTGGTGCTGCACAAGTAATTACATCAATCTTTGGATATGGGCTCTTCAAAAGAGTATAATTATCAGCTTTGAAAACTGCAACTTTAGGAGTCCAAATAATGTCGTCATTGTGAAGTGGGTCGAGATTATCACGATGTGGTTTATAAAACTCATTCCAGCATTTTTCGTTTGAGATTGTGTTATATAAAGTTGAACAACGGCAAAGGCTCTCTTCCTGAGCTGATGACCCTTTTACAACGCCTCCGCCTGCAGTTGTTGCTGAAGCAAAGTTGAGTGCTGCAACATTACCACCAAGCTTTTCAAACAAACTTCTTGCAGCGTCAAAAGTACCCGACTTTATAACTGCAATGTTCGCTGATTTTGAATTGATTGAAGGTTCAAGCTTCAAATCTTTTCCTTCAGGAATTACTTGCATATACTGATTTGTGTAAGTTATCACATCCTGCAATTCTTTTGTGTTTGCAATTCTTGCACAACTGTCTCTAAAAACCTCAATGTTACTTTCCCTGCTCATTTTCGCCTTTCCTATAAGTACCTACATATTCTGACTGAGGTTCATTAGCAATTTCCTCATCAGTAATATTAACGCCTCTATCTTTATATGCAGCAATAAGCATTTCAAGAGGTGAATGTGGGTGTTTCATAAAGAATTCATCTTCGTGTCTTGGGAAACGAATATCTGATATGTAACCGCATCCCATACAATACATATCAAATCTTGACTTTTTATCTTCAGTATCAATATAACTGAAAATTGGAGCAGAACATTTACAATGCCCCATCATAACAAGATTGTTGGATATGTCTTTTGTTGCTTTCAACGATTCATTTTTTAATATGTTCTTTCCAACCTTTTTTGCTTTTGAACTCATCTTCTACCTCTGAATTATATTAACTAATTCTATATGGACGAAGAAAACAAAAATCAGACAGAAGAACAGCAAACACAGAACAATGCAGCTGCACAACCCGCAGCCGCTGCTCCTGCTGATAATACACAGCAGGCTGCTCCTGCTGAACAACCTGAAGATAACGGTGTTGATGTAGACCCAACAGTTGACTCAGGCGACCAAGTTTCAGCAGCTGCTCAGGACCAACAGGAAACAGGTGACGCTCCAATGAAAATGCCTGCAGCCGCTCCAGTACCAGCAGGCGGAGGGTTATCATCAGAAGGACAGCCACTTGAACTTGACGATGGTACTGATGTAAATGTTGCTCAAGATACTTCTTTACAATATGACGCAATCAATCCTGAAGGTGATGCTTCAATATCTTTTGCAAGCGGAAACTTCAAGAACATATCACAGATTCCTCAAGTAGTTAATCAAAAAATTGTTACCATCACAAAAACAGTTATGCCTCTTTGTGAAGCAGGCCTTATTGAATTATTAGGAAACAATAAAGCTTATAAAGGCAACAGTTTTAATGCAAACTTTAATATCTTGAACGGTGAGCCTCAGTTTGAAGTCAACGCTGAATACAGTGTTGAGCCTTGGATAGGAACTGATATTTCACAACAAGATATTGCAGAAGATGCAAAGTATTTACTTGACAGACTTAAGGTTGTCCCAGGTGTTCAATGGAACGAGTGTTCTATCGACTGTACCTCAGGAATATTTAAGTTAGGTTTCATAATCTAACTAATTAAATAAACGATAGTCAATAGTTAGGTCATTCCTAAGCCTGATTATTGATAAATATAGGAGAATAAAATGGCAGTAAATCCAGACCAGCTTTGGAGTACTTTAGACAAAATCGAGCAAAAACTTCTTTCAATAGTTGATGACTTCGATGCAGTTTCACAGGCTGCAGTTGCACTTGGCGGAAATGTTGCACACGTTTTGCCAATTCAGTTAAATGCATCTGCTGACGCTGTTCTTAACTTGGTTAATGGAGCAGGACAGAACTCCATTAAAAACTTGAAGGACTATGTTGACAACATCCCTCTTGGAGATTTGAGAACAAAGTCTGCAGGCGAAGCAATCCGTAACGGTCAGCGTGAAGCTCCTACTCAGGGAAATGCACCAACTGCTCCTGCAATTGATACAACACCTCACGTAGGCGACGCTCCTAAATCTGCAATTGTAAATGAAGGCAAGGAAATCAATCTTGACGATTACAAAAAGCAGCCAATGAAAGAAGCAAAAAAGTTGAATGAAAACGGTGAGTTCTCATTTGATGCAATTCTTGATGAAGCAGATATTGACGGTGAAGGTTATGATTCAAATGTTCCTGAAGCTGATACTGAATACCTTGAGTCTGATTTGACAGATGACTTTAACGATGATTTTGAAGATGAAGACAACTTCTCTTTTGATGACTTCGAAGCTGACAGAATTGCAAATATGGATAACCCACCAATTGACCCATCTTATGAAGATGCATTTGCTTTTGGTGAAGAGTTTTCTGAAAACAACTAATGTTAAATTGAAATAAAATTGGCGAGGAAGTTCCTCGCCTTTTTTGTTTTTAAATATGTTGTCCTACAAGACCCGTGATCTTCTTTTTGTTTATCTTTTCAGGCGTTGGTGCCATATCGTTCGAGTCTGCTTTTGTTGTTACTGATAAGTTGAAAGTTGTAATGTTTCCACTTGTTGAATAAGTCAAAATAACAAGGTCATAAGTTGAGCTTGGGTTCAATCCTTCGATAGTAACTTCTTTTGATTTACAATCTGTTATGATAATAGGATCTTTTCTTCCTGGGACTATGATACGCATCTCTTGGAAGTATTTATGGTCAGCATTCTTTATTTTGTATTTGATAACAGCAGAATGCGGTGTTGATGTCGGTTCATAATAATAAAAAGCATCAAGGTTTACTTCTGTTGTCTCTGTAAAGTAACCCTTAATAATATCATAAGTTGTTGTATTCATCAAATGCTTTCCAAGAATCTGAACTTGCTCTTCTGTATAATCTGTATCTTCGAAAAACTTTTTTGCATACATATTAAGTTCTTCATCTTTAGGGTCTACAGGAGACTCCAAATCAATGTTATCCCATTTATCAGCAACAAATTCCAAAACAGTTTCTTCTGTAAGAAACATATTGTCGCCTTCATCAACATTGTAATTTGAAAATCTATAAGGAAGGCGAATGACACCCATCTTTGGAATAATAACTTGATATGAACGAACAGTAAACTCAACCTCAATAGGAAATATACGCTGCTGCTCAAGGAACTTAAGTTCTTCCCATTCAGGTGTTGTGTTTACACTTTCAATTGTTAAATAAGATGGGATTGCAATAGGATGTCCTTTCCAATTAAAAACAGAATACATCCACGCAGGATGTTTAGGTTCTTGTTCCCAATAAAGAAGTTGCTGTGCAGCTCTTACATCTTCACGAGAACTAAAAAATATCTGAGCCTTATAAGTTGACTTACAAGCAAGAGAACGAAGTCTTCTATATAAAGTCATATCATAAATACCAAGAACAGCTTGTGAAGTGTTTTGAGCAAAAGGACGGTCGTCTGCTTCCCAGTCACTTGATTGATGATATGCAGCAAAAGGCAAGTTTAATGATATAGGTGAAAGCTGTGTATCTTCCATCTTTCCTCTATCCATTGTTTCAATTCTTCTACGGAAAACTGAATCTGAAGGAGAGAATACAACACGACTCTTATCTTTCATAAACAACAAATCAGCCAAAAATTTTTCGATACAACACTTGACTGATTGGTGTATGTCAATCCATTTTGAGCCTATCTCATCTTCATAAAAACTTTTAATGTATTCATCTCTTGCCATAATTGAATTAGTTGAATTTATCATTTTTTGTTTTTAGTAAATCCTATAAAGTAACCTTCTGGGCATTCTTTACAAAATTTATTATGAACGCCATCAGTGTACCAATGTTTGCCTATCTTAGCGTCTCTTAATTTTTGTTTATACCCATTTGATTGTGTTCTAATCTTTGCGGCTGCTTTCATTCTCTCAATTGTTTCTGAAGACTTTTTACGGCCTTTATTAGTTTTTGAACTTACAGCTCTTGCTTTGCGCAAGTTTTCTTTCCCTTCATCAGTCAAGGATCTGCGCTTTGCAGCATCACTCATCGACTTTCGTGCTTCATCAGAGAGCCGTTTACCTTTCTTGGCTTCACTTATTTTTCTTCTTGTTTCCTCTGACCTTTTACCACTCACACAAAATCTTAAAATAAGCCCGCCTAAAGTGTAGTTTACATTATTAGTACTATATGCTTTGTCATTCAATATTAAAAATGTTTCAAGAAAGTTGGCTTTATCTTGAGTGTCTGTATAAATTATGATTTCACGATTTACTATAGCGTCCTCGGGATGACTTTTGCGATATGATGACGATGTTATATATTTGTCATTTAACTTTGTTTGTTTATGTTGACCTATGTATGTAGCGCCACTTTTAAAAGTTATTTTGTAAATGTAAAAAATTGGGCTTCTTACTAATTGATTAGATATTGATAATTCCCCTTAAATTATTGATGTTTAGAGAGTTATAAAAATTGGCGTTTTTATAGCTCTCGATTTTAATTAGTATAAAATGGAGTGTTAAACTATGAAAGAAAGTAAGCTTTTCCAAAAGCCAATGACTATATTTCAGAGCACAGTTAATGACATTGTTAAAGATAACCCAGTAAACGATCTTATCAAAGACTTAATAAAACTTAATATGCTAAAGAATTCCGAGAAAGACGATAAGCAACTTGTGTTAGTTGAATTATATAATCTTTTGGGAACTGAAAAGTTTATGGAAGTAATTGAACTCCTTAGTGGAAAAACAGTTAAGTTCCCAACGAAGTCCGACTTCAAAGAAACAATTCAGATAGCGTTATGTTATTATTTAAGACAGTATAGAGATTTATCGTGGGACGAAATAAAAGAGGTTATCCAAGACGACGAATTAAGTTCTGTAAAGCTTGGAGTTAGGGTTCAACAGTTGCAAAGATTTATTGAACACTACAATGAAAATCGTATCAAAAAGGAGATTCTTGAAAATGGACGAAGAGTTGACTAAAGAAGAAGCAGATAAAAACATTGCGATTCTTCAAGAGATGAATGACCTTGCAAAGACAAACTCAAAAAATGTTCAGCAAGCTCGTATGAATGAAGCTCCTGTAAGAGATGTTGAGTCTTCACTTGCATCTTTCACAAAACATACATTTAACATTATCAGTGAAGAATACGACTTTCAAAAAGATATTGAAAAAGAGATAAGAGCTCGACTTCAATTATCAGAAAAGAATGGCGGCTTCTCATCAAAAGAGTTGATTGCATTACATACAAACAACTTTGTTAATCTTAATGACCGTGTATCAAAAGTATTGGGACCAACATTCCAACTTATGACTTCGGAGATAAATGCTGATATTGCTGCAAGAGCACAAATGGAAAAACAGCAACAGGCTCAGGTAAACATTTCAATTGGACAGAATGCAGAAAGTGCAAAGAACTTAAATGAGAACTGTGGTTCAAAAGATGAAGCACAGGCAATTCTTCAAGGTATGTTCCAATTACAAAATCTCTTGCAAGGATTAGGTGTTAAGACACCTGCAGAGCAAAAAGCTGAAGCGCTCCAAAATCAAACTAATTAAAAATAAATTGAGGTTAGAATGTACACAAGCAACTCAGAATTTGATTTAGAAACAAGAGTTCAAATCACTAACGAAGTACCTGCTGTAAGAACTTTCCAGCAGATGCATCATTCATTACAAAATGAAACTTGGAAATGGCTTATCGGAACAGAAGATGTAGATTACGACTTACCTGTAGGTGGTAAATACATTGAAGGCGTTGATGCTGACGGTAACCCAGAAACAAGAGAGCTTATCGCACCACCTGTTAAAATTGTAAATGGAAAACAGGCAGCTTCTTACGGCCCAAGTAAAAGTGAAAAATGGAATCCTGATACTGAATCTTATGAAGAGTATGTTCCAAAATTTCATAGAACAGAAATCAAAGGTACACTTACCGTTGAGCAGGACTTGTTCTTACACGAAATTTATCGTTACCTCAATTGCATTTACCCAGATCATCCTGATTGGTTGAACTTGCTTACAAGAAACGAAGTTCTTGATGCTTTCAACAATGCTGCTGCAATGGTTGATTATAAACCTAATAACGAGTTCTTCAAACTTGTTGCAGACTCTATCGGCGACGTTGATGGCTCAGAAGAGTTTAAGCTCAACCTTCGTAACTTGACATCAAATGCTGCAAGAAGAAAGTTCTTTGGTTCAACATTGGGCTATCGTATGACAGGACACGATGCATACGAAGACATTATGGTATTCCCAATTGGAAAGAACTTGACAATTGCTCCAATGATGGGTACTGACTCAGGCGAAACAAATTCAAACGGTGAAGTACTTTACAAGCCAAGTGATATTCCTGTAAAGAATTACATCATTGATACTTTTGATGAGCGCTATCAAACATTGTTCCGTCGTATTGACTTCAACGGTGATAGCCGTGATACATCATTCGTATCATCAAATTCTGTTATACTTCCTGCTTATACACTTCCTGGGTATGAGGACTTTGTATTTGAGTTTGTTTCTTCAAAAGATGGCTACTCAACTTTACAAGACCACAAAATATATAAAGAAAATGATTTCTCATTCTTCACAAATCATAATGAAGACATCGTAGGTTCGATTGCAAACTTAAAACAATATAATGTTATTGAGCCAAAAATTACAACAGTTGATGACAAGAACTATGTTGAGTATGTTTCTTCTGATGATAAAGTTTATGGATTCCAATTGTCTGTTTTATCAAAACCTTCATACTTGAAACTTTATAAGTATAAAACAATTGATGAACTTGAACAGTTCCAAAAAGACCATAATCTCGACACAACAAACATTAAAAACTGGGATATGGCTTTCGGGGCAGACGGAAAAGCAAACCGCACAAAAGCATTCTTCTCAGAATACTTAAGACCTTTATTCCACTACTGTGCTGGATTTGATGCTCTTAAAGGATATGAATCCCTCAGAGATACAGTTGACTACGCATACAACTCATTCGTAAAAAATACAATCGTTCTTCCTCCTGAAGAAATGATTAAACTTTATGGTGAAACAGAATTTGATGAAGGCGTTACAGTAAACAAAGTATCACCTGAATTGATTGGCACATCACTTGAGAAAGGTGACTTCATATCTTTCGATGATGCTTCAATGAAGAGTACAACAACTTATGAAGTTGTAGGCGCTTCTTGGGGTGTTCTTGAAGCAACATTCCACCACGATAAAAACATTTCAGATTATCTCGCAATCAAAAATTATTCACCTTTCGATGAATTAAACGATACAGTTGTATCAGATGATAATTCTGCAGTCGTTGTTCAGAACAGAGATGGCGATTATATCGTATTACACGGTTCATTGAGATGTTTCTGGAAAACAATGTCTCAAGGGCCTTTCACAGCTTCATATCTTGACTCAATCAAATTTGTAGTTAAAGCTATCCCAGAAACAAAGTCAGAACAATTGTTCCGTACTATTTATGGTGATGACAGCTTTAAGTTGATTGATGAAATCAATGAAGAGATCTTGCAGTATGATAGAGATATGGCAAGAGCTCGTGCTTTAATAAAACAAGTTGAAAATACTCTTACTGATACACCTCTTGAAACATATGAAGAGTTGTCTGTAAAAGAAACACTCACTGCAGAAGAACAAGAAGCCCTTGATGCTGCAATTGCAAAACTTGAAGAGTTTGCATATTCTTATTGGTCTGATTACAAAGCTGCTGAAGAAAAAGTAAAAGATGCAACTGAAGACCTTGTAAAAGCAAATACAGAACTTGCTCGTCTTAGAAAGAATAAAGAGCTTCTCTTAAAAGATGGCGTTATATCTTTTGGCTATGATAGCAAAGTTGTATTCTTGGGACAGGTTGGTGACCAAGGCATTTATGGTAAATATCAATTTTTATTAGACTTTGGACTTGTTGAGAGCTTCAATCTTGGTAATGTTTCAGTATTGCCTATTGACCCAATGAACGGTGCAATCCCAATGGAAAGAAACTATGTAAATGGTGACTTTGAAAAAACTTACTATCTTGCACAAGTTGACCAAAGCAAGTTGATTAAAGACACATCACAGATTGGACAACTTTACAGCAACATTCTTGATGATGATAGAGCTCTTGCATTTAAGTCAACAATAAAGTTTGAAGTATATAATGAAAAGACATACACTGTAACTGCACAGGTATTTGTTGATAAGAAAGCAAATCAGGTAACCCACGAAATGCAGTTCTTGACTGACGATGCAAGGAAAAAGTTTGAGTCTATCAGTGTAGGTTCAAAAGTTCGTGGCCCAGGTATTGGTAACGCTTATGTTGTATCTTTAGGAAACAATTCATTAACATTGAACACATCAATTCCTAAAGGCGGCTACTTGACATATCATTTTGAATGCCCAGTAACAACAACACCTAACGAGATTAAAGATGACCCATTCAATTACAAAAGAGTAATGAATGACTTGGGTATTTATGATAAAGTTTCTTTCTTTGACCACGGTGTATATGGCACAAAAGAATGGCCTAATGTTTCAGCCGTTGTATTTGATGGTGACTTAAGAGATAAACAGATTCTCAACCCTAAGACTTTCCGTCAAGTAGTTAAATACCTTTATGGTGATAAACTTTCAGATAACCCTGCAGAGTACTTAACGCCTTCAATTGCAAAATACACAAGAGATGTATTCGTTGATATTAAGGCTGATAAGTTGATTAGTTCAAAGAACTACAACGGACATACAGAAAACTTGATGAATGTTGATTGGCTTGACTACATTCAAAATAATAATGAGCTCCCTCTTGCAAAAGAAAATGTAAATGTTGGTGCAAACGTTATCTTGAACACTGACTTGTCAGGTTATGCATCTTTGATTAAAAATGCAAATTACACAGATGAAAAGTTGAAGACATTGTTCCAAACAAATAACTGGGATGATACAACAATTCCTGCTTATGTTCAGATTGGTACTGGCGGTAAGAATTATAAGTCTTACTTCAAGTTGATGTCGGATATTTTCTATCCTAACGTTTATGGCGCAACATTCTGGGATCATCAGATTGAGCCAATTTTAGGTGGTAACCCTGAAGACACAATTGATGATTGGAGAACAGTCGGTGAAATAAAGTTGAAGAAAAGATCAACTTATTCAAAAGTAAATACTTTGGCTGATGCTTCTTCAGTATATCACACATACGAAAACATTGACAACCCAATATTTGAAATTCCTCTTAATGAATACAACATTCAGTTGAAGACTTTCCAAAATGGTAAGACTTATACAATCATTGATGCTTTGTTCTATGAACAGGGATTTAAGAACATCACAAAGAAGAATGAGTTGAAGATTTCAAAAGCTTCTGAATTGTACTCAAACTTCATTGACGCATATCCTATCGTATCAGACCTTAAAGATTCTATCGCTGACGGTATTCAGTATTATTATTTTGCAGATGGTTCAAAGTACGGTGAAAAGAAAGCCGACCTTTGGTTCACAAAGAAAACTACTGCAGAAGGTACAACACAAGATAAAGTTGATAGAGAGTCAAGAGAATTCAACAGATACACAAGATACGACATTTATAACGGCGGTGTTTTTGGTTCTCAATTGTATCACTTTAATACAATTTTCTATGACATCTTAGGTGCAGGACTTTTCTCAGATGTTAACTACCTTAAACTTTATAATGATGGCGTTCTTGCCGACGATAAAGATACTCGTATTGCAAACTTCTTAGGTTTGTCTCATAATGAAATCTTAAGACGTCTCTTGATGCTTAAGGCTTTCTATAACAGCAACAGTTCAAACATTGATAAAGCACTTAAGTATAAAGCATACATCATTCGTAATGTTCAAGTATTCAATTCTGTTGAAGAAGCTAAGGCAGCTATCGACAATGAAAAACTTGGCATTAAAAGTAAAAATGTTACAGAGTATTCTATCGACGATAAGAAAAATGGTAAATATGCCATTACAGGTGATGGCACAGAATATATCGTTGATAGTAATTGGAATGAAACATTTGAAGATAAGTTGATTTTGTTCTCTTACATAAAAGGTGCTTGGGACACAAAAGATGATAAGCCTGCATCAGAAACAGATCAGACAACAAACAACTATGAAAGCAACAGTGAGCTTGATAAAGAGCTTCCTGATTTCTTTGGCCTTAAGTCATATGATACACTTGGTATTTTCTGGAATGGAACTTCTGCTGAACTTATCAATGTTCACAAGAACTACACAATTTGTACTACTGACGCAATCAAGCCTCTTCCTCTTATTACAAAAACAGAAGAGAACTTATATTACGGATATTTCAATCGCCCAATCTTTACAGTATACAGCAAATTGCGTATCACTGCTAAGCAAGATAAATCTGCAAGTTCAGGTGAAGGACAGTGGCTTGCCATAAGTCACGATTTAAGTAATTGGAATATGGACTTGGGTAATTCATTTATCAATTACTCATACATCATTTTCAACATCATTAAGTTGCCTAGAAAGTATATCGCAAACGGTTCTTATGACATCAACTTATTTATGGACCCACAATTCATTGGTAGAGGTTATAAGTTTGATGATTATATCAACGGCAATAAGAATAATGAAATTGATTTTAACATTTCACAGTCAGCTATCAGATACGATAGAGACCATAACACATTCTATACAATCGCAGCTCCTGTTGTAAAAAATGCAGATGGTAATGAATCATTCGCATCAGAGAATGAAAAGATTGCAATCAAGTTTGAGGAACAGAAGTATTTCAAAGATTTGAAGTTCTTGTTCGGTTCATATCAAACAAGCAATACACAGTTTGAAGGTTCAACTGATATTACAAAAGAAGCTTATATAAAAGGCGTTGCTTTGCAGCCTTTCAGTATCTCTGACCTTTCAACATCTGATAAGTTTGTATCTATCCAAGAAGTTGACCTTCGTTCAATTTATACACCTCTTTTGAACTCAAGAGTATTTGAAGGCACAAGACAATTCTCAGGTGAAGTTTATGGTGTTACTGATAAAGGTGAATATTTCGTATCAGGAAAAAGAACACAGCCTTTCTCAAGAATATATGACAAAGATGTTACAACAACATTGAATGATATTCTTCCTTGCCGCATTGATACTGACGGTAACATTATTAAGTTGCCTGAGTATGATAATGTAGGTGTAAACTTTGATGATCCAAACACAAATCTTGTTGCTCCTACATATGAAAATGTATCACTCAGAAAATCAATTGACCCAAGATATATTGTTTCAGATGTACCTGAGTTTAAGTATTATAAGAACCTCTTGGTATTTGAAGGTCTTATCAATCTTAAGAAGCCTAATGCAATCGAAGCTCCTGTAGAAGACCCATCAACATTCAACCTTGTTCTTCAAATGTTGAATGGCGGAGACACAGTTGAAGGTGCAGTTTGCCTTTCAGGTGGTTCTTACGCAACACATACAATTACAACAAACATTGAAGAAAAAGCATTGTTTGTTGCTGTAAACGGAAGTGATGTTCAAGTTATAACTACATCAGGTGTTTGGAAGAATGATGAGCCTATCAACTTCGATGCAGTAAATAATGCAACATTCAGCAAAGTTGAAGGTATTCCTGAGCTTGAAGGAACAGTTACAAATGTTATCTGGGATGAGGACCTCAACTCATTTGTTGCAACTCTCGGAAGAAGTCCTTCAATTGGACCTAATGAAACAGATGACTTTGGTCTTATGTATTACAAATCATCTGTGGCAGTTCAGTTAACTCCTGTACCTGCAGGTGAAAAACCTATTGAAGTTTACGCATCATTGTTTGATACAAACATTGAGAATTGCTTCAGACAAAGAGAAGATGGTATTTATATTTGGAACGACCTTTCTCACGGTCTTCCTGTAGGAAAGATTACTGATGGCGACAACATAATTGAGACTGAATTGGTAAATCCTAACGATGTTGCATTCCGTATTTACAGAACAAATCCTAATGCTGAAAATACTGCAGGCAAGGAAAAAGAGATTTACGGTACAGGTGATTTAGGTAACGGAACTCACCTTGTAATGAAAGAAGGTCCTTATATCCCAAGAATACCTGAAGAAGGTGAATTGCTTCATAGATCTTTGTTCTCAACTGATGATATTGATATTGCTCTTATGGAAGAGTACATCTTTATCAAGTCAAAGAACTACCTTGTTGATAGTGAAAACAATTATACTCGTACTCTTTCAACAAACAGACACTGGAAAGCTACAAAGTTGCCTGAGATTTTGGATAACACAGAACTTTTCTTGAAGTCACATACTCTTACAGGTTCAAATTCTGTTTACGAATATGTTAAGAAAGTTTACAATACATTTGCAAGTTGGGCTTTCCAAGATGACGCTATAATTGAAGGTGAAACTGAGGGTGAGGTAACACTTGCAGGACTTAGCCTTGATAAAGCATATAAGAGAGAAGACGTTGAATACTTCAGAAATGCAGTTAAGGATTATATGGAAAATAAGTTCCTTGACTACAATGCATTCAAAGCAAAATGTAAATACTATGATGAGAACGGTGTAGTTGAAAGCATTGAGGCAGAAGGCGTTACAATCCCAGTTGACTCTTCAAATTATACAAGTCTTGATACTGCAATTGTTAAAGTTGAGTGTGACACAGGTCTTCCTTTGGACGAAAACTTCAGAATTGATACTGATAAGAGCTACAAGATTTCAGGCACAACACTTGACTTTGTAATTCAGTCAAAAGTTGCTCAGAACTATGTCAACTTTGATGAAATGTATTATCAGTATGCAACGATTGTAATGAAGTATCTCATCGGTGAAGTTGAGTCTGAAAACTTTGGTACAACTTGTATCACAGATGTTAAGTCTTCAGGTAACAGATTCTTCTTTAAGACATTTAATGATGACTTCTTCTACATTGATAAAGACAAACTTTATAAGTACAAAGACTTCAGCAATATGATAAACTGGAATGTTGCTTTAATGCCTGCAGGAACTTATTTGAGAGGCTCTTACGCAAAGACAATAAACAACTTCCACACAGTAACAGTTAAAGGCTCGAACGGTGATGATGTTGTTATCCCAGTAAGTGCAAAGACAATGCCTATTAAGTTCTTCCGCCTTAAAACAGATATGTATGTATCTCCTGATGGAAAACATATCTTCTTCGGTGGTTGCACAGTTCCTTTCCCAGAAATCAAAAAGGCAGTTTACTTGGCAGGCGGAGATGACAGCGACTTTATAGAGAACAGATTATTACAAGCAAACCTTAAGTCTTGGATGAACGATGAAGAGAACACAGGTACTGCACCTATGGTTTTATATTCAGACGATGCAGGAAAGACTTTCAAGATTCTTCCTATTAAGCAGTTTGTTGATAACAGCTTATTCTCAAATGACAACTTTGAAGTTGCTTCATTCAAAGAATACGATGATAAGTTGCTTGCTTTCGTTAAGAAAACAAATGGCGGCTTTGAGTCAAGTCAGATTGTAATTTCATTCAACACTGCTACAGGTGATGTTGATACAGAGTCAACTGTTTACCAAGCAATGTCAATCGCTGATAACGGTAAGTTACATACAACTCCTGCAGGAGACGGTACTCTTACTTGGTCAGACGGCGCACTCGGATTTGGTATTGACATTGATGCATCAGAAATGAATGGCTCAGGTACATTAAACTTTGACTGGACAGGTGCCAACTCATTGACAATTCCAACAGGCCTTGCAGTTAAGAGCGCAACATCAAACGCAGTTCTTTTGAATAAAGGCTTTGCTTCAGGTGATATTCCTTCAGGTAAGTTGAGAGCATTGTTCGCAATCTCAACAAAAATGGATATTCCTCAGCAAGTTCAGTTCTTGTCATCAGACCCATTAAAGTTGAATGAATATAAGAACCGCACAACAGGACTCTTTAAGGTTCCTACAACAAAGCCTGTTCAGAATGAAGCTTTGGCCGACCGTATTTATTCACCAAGATACTTGAGTGCAATTGATACTCAAGATAAGGACATCATCGGATTCCCTAGAGTTGATGAAGATGTAAGCCATACATATTATGAATATGACATTGATGAGAACGGAAAGATTGGTGATGTTAAGCCTCTTAAGAACACATTTGGTAATGAAATCAAATTGTGTACAGAAGACGGCAGCAAATATGTATTTGATAATGTAGATGTTTCTGAAGGAACAACTGTTACTCCTTCAATGCCTCAGTCATTGGAAGATATGATTGATGCAAACATTGATGTTATGTTTGCAAAAACAGCAGGTAAGAATAAAGTATCTGCTAAGTCTGCATTATCAAACATCTCAACAATGGACATTGATAATGAGTTAACATTCAAGAAGAACGAGAATGGTGACGCATATACAGATGAACATTATTCTTATACACTTAGAGCATTTGATATAAACAACAATAGTGCGCTCATTAAGCCTGAGTACAATCCTCTTGAGATTGCCGACATCTTGTCTTGTAAAGTTGACTTTACAACAGATGAAGAAACAACAAAAGCAAAAGCTGAAGAAATTGTGTTCGGTAAAAACAGCGATAACGAAGAAGAAGCTATTCAGCCTCTTGAAGAAGCTTCTGCTCTCAAATCATTTATTGAAAATGTTGAAGGCGTATGGGGTTCAACTGACAACAAGTTCTCTGCATTCAATGTTCGCTTTGAATTGAGAAAGATTAGTGAAACAAAAGAAACTGTAGTTGAAGAAGAACAAGAAGTTGAAAAAGTAAAAGATATTACATACGGTTTGTATGATAATAAATACGGATGCTTTGTTCTTAAGACACGCCGCTACATTGATGGTTTGTTCATTTTGCCTTATACATTCTACAACGGCGGAACAGGCATCACAATTATAGCTGACCCAACAGTTGAATATAAAGATGACGGTAATGAGAACATTGCAACTATGATTGGTGACGGTCGTCATTCATCAGGTATTTACTATCACCCAATGGGGTACGGTGGTTTGAGAAACAACACATCAATCACAGACCGTACACCTTGGGATAGAGACCCAGCTGCATTTGAAAACAGATTGCTTAAGAACTATCTCGGTAACTATGTTTACTTGACAGATGGCGTAGGAAACTTAATTGATGTTTATAACTCTATCAAGATTGCAGACGGTACAGAACGTATCAATTATGATGACTTCTTAGATGTTGGTTACAATTATGTTAAGCACGGTAAGACTCTTGAAGAATGTTACTCTGAAGGACACGATGCAAAGTTCTTCAAACTTTACAAACTTAATGAGACAGACTTCCGCATTGTGCCATCTTTGACAAAGATTAAGTTAGGTTCAAAATTCAATATAAGAGTATTCAATAATGCTCAAGCTTGTTGGTTTGAAACACCTTATGACGGTAAGTTGTATGATGAAAACGGACAGGATGTAGGAGACATATCTGTAGATGTTAATGGGTTTGCTACAGTTGGAGAATTGAACACAGCTTCAAAAGTTCACTTCGAGATGCCTGTGTCATTCTCTTATGAAAAGGTTGAAGGAGAAGACCCAGCAACAGGTAAAGAGACTGTTACATTTGAGTTTGATGTTGAAGGCAACACAATTGATGCTTACGCTGAAATCATATCAGAAAAGCCTATTATATTCCATAAGTCAGAAAATGGATATATGACAATTACTAATGTTGGAGTAAACGGTAACATTACTGCACAATATCAATTTAGAGCTTTTGATGGTGCTAATGAAATTAAAGATACTACATTACTTAATTGTAGTGTAACAAGTGGACACTTAACTTATAATGAAGATCACTTCATTCTTGACCTTACTTTAGGTATGAGTGAGTTTAAGGACGTTTCAATAACTTATAACGGTCTCGAAATTTACAGATTGCCAATCTTTGCAATTGACGATGAAATCTTCTTGCTTGAAAAAGATGACGGCACTTTCGATTACTACATAGGTGACGCTAAGTTGGGTCCTGAGTTTGATACTTTCAGAAAGAACATTGGAAACTTTAAGTATACAAAAATTGATAAGGGAAGTCTTCCTCTTACTTATGGTATGGAAAGATCTATAGGTGTTGAGCAAGGTGAAATTATCATCGGTCTTAGAGGTAAGTCAATTTCAAAGGCACCAAAGTATAAGAACTTCAGTGACTTGATTTACTATGAAGGCGTATTCATTTACAAAGATGTTCTTTACACACAAGATAACTGCAATTGTATTAACGCTATTAAGATTGAAAGTGTTGCATCAGACAACTCTTCATTCAAATTGCAAAGCACTTTCACAGGTAAACTTGAAAAGTATAATGATGATAAAGAACACTACTTCTTGTTCAGAATTCTTACAATTGCTCACCAAACAACAAAGCCAGAGAATATGAACAACCCAGATCACTATTACTTATTGAGTTTGGACGAAATGACAACATACCCTCCTGACAGAGTTTGGTTCAATCCTAAGGGTTCTCCAAAACCTCCTGTAAAAGTAGGTAATGAAATCTTCAACAGCGAAAACAACTACGCATATTATGACGAAGAATATATCAATGCAAATGATTATAAGATTCGTCTTTGTAATGAAGAAGGCCACTATGTAAACTACGACTCATACGGAAATGAATACTGTCTCGATGATGGTGACGGTGACTGTTCTAAATATGTTTACACAGGCTTCGATGGAAGATATGTTTCTCCTAAACCTGTAAATGCAACTTGTCAGGAATGGTACAAGAATAACATTTGGTCTAAGAACAAAGAAGTTAACCCTCTTTGGCAGATTATCAATGTTAAGTCTAACATCAAGAATAAGAGATGTGTTCAAAGCGTAACACTCAACAAGTATACAAAATCAGGTGACAATCAGATTATGACAACTGATGTTGAGTACCCATACGTTTCAGTTAAGGACATTACAAAGATTTATGTTAAAGACGATGTAATTTACTTCCTTGACCAAGCAGAGAACTTCGATATTGAAAAAGGTGAACTTCAGTTGCTCTTGTCTGATGGTTCAAATTATTACATTGACAACGATGACTTCACAATGTATGGTTTGCACTTCAGTTCAAGACAATATAAGAAGAATGTTGAAAATGCAAAAACACAATCAACATTGCAGGCATCTTACACAATCAATACTTTGAGAGACTTTGCTATCAATGTTCAGGAAAACAACACAATCGCTGAAATCACAGAGCTTGGTATCTTTGATAAGAATCATAAATTGATTGCTTATGCAAACTTCCCACCTGTAGAATATAGAACTGATATACAACACGCTGCATTTACTTGCATTGTATATCACGGAAATATGGCAAAAACAGATGGGGACTAATTGATATATGATGTTGGATGTTTACGGATGTTTTGACAAATGGTTGGAAAAGACGAAGGGTAAAATCGATCTTAAGAAAGATTATAACCTTTCGGACAACCTTATGACTTTAAGACCTGCTCTTTCAGATTTTTATAACAATGTTTTGTTATGTTATTATGTGCCTAATGATGTTTGCTTTTACATAAATAAAACGATTGACAATCTTAATGATTTTATGAAAATCAAAAATGAAAAAGCGTTCTTAAAATATCTGCAAAAATTGAATAAAGACTAAATATATAATTGGAGGATTTAATGGCTGAACAGCAGTTAAACAACGAAGATGTCGTTACAACAATTGATGAGACACGCGAAGAACAGAAAATCCCTGCAGGTTATGTAACAATCGAACTTTCAACAAAAGGAAAGTTTGGTGCTCCTAAAAAGTTTCATATGCGTAACTTTGCAACAGAGGACTTGGTAGGTCTTTCGCTTTCTGATGACGATAAAGTTCAAATGAAAGTTTTGGAAATGATGCAGGATCTTATTTATGAAAAAGATGTAAAGATTGCAAATTTCCACGAGAAAGAAGTTGTTGAGACATTGGTAAGACTTTATAGAAAATTTTATCAAACAAAACTTCGTGAAGTTACTTGGGAATTGACTGACGAAGATAGAGAAGTAATTGCAACAGAGATGGGCGGCAAAGATAACCCACAGTATAAAGCTCGTATTGCTGCAATCGAAAGAGGCGAAGAAAAGCCAACATTTGACATTGACTTGAATGCACTCGAATTCTACAATGTAGATGAGGCAAAAGTTACAGGCACTGCCCGCGCCACAACAGAGATTGACGGAAAGAAGTTTGTTGTTGAGTACACTTTCCCAAAATACGGTGACTCAGTTCTTCTCCGTAACTTTATGTACAACATTCCTGAGTTTAAGGAAGGTGAAAAGAAGTTCCGTGCAATCCGCGAAAATGTAAAGTTCCGTCAAAAAATGGAGCAGCAGTGGGAAGAAGGTAAAAATGTTGACCTTACAAGAATCCCAAGATTCTCAGAACAGGATATGGACGCTTTCAAAGAGTATGAGGAAAAGAAGGCACGTTTTGCAACAAAATGTGTTAAAGCTCTCCACTTGAAGTCAATTGATGGCGAAGATGTTTCAAGTTTACCTCTTGAAGAAAGATTGAAGTATGCAGATGACCCTCGCCTTGACCATAACACCTTTGCTCAGATTAACAAAGTGTATGATGAGATGAAGATTGGTGTGAATGAAAATATCAAAGCGATAGACCCATTCACAAGGAAGGTGACAGAAATCAAGTATCCCTTTCGAGTATTTACTCTTCTTCAGACCTTACGCGATAACAAGTCTGATGGAACTTCTATTGAGTTTGTCTAAGGAAACAAGCAATACTGTTGCGGAGATGATGAAGATGCCTTCTCACTTCGTAATCGGTATGTATAATGCTTTGCGTAAGATTCTTGAAAAAGAGGCAAAAGCAAGAGAAGAGGCAGAAAAGAAGGCAAATAAAAATATCAAAGCGCCTTCGATGCCGCACATAAATATGCCAAAGTTTTAAAATAAGTAGGACGGTTCAAAAGACCGTCCTTTTTTGTGACTAATTGATATGGGTATGGAGTGGTATTCTCAAGGTAAAAAAGAAAATAATGTTGTAGACCCTTGGGAAAATGTAACTGAAATGTGTGATGTTTGTGGAAAAGATATACCTGTAAGAGAGACTCAAAGGGTTGTTTGGTTCTCTCTTACCGGTACTAGGTATGTTATAAGAAAACATCCTTCTTGTGATCCAATGCAAATAATTCAGTACTTAAGTTAGTCTTTTATGATACGACGCGCAGGAGCTTCTGCCTTTCTTTCTTCTTCTGATATCCAATCCAAAACAAGTTCACCTTGTTCATCGAACTTACAATCATAATAAGCTCTTGATGCCATATAATCAGCGTAATGCAAAACCCACTCGTCAAACTTTCTTGGCTGTTCGTTTTCAAACCCAGGCATCTGTCTTGATGTTATCCAGATGCCCTGATGTGCAGCAATCAAACGCCCGATTGTTTCAAAGCCGTGTTCTTTACAATAATCACCACCAAGCTTTGGGTGGTCGAAAGCAGTGAACTCGTGGTCTCTTCCTTCAGGATACTTCCACATATCGTGCAAGATCGCAGCAGCAACCAATTCATCTTTTTCACTTTCAACTGCAGGTGTTGCACGAACTAAGTCAAGGACATTTCTTACAACAACTTTGATGTGGCGGATAAGTCCACCTTCGCCTGAAGCAGACTTAAGATGATACTTACCTGTTGAAGATGCTGGCTTAATACGATGATCTGGGTGGACATCATCAAGGGTCTTGCGAACAAAGTTGGCAATCTCGATGTTATCAATCTGAGCAACTTCATAAGCAAGCAATTCATTTAGTGTTCGATCTTTGTAGTTAACCATTTGTCCCCTCGAAAAACTTAAACAAAGTTTCGTTTGCATCCATCAACAAATCTTCTTTTGTCTTTTTGCTTTTGGCTCTTCTTTTCAAGTTTGCGGCCATAACCATAACCGCGCCTTTTTCTTCTTTCAAAATTGGGTCGATACGATTTACCAAATCATCCTGCAACTCCTGAAGAGTTGCCTTCTGATACTTCGTACCGCCCCACGCAGACATAAATGCCTCGATAGCTTTTGAAAGAGGATTGTTCCCTTGAGGAATATCTTCTTTTTTCATAAGCTTACCTCTGAATAATTCTTCTTCCTACAGGAGCTGCGGGCTGAGGAGTAGCTGCAAATGTAGGTGAAGACTCAACAATTCTCTGAGGAGTTGTTGACACTGACTCTCCACGACAAGCTGAAATGATTTTTGTCATTCCAAGAATGTATGAAGCTTTTGTGCTGTAAATGGAATTATCTTTATAAAACTCCATAAACAGGTCGCGAACTTTTGCATAATTCTTATGCGCAATCAACGGCTTAATCTGAGCAATTGTATGGTTCATCTGCCAATCAGACATCGTCTTGGCATCAGCCTTGCTTTTTGAAACAGAGTCAAACAATGAAATGAGTTCGTCATCGACTTGGTCTTTTTTCTTTCCATTACCGTTGTATTCGTTAAGATGTCCAAAGAGTCGATATGTTTCAGCATTTGCAATTGCAAGCACTGACAACCTTATCATTCCATCATAATCATTTACATTGAGAAGTGTTTCAAACAATTCGTCTGACTTTTCACCATCAAGTAAACGAAGAAGTGTTGCATAGAAATCTTCTATATTTGCAACACCGAAGTTGGCCTTGATTTCTTCAAGGTCATAAGTCTCTGTCTCAACACACTGCTGTAAAGTCATTACTGCCTTTCTCAAAGATTGTTCTGAACTTTCAGCAATCATCTTAAGACCGTAAGTTTTGAATTCAGTTGATGCCTCAATTCCCTGAGACTTTACAATTGAATACAAATATTTTATGATGTCAATTGTTGTAAGATTTGGGTATTTGAAAACCATACAGCGGTTCATCAAAGCCTTTACCGCTGCAGCAGAGCTTTCTGCTCCACCTGCCATTGAAGTCATAGCAGTGAATATGAAATGAACATTGTCCCGCTTTGTTTCAAGCATCTTCAAAAGAGACGCTTTACAAGCTGAAGAACAGTTCTGCACTTCATCGATAATTACAACTTTTTTCTTATCGCGCATAGGCGCTGTTAAAGTAAATGACTCAAGCTGCTCTTTAATCTTTGCAGAATCATCACGGGCACCATCAAGATTGATAACGTCTCTTGACCAAGTTTCGTTTATGATTGCCTTACAAGAAGGACATTCACAACAAGGCTCTCCTTCAGGTGTCAAGTTGGTACAAACCATCATCTGGGCAATAATCTTTGCCGCAGTTGTCTTACCTGTTCCTGTTGTTCCCTGAAGCATAATGCCTACAGGCCAATCACCTTTCTTGGCAGCCTTATAAGCAAAAGTCTTTAACTTGTCGAGACCGTAAACCTGTGAAAATTTTGTAGGTCTTAAAGCAATAGACCAATTTATGTTTCCCATCTTATACCTCTATAAATAACATTAACAGCAGGCCGAAGCCTGCTTATGATTATTTATTCTTGTTGTCCTCGTCGATCTTGTTCATCAACTCTTCGACTTTCTTGAGCCAATCTTTACGCTCTTTCTTTGTCTTTGCTGACTTTGCAAGCATCAAGTACTGCCAAATATGAACTTCATTGAAGTTTGGCTGCTCAAGAGGTTCCTTACCGCGGGAATAAGAAAATTCCTCAGGGCGGAAGTAACGGTAAACTCGGTTCTTGAAATGTTTGAACTGAAGTTCGTCTGATGACTTCAAGTAAGGTGACTTGCTTTCCATCTCAATGTCGTTACCCTTGTCACGGTTTTCGATGGCGCGGCGAAGTGCAATGGCCTGACCGATTACAGAGTGAGGATACTTTTCGTCTTCTGAAACATATGTGAAGCCACTGTAAATTGTTTTACCGTCTGCTCCAAGAACTGCTGCAAGGTAACCGTAAGGGCGGCCGCGGGAAGTCTGAACAAACTCTGACCTGTCAAAAGTTGATACTTTCTTTCCGATGTAACCTGAACGGAATGTGTCAGTTGAGAAGCGTTCTTTTGCAGCAACTTCCGCAATATAATCACGACTTTCTTTCAACTGAATTGCGGCCATTTTGAGTTCGTCAATTTCTTCTTTTGTAAGAGCTGTGTTTTTCTTTGCAAACTCTTCATCAGTAATTCCTTCACGAATTGCTTTTTCTGCCTGACGAAGTGACAGGCGTGTCTTAGGAACATACTTTGTACCTTTTCCCATTTTTATCTCCTTTGAGGTTTCTTGACAAACCTCTTTTTAATATTGTTTCAAACTGATAACGTTAGTGTCAATAGAGACATCTATACAAAAATCTGCGTGCCCATCTTCACGAAGGAAAACAAATCGGATAGTCCCCAGTAAGGGATCTGAAATAAACAGTTCGTCCTTCGATTGAAGTATAATGAGCACAAAGAACGCCGTTCAATTCTGCTCTTGTTGGCCGTCTAATTTTTAATTCTTCTGCTTCCCGCTCTGTAAGATAAGAATTTTTGTAAAGTAAGTCAACGGCTGGAAAAGCGTGCTTTTCCATTACATCGTCTAATTTGCTGATGAATCCTCTAAGGTCCATTGGCTTACCTCCCATAAATGTTACTCCTTATCTTCAGGTACAACAATCTTATCTTTGTTGTAGCGGCGCCAAGCTTTGCCCCATTCTGACTTGTAGTTGTCGATAAGAGACTCAGCTTTTGTAAAATTGTCTTTTACTTCGTGATCTTTCAAAGCTTCAAGAACTTCCTTCTGTGTTGCTTCATCAAGATATGTCAGCTCAAGGCCGTCCATTGCTGTTGCATTTTCACGCATAACAAAAAGCTTGCGTTCTGATGTTCCGCCTTCTTTTGTAGGATAAACAAACTCTTTTACATAAGATTTCATATAAGTACCTCTTAAATAAATTTTGCAAAGTCTTCTTTAACTGTTCTTGACTTCCCTTCTTTCTTTTTACCGTAGTTATCCCAATAAGTTGATAATACACTTTCTTCAGGAAGTTCAATTAAAGGTATAATACCTACATCAACTGCAGTTCTTAATTCAAGGCGAGCTCCGTCAGACTTTTCCCAGCCTCTCAACAAATAAATATGAGTACAAGTCATAAGGTGACGGATGTCGCGTTTAAGCATCCAGTTCCAAAGTTCTTTTCCATCGCCAATCTGTTCACGAGCTTCAATGCATTCAGGTTCATTTTCAAGTGTAAGAGGATTTACGATTTCAGCTGTCGGAAACTTTTTGCGAAGTGTTTCTTCTGCATCAGCAAAATGTTCTCGCCAATGTTCTGGGTCGATTGTAATAGGACCTGCAATATAAATTTTCATAAATCCTCCAAAAATTATATTAACTTACTCGAAAGAAATCTTTACTTTTGCAACTTCAAGCTTATTGATAAGGCTTTCAATCTTATTGATTTCTTTTTCCTTTTCATCTTTCAAGTCAATCTGATCTTCATAACGATTTTCAATGATTGTTGTAAGAGCTGCACGAACAAGACTCTTCAAGGCAACTTTCTCCCCGTCATCAAGATTTGTGATAGCAACTTCAAAGTCGTCGTTTTCATTGAAATATACTTCAGTTTTGTCGTCGATAAGTGACTGCAAACGACACTTTGTATCAACCTTATTTACAACATCCCAGTAAGACATTGTGTTGATGTTTGCAACAATATCTTCGTATTCATCGTGGTCCTTTGGAACAAAGACGGACTTGCATCCGTTTTCTGCAACTGTCAAACCATCAGGTGTTATAATATGAAACATAATTCCCTCCTTAGTAATCGGCTCTTCTTTTTGCTTCCCAGATTTCCTGAAGTTCTTTATAAGCTTTGTCTTCAATCATCTTTGCAATAGTATAAGCACAACTGTATTTGATTGCGCATTTGTCAAACTGATCTTTTATCCATTCTTTAGAAACTTTGCCTTCCTGAAAGAAGTAAGCTTTGTTGTTATGACCGTTGAAAATTGCCCGTCCATTCTCAAGTTCAACAAGAGCAATTCCATTCTTCCATTCAAGGATATTTACATAATGCCAATCAAAAACATCACAGTATGCGTAAAAATCGCCAAACGATTTACATTCCTGAAGTTCATAATTTGCCATAATTTCCTCCTTGACTATCAATTACAATAATAATATAAAGAAGTACAGTCAAAAGTATAAAAATTTATATAAATTTATTCTTAATTCTCATATTTATTCCCTCCATTATAGTTCAAAAATTCGCCGAATTTGCTTTAATGTTAATATTGATATACAGGAGTTAGGAAATGAAGAATTTAGGTAAAAATATGCCGAATGGCCCTGCAGTTTTGATTGACGGCATAAACTTAAATAAAAAAGAATATGAGACAGTTGGCAAGATATTCAATAAGATGGCAAAAAAGTATGGACAAAGATACTCTTCAAAGCAAGAGATAATTGATACTTTTAAATCTGAAATGCGTCAGCACTTTAATGCTAAAATTGAATTTGAAGACGTATCACTTCGAGAAGAAGCAAAAGAAGCGCCGTTTCAATTGATTGCTTGCCGCTTCAAAAAAGAAAGACCACTGATCTTTTTAATTATTGATATGAGTTCAAACACTTGGGGGATTGTTGATGAAAAGCGTTTCCCATCTCTCGATGAAAAGAGCCCATTTTTACCAGTAAGTATTTAATTTAATAAGGAAGATATATGGAAAGAATTTTTAATAAAGCGGATGCATTGACATATCCAGCGGGTACTTCAATTAAAAGAGCGCCCGCGCCGACAAGAGCAGATACTGATGATGACTTTATTGTTTGCAAAGGCAGAAACATCCGCCGCTCAAAAAATCATATTTATTTTTATGATACAATTGATGATGAAACACAAATGTGGTTGCAGCAGGCAATGAACGCTGCATACGAGGAATGTGTTGTTGAAAATGCAAAAGAGATTGCGAGAACACGACACTTGAATGAAAACCTTTATATTCATATCAACAGCCCAGGCGGTGGTGTTTTATCGTCATTGGCATTGTATGACTTTATCAAAAACTTTCCTATGTGTACAGTAGGTGTTGTTGAAGGCTTCTGTGCTTCAGGCGCAACTATTTTGCTTTGTGCTTGTCAGTTAAGAGAAATGAATGAAAATTCAGTTGCTCTTGTTCACGAGCTCAGAAAATGGGACTGTTCTTTCAAAAAGTATTCTGACATTGAAGACGAATATGAAAATGTTTCTCTTTTGATGGATAGACTTGTAAACATTTATACAACAGAAACAAAGATTCCTGCTGATAAAATCAGAGATATATTGAAACGCGACATTTATTGGGATGTCAATCAGTGTAAAAAGTATGAACTTTGTGATGTTGTTGTAGGCGCAAGTTTGACTGAAGCAGAGGATAAAGAGGTTGATGAAAGAGTAAGACGTCGTTTACAAGGCCCTGTGGCTGAAGTTGCAAAAGAACAGGCAGAAGAGGGTAATGCAGAGAAAAAATCAAAAAAGATAAGACTGCCTAAAAAGTCCAAGCCTCAAACAACCTAACCCAGACTAATTGTATATGAATAACGAATTATTTGAAAGCATTCTTTCTGAGTCGAAAGATACATCTGATACAAAGCAAGCTTTCTTTGAATCTTTGCTTAAAGAAGATGTTTGTGCAGGTGATTTTTCAGGATTCGTTCCTGAGAATGTAACTGATCTTAAGAAAAAGGAAGATGACGGCAATTCAGCAGTCTGCTAAGTTTATTTGGAGGTTCTTTTTATAAGGCCTCCTATGTATTTTTGAGGTGAAAATGATTGTTATAAAAAGAGATGAGAAGCGTCAGGAATTTGACCTCTCGAAAATTGTTAGAGCCATTAAAAAGGCAAACGCAAAATCTAACGAAAAAATTGATGATGAAAAATTAAAAAAAGTTGTAGTTTCAACACAATCATTTATTAAAAGTCTAAAGTCGGAAGAAGTAAATGTTGAGGACATTCATAAGGCAGTTGAAAACTCTTTGATGAAGAACAACTGTTATGAAGTTGCTCGACAGTATATGAACTTTAGAAAAGAGCGTGATTTGAAACGCTTTAAGAAACTTCCGCTTGTTGGTGTTATGGAGTCAAAGCTTTTTGTTCAGAATGGCAAAGGCGAACATCAGAACGCAAACCTCGACGAGTTTTCTTTTGGCGGACGTAAAGGTGAAATGGACTCTGCTTTCTTAAAAGAGCACGCATTGAATTATTATATTTCACCAAAGTTTGCAAAGAATCACATTCAGAACAGAGTTTACATTCACGACTTGGATTCTTATATTTTGGGAATGCACAACTGTTTGTCTGTTCCTATGGATGAAATGCTATCATCAGTTATCAAGACAAGACAAACATTGATAAGACCTGCGGGTTCGGTTAACACAGCTTTCCAATTGATTGCAGTTTACTTTCAGTTGCAATCTTTACAGCAGTTTGGTGGTGTTGCTGCAACTCATATTGACTGGACACTTGTTCCTTATGTACGCAAGTCTTTTATGAAGCATTACATTGTTGCTTATTTGAAATCAACTGAAGAGTTTACAAAACTTGATTTGCCTGATATGATGTTCAAGGACTATAAGGACAAAGCAGGCATTTGGAGAAACAAACTTGATGATTGGATTGATGAACACAAGAAAGAATATCTTGACCGCTTAGGTCTCAAGTTTGAAGATTTTACATTTGACAATAAAGCACTTGACAGAAACTTCCGTCAGGCTGCTGTGTTTGATACAATTCAGGAAACTAAACAAGCTGCTGAAGGAATGTTGCACAATCTTAATTCACTTCAGTCTCGTTCAGGTAATCAGCTTCCTTTCTCAAGTATCAACTATGGTACTTGTACACTTCCTGAAGGTCGTATTATTATCAGAGCAATTCTTGATGCAACAATTAAAGGTACAGGAAACGGACAAACATCAATCTTCCCTTGTCAGATTTTCCAAATGATGGATGGTGTAAACACAGGTAAGAATGATCCAAACTATGATTTGTTCAAACACGCAATCAAATGTACTTCAATGCGTATGTACCCTAATTATGTTAACTGTGATTGGAGTCAGGACCAAGGCTATAACAAAGATGACCCAAGAACATATCCTTCAACGATGGGTTGCCGTACTTATTCAGGTTGGGATGTAAACGCTCCTGATGAAGCTCATAAGCATATGAAAGACGGGCGCGGTAACATTGCACCTGCAACTGTTATTATGCCAACAATTGCGATGGAAGCAAAACGTAAAGCAGAGAAAGATGACGCAACAGAGTATGTTGTTGACTACTTTATGGATGCTCTTGAAAAAGCAATTGGCGATTGTAAAGATGAACTTATTGAACGCTTTGATTGGATTTGTTCTCAGGACCCAGCTTCTGCTGAGTTTATGTATGCTAACAAAACATTCTTTTATTACGGTGATGAGTTTGCAAAAGAAGGCATAAGAGGTGTTCTTAAACACGGTACTTTGGCAATAGGACAACTTGGTTTGGCAGAAACATTGCAGATTCTTATTGGCTGTGACCAGTGTGATCCTAAAGGAATGGAACTTGCAAAGAGAATAGAAGCATTGTTCAAAGCAAAGTGTTCAGAATATAAAGAGCATTACAAATTGAACTTTGGCGTTTACTATACTCCTGCTGAAAGCACTTGCTATACTGCAATGCAAAAGTTTCAGAAAAAGTACGGTAAATTACCAAACATTTCAGACAGAGACTATTTCACAAACTCAATTCACGTACCTGTTTGGAAGGAAATCTCTCCTTTTGATAAAATTGATATTGAAAGCCAACTTACAGGCTACAGCTCTGCGGGTTGTATTACTTATGTTGAGATTGGTGACAATGCAGTAAACAACCTTGATGCTTTGGAGCAAATTGTTCTTTACGCAAAGAAGAAGGACATTCCTTACTTTGCATTGAATGTTCGTATTTCTGATTGTACACAATGTGGTTATTCAGGATATATTGACTTCAAAGAAAGCTGTCCAGTTTGTGGTGCACCACACGACTTGATTAACGATTATGCTCGTATCACAGGTTATCTTTCAACAACTATAAAGCATTTCAATTATGGTAAACAAAAAGAGGCTCAAGATCGTGCAGTCCACGTTCACCAATTGAAAAATTGGGTTCAAGGTAAAGCTTAATGGGTTCAATTATAAGAAGTAGAAAACCTGCGGATAAGAGGCCTGCAAACGACTTTTATCCGACACCTACAGGTCTTGTTTATGAATTGATAAAAACAGGTATTCTTGATGGTTGTGAAACCATCTTGGAGCCTGCTTGCGGTACTTATGCAATCTCAAATGTATTAGAGAAGGCAGGATGTATCGTTACAAGTCGTGATTTGATTTATGGACAAGACTTCTTAAAAGATGATTACACAGGACAACACTATGATGCAATCGTAACAAATCCTCCGTTTGATTTATGGGATGATTTTGTAAAAAAGTCAAAGCAAGTTGATTGTAAAAAGATTGTTATGATTGGCCGCGCCAATTGCTTCGGATCTCATAAAAGAGTTAAAGAAGGTATATGGGACGGCTTATCGGATGTATTCTTTTTTGATAGGCAGATTGCTTATGATAAGCCTGCAAGAGAAGACGGCAAAGCTCCTCCTGGGATGTTAGTTACAGGTTGGTTTGTATGGACGAAAGGCTATAAAGATGAGCCTAAGATTCATATAATCGACATAGACAAATGGATTGCAAGAAAAGGTGAATAAATAAAAAGGCAGCTCAACGGCTGCCTTAATTTATTTTATATTTTAATACGCTTTAATATCGTTTGCGATTTGTTGTATGTCTTTTCTGAACTCTTCTTTTGAGTATGACTTGAAATCATCAAGTCTGTCAGGTTTCTTTGAAGAGAAGTGGATAGGACTTCCATTTGCAAAATATACCCAATAAAGAATATCGTTTCCTTTGCAAATCTGAACGCCATCAATTTCACAATCATTTTGGTCGCAGTAATCAATTGCGGACTGAACACTCAAACCAATGTTATCAAATTGAGATGTTCCACCACCACGAACTCTTAAATGGATCTGATCTTTGAAATCAACGCCGCTGACCTTATCGAAAACGTCACACATATCAATAACACATTCAAAAGCAGGAGGCACAGTAAACTGATGTGGTATTCTGCTTTCATCGAGTTTGTTTTCAGCAGGTTCTTTGTTTTCATTCATTTCGTGAAGCTTTCCTTCGATTGTGTTGCACAAGTCACTAATATCAATTGGACCTAAACACAAGCAGTTTGGATTTACAATCCAAGGAAGATACTTGAGTGCTTCAAGTGGGAAGCCAACCCATTTTGCTTCTTTAATCATAAGTTCAGCCAAATCATTTACACGATGGCCAAACTTTTCTTCGTATGTTTCACCTTTCAAATCGATTGCTGAAAAGCCTGCAACAAATCTTGAAACTAATGCTTTAAGTTCATCAGAACTTTGAACACGGCCACCTGCTTCTTTCATTTTGTTTTCTTCAAGTTTGTTTTCAGCAGGTTCTTTGCTTTCTTCCATTGGTTCATTGTCATTACGACCGAATCCATCTGGGTTAACGTCAATGTAATCAGGAAGCCCAAATACAAATTCATAAGTGCTTGAGCCAATCTTGTTTACATAATTTGGATTCAATTTAAATTCCCAGATAGAAGGTTGCCAATGTTTAAGTTCTTCAATCTCATTTTCAGGACCTTGAATACCTACAAAGATTGAAGGCATATCGTCATTGTAAATGTCAATGATTTTACAATTAGGCGCCAATGACAAGTCAAGATTGCGTCTTACCCAATCTTCAAGGTCATCAACAGCTGTAAGAGTTCCACCTGTGTCGTGCTTAAACCAAGATTCATTTGCAACGTCAAGACCACCTTCAACTGTGTCACCTAATGTTTCTGATATATATTTGTTGAAAGCTTCTCCATCATCCCAAAATGCTGAGTTGCCTTCATTATCATATACAAATTCTACCATATTCGTTCCTCTTTATATTTAGTCTTTAATTAAGCTGAACTTTTTCAACCTTAATATAATTCTTGTCAATATAAATAATATCGTTCTTGTTTCTTGGGTTAAAGTCCATTGTTTTTGGCTGAGCATAAACTCTTAACGAAACATACTGCTTCAACAATGACTTAAGTTTTTCCAAGTCAGGTTTTTCATTACCTGTAACTGATGTAAATCCAAAATATGAAATAGGAATACAGAAGTTACCTGTAAGAGTGTTGAGATTTTCATCCATTGTAAAGTCAATATCAACACCTCTGATATATTTTGAGTTGGTCTTGTAGTATTCCGAAGCACCTGTTGTGATTGCTTCGTATCCTGTAAGATTTTCAAGACCTTGATATTTTACATAGTTACCTGAGTAATCAACCTCAAAAGGACGGTTCTCTGAAGGTGACTTTGAGAAGTCCTTCAATGTTTTCATATAAAGCTCATCTGCTATTTTGTCAATGTAATCAAATTGAGCAACACGAACTTGTCTATCCAAATAATCTGGGTCGTCTTTTGGGAAAACATAATAATGATTAAGTTTTGTTGCAGACTCTGTAGGTTTAGTTGTTGACTCTGAGTTTGTTGATATAAGCAATAACTTACCTGCTTCAATTGATGTTGCACCGTTTTCATCAACACGGTTATCATACAAGAAGAATGTTCTGTTCTTTGTAACCTTGCTTGAGTCATTTATAAATTCCAAATCAACTTTCAATAAGTAGTCTGCATTTGTTGAGCAATCCTTAAAGCCTTTATTCAAAAGGTCATTCATATAGTTTTCATCAAAGTGGAAAGGAATTCTGATGATGTATTTTGAAATACTTGGGTCGTTTTCATCGTATGTAAAATCAACAATATCATCATAATCAACTGTTGCAACAGCTTCAACTAAAAGGTTTACTGAGTCAGCAAACTTAAATGATTTTGCAAGAGCAATAAGTTTTGAATTGTAAATAGGTTCATTAAAGTCTTGATTAAAAATATCATATTCGTCCGCAACAATCTCACGAACATATTCACCAATCTCTTCTTCAGTAAAGTCATAAGATGATGACTTGATTGTAAATGAAGGTACAATCTCAATTAAGTTTGGTTGAATAAACTTAATGTTATCTGAAGGACCTTTCATATCGTAAATAGAAGTTTGTAAAGGATTTAAGAAGTTGTCTTCAACATCGTCATCATCAATCTGTTCACCATTTGAAAGAAGAGCTGTAATGTTGATGTTATCTGAAATAGTGCTGATTTCATTTGCAACATTTTCAGTAATATCTTCACCGATTGTTGTATCAAACTGTTCTGAAGATACGCTTGAGTCTGGGAAGATTTTACAATGCAACAAGTTGAGAGGTGAGTATTTATCAATAGCATTCAAGTAAGCTTTATTTGTTGCAATTGTATATGACTTAAGATATGATGCAGGAGCAGCTTCACGGAAATCTGAAATATCTTCGATGTCCTTACCGCCCTGAATTGATGAAATGTTAGTACAAGAAAGGAATGTTGAGTATGTTCCTGTTCTTGGATCTTTCATTGAATATCCTGAAGGGAATATCATTGTGTTAATCTGATACTTTGCATCAAGATTACCTGCGCTTCCCATTGTTTCAACATAGTTTACATAAAGAGTTCCTTCAGGAGGAATTGCGCCTGAGATGCCGTCACCGAACTTAATCTTAATACCACTTTCATCTTTTAAGATTGATTTTTCAAATACGTTATCAATCGAAGTTGCCATTGAAAGTTTATCAATTTCAGCAAAGTAAACAGGTTCTCCGCCTGAAGCAGGTTTGATATAAACAGAAAAGTACTTACAAGAAATTTCGTTTGTTGCAGCGTCAACATTTAATGTAGGAAGAACAAAAGATTGGAATCTTGTTGTGTTGTTTGTGCGTCCGATAGAAACTGATTTTTGAATACCTTGCATTACTGGGACTTTAAGATACTTAATTCCTTTCCATCCACCGCGAGCATAAAAAGATTCTTTTTCAACATCAGACATATTGTCAAAGCCTTTCTTTAATGTCTTTGATGTAACAACTTCAGTTGAAAAGTATTCAGTTCCATTTGCTGCAATAAAACGGGTTCCTTTAGGAATTGTATATGAGTCATTACAAGTCCAAGGTGTTAAAGCGTGTTTTGCTTCAGTATCTGCATCTTCATCTTTTTCGATATTATCATAATCAGAAGCAGCGTCCAAATCAAAGAAGTAGTTTCCATAATACTGTAAGCGGTCATTTCCTACTGGGTCGGTATGTGAAACAACAACATAACCGATAGCAGACTTTGGGAGTTGTCTTTTATATGAAATAAGGTCAGCGTTTGCCTGAAGCGAAGAAATGTTCATAGCAGTCTTCCATTTCTTTTCGCCTAAAAGATACTCCATATAACGAGCTTCTTCCGCATTACCTTCTGCAATTGCGTCAAGCAAGTTTCCTACTGTACCATTGCCTAAAATGAGAGCCCAGTCACTCTTCATTCTTAATGACGCAATCATTCTTGCTTTTATAGATTCTGTATCAAATCTTTTCTGTCCCATCTTATAAACCTTTTATAATTAGTTTTCAGATAAAAAAGGAGAGTCCAAAGCTCTCCTTAGAATACCGATGTTATTAGCTTAAACTTTTTTAACGTTTTTATTTGACTCCCAAGATGTTTCTTGAGAAAGTTGCTCAAGGAAGATGTTCATATCATTATTGATACGAGAAATTGCGTTGAGATAGATTTTCATTTCGTTCTGTGCACGAACAATCATCTTGAAGTAAGTATCTCTTTGGTTCTCTGCAGTTTCATACAAATCATTTAATTGCAACATTCTCTGATTGTCCTGACGCATTGCCTCAAGGTCATATCCACCCATTGAAGAAGCGAACACTCCTGGGAGATTGTAATATCCTGCGTTATTTGCCTTTGAGTATTTTGCAATTGTATCACTTCTTTCAACTGCCAAGTCAACAAAGTCATTTGCAGATTCTTTGTATAATGAAACTGACGACTTAAGAGAGTCAATCTCTTTTATACATTTTTCAATGTTTTGCTGCAAGCCTGTCTTCAAAGCATTGATTACTTGTATATTTTTGGCATCCAAGTGTGATGGGTTGAATGCTGGGTTCTGTTGTATCTGTGCGTTATTCATACGTCTAAAATCTCCTGTGCCAATTCTTTATGAATAGGTAATAAGTCCTCTCTGTTATTTAGCATATAGTTGACATTATTACGCATTCTTATATAATTGCTTTCAGTAGGTGAATCTTCTTGATTGTATAACATATCTGCCAACTTTACAGTCAAAGCTTCGTCAGATATGCGACACAATTCATCACTGATGTACTGTTCTTTACCTACTTTTTTGATTTCATCTTTATCGTTTGTAATTTCATTTACAATTGAAGCAACCTCATAGCCGAATTTCTCAACCATATCATCAAAGGATTCACCTGTGTCTTCAAGAACATCGTGAGCCATTGCTGCTTTGATTTCAAGGTCAGAGCCACCGTGCTTCATAACAATTAAAGCAACACCTTCAGGATGTACCCAATAAGGCTGTCCTGAAACTTTTCTTACTGCGCCTGTATCATTATGGCGTCTTCTTGCAAAACGATACATCTGATGTGTTGATTGTGGAAAGTCTTTAATGTCTTCAAGAAGTTTGTCGAAAAATGATTCTTTACTTTCTTTTAATGATGGCCCACATCCTGCAGGCATAGCGAATGATTCCCAACCAATAGGTTTATTTTCATCTGCATAATCAATAGCTTCATCTTCAGTTGCAAAAACTTCACAGCCCGAAGAATTGCAGCTCAATTCACCGTCTTTATCAACATAGTTGGTTTCTTCATAAAAGTCTTCTGGGTCATAGCAACAAGCTAAAAATCCGTTAGTGTTTTCCCGAATTCTTTCTTCTGCTTCAACGGCTTCACACATTCTTTCAAGAAGATCTTTTTCGGCACTGCTTTTATCTGTTGCAATCCAATCTTCATCAACTACACCTTCAATATGTAAGTTGTCGTTGATAATGTCAGGCACTTTTGTCAAAAGGTTCATAATAGTATCATAGTCCCTTTTGAACATATAACAAGTTATATATGTTTGAGAGGTGAGCCCAATGTTTCTAACTTTTAACCAACCTTTCTTTGTAAGAGCCTTTGAGAAGTGTTCAAATATTGGGCCACTTTCTTCTATAAAATCTTCATCGTGACAAAGCTCTCTTAATTCAGTAACTCTGTAATTTCTGCAAAGAGTTGCAATTTCATCATCAGAGAAAAATAGTTTTGGGTGCTGAGCAGCATATTCGTGATGGGTAGAGTCAATAGGAATTAACTTACCATCGCGACTGTATAAATATCCTCCGTCCTGTCCTCTTGCCATACTTACTCCTCAAGAAGCTTATCAAATAAAGTTGTCTTGCTTTCATAAAAAGGTTCAATTTCAGCAGCAGGAATCGTATAAGGTTTTCCGTTTCCGCCATCAGGAGTAATAATAGCATCACCTGTTGGATTGAATGTAATATCAGGACGTGGGTCTGTATCAAACTCATTCGCAATATCATTAAGTTTGTTCTTTGATTTCAAGTATGCGATAACAGCTTTTGTTCCTGCAAGTTGATTTCTACCTAAAGGCAAAGTTGTTGCCTGTGTATCGAGTCCTGACATTTTGTTATGTGTTTTGCTTGATACAACTTTATCTCCAATACCACGAGCCTGCAATTTTCCATTCTGTGGGAAAACTTCAATCTGTGTTTCATTTAATAAACTTTCAAAAAGCTGTTCTTTATTCATTGTTTTTATCCTCATCTTCTACATCATCGAAGCTGAAGCCCGATGCATAATCTGTTGTATCAGGTTCAAACTCTTGAATTGAAGTATCAAGGTTTGCCAAGTCATCTTCTGTAACTTCTTCACCGCCAGTCACAACCATTGAAGTTGTCATTGGCTCGTAACCATTCCAAGTATTGTTGTTTGCTCTTTCATCATTATAGATGTACATATCAACAGTATCGTCAGACAAGTCATCTGGGTTATTTTGATTTGTGTTGAACTGAAGTTCTGGGTCTGTCAAATTGTCACGGTAATCAGCTTCACAATAATCATTATCGTGACCGAAACCACGAGCAGCGTTTTTGTAATTGATTTCCTTTTCCCAGAATGTAATCATATCAGTCACAGCATCGTCTTTTACATCTTTCAAAATGCTGAGGTATTTTTCACCTGCTTTCTGAAGTCCTGCAACGAACTGAGGCCAATTGAATGTATCACCGTTGAGTGCAGGCCATTCTGTTTCAGTATCAACAAATTGTGCTACGAATGTTTTGTTTGGAATTTTCTCGCCGTTTGCAATTGCGAGTTCAGATAGCTCATCGGATTCAGATTCAGCCTCTTGATAGAGAACTTCTGAAATCTGATGTATTTTGTCGAAATCATCTCCAACTGCGTGAAGATGCATTGTTTTCAAATCGTTTGCAAGAAGTGTTGCATATAAAGCTGCTGTTGCGTATTTACCCAATTCGTCAACACCATCTTCAGTTTCTCCTGCGTATTTGATGTCTGACAATTCAGACTCATTCTCTGTCATTTTGAGAACTGTTCCTTTTGGGAAAAGATAATCTTCGTTCATACGAAGCATATAACAGTTGTTTACTGTATCTTCAACAATTGAAACAGCTCTTACAGGAGACTTGATAATTTTATACTGAGGTGTAGGTCCGTGATCTTGAGTAGGATTTGCCTGAATATGTTTTGGGAATTCAGCAAGCTCTGCTGCAACTGTTTCAGGAACAACATAGTTGTCAGAAAAAGAAAAGGCTCTCTTAGGATCCTTTCTTTGATATTTAACAGTTTTATAGTTTGGGTTTACAGCAGTTGCCTGAAATCCTGAGTTTTCAAGAGTTTGATTTACTTGTGGGACGTTATCTTTTTCAACGAATATTTCATCAATATCCATTCCTGCAGGCGGTATAAAACCCAAAGCTTGCAAGAAATTTGGGATAGTCAAATTTTCATCATTACTAATTAAGAACATCGATATTCCTCTTTTATATTTAGTAATGATGAAAGTTATCAACTTTTAGATAATTGAGTCCTCGTATCTTGCAAGTTCAGAATTGAATGTTGCTTTCATTGACCGCATTTCACGGTTGTAAGTGCCTGCAGTAATGTTCAATTCTTTGCAAACATCTTTTGATGATAGTTTGATTTCAGAATCTTTCTTAAGGTTCCAAATTGCTTTCTGTGTTGAGTTAAACTTATCTTTCATACAAGAGTCAACTGCTTTCCAAAAAGCGTCTTTATGCATCTTTTCTTCATAAAGATTTTCAGGAGATTTTGACTGAAGCTGTTCCATCTGTAAAGCAGCTGCTTTTGATGCAAAAATATCCTGATGTGCAATTGACCCATCATTTTCACATTCAGTTTTGAAATCAGTTAAGATTTCATTCTTACACTGTTTGACATAATGACCAACGACATCACGGTTGTAAGTTGCAAGATAACCCCAGTAAGCTGCATAAAAGTTCCAAGTGTACTCACCTTTTTTGTTTTTCTTCTGTGGAATTTTGTCAAGCTTAACACAATTCATAGCTTTAATGAGTTCGGGATAAACATCTTTTTCATAGTTGTTTGTCATCGCGTAAACTGTTTCAGGAGAACAAGCCGTTTTCTGAAGACGCTTTACAAGGTCCCATTTCATCTTATGAGCAACATCCATAAATTGTTCATAACATTGATGTTCCATCGCGACACATTTTTCTCTGTCATTTGCTTTTTTCGCATCAACATAGTCCTTGAAAAACCCATAGCAGTAAAAATCTTTATTAACCATTTTGACCTCTTTATTCTTAAATCTATAAAAATCCTCCTTATATTTATGATAATATAAAGAGGACTGAGAGAAAGTTTACTTTTACAAATTGTTTAACCAATCATTATCAAGATAACAGAACATTATTACTCCAAACAAACCAAGGGAGATAAATGTTATCCAAAAGATATATCTTCCAGCGTTACCCATAAGTTCTCTGTCAAGAAAAGCCTGAAAGTCTTCAGGAGCATTTTTGTATTCCTGATGAAGTGTACACTTTAGAATTCCGCCATCTTCAATATGTGTAAAGGCAATTCCGCTTGCTTCAGTTATCTCAGCTTTACAAACATATCTATCACTTCCGTGTGTATCTGTTCCTAAGTAGCGATATATCTGATTAGGTTCAACAGTGCCGTAAGGGAATGTAAGTCCCGCGAATTTGATTTTATCGACATTGTTTCTTCTTGTCCAAACGTGGTCCCAAGTATAATAAACTTCAGTTGTATATGTTGTTCTTGCTTTTCCGTTTACATAATGTGTATGTGAGACGCGGCGAGTATGACGGGTATAATGTTCCTTTTCAATTGAAACATAGGAATACTGACCTGCAGGCTTTTTGACAGATGAAGGGACATCAAGACTATCAAAGGTTACATAGCCGACTGAATACCAATCACCGTAAATAAAAGCATCGCGGCTGTCAGAAAAAATACGGTTTTTGAAAGTTTCATCGTCTGTTACCCAAACCGCAGAATTGTATTTTGCATTGTGATCTTCAATCTTTCTATCAATCTTTTCATAAATACAAAGACCACCAATGATATAAATTGCAAAAAGTAAAAGCCCAAAAATAACTTCGCGGAGGGTCATTTGCCAAGTACCGAAATCAATCAATATTTTGTTTCCGCTGTTTTTTCTGTAATATGACATCCTTGACATCCTCGGGTCCCGAAGGACCCATTAAGCTTAATATAAATTGCCTACTGTTTTTGTTTCAATCTTCAGCGGCGCGCCATCAGTAAAATGTTCGTATTCTTTGATATTGTAACCCTGCATTGTGATGACAGAATTGTTCGGCCACTTTTCAGTGTAGTATTCATAACTTTCAACTGCAGCACGATATGCCTTTTTACTGCGGGCAACATTTTCGTTATACTTCTGTATTGCAACATTCATATCTTTTAGCAGTTCACTTGACATCCACTCAGGCGGATTTTCAAATGCAATCTGGATATTCTTATCTGTTGCGGCAACATTTCCACTTGAGCGCAAACCTGCAATCTGAGCCTGAAAGTCCTTTTCATTTTCAACACCATACTTTACATTCTGTGAAAGCTGTGTAAGTGAATTGAAGAGGTTTTCCTGTTCAATTGAGATTGTGTCAACCTGTCTTTCAACAAGCTTTTCTCTTGACCTTGCGCCATTTTCGCAACCCTTAAAGCCGAAAATACAAGCCAATCCAATAAAGACGACTGCCATAACACTGATGAGTGCTGTAAATCCTTTTGACATTATTATACCTCCAATTCTGTCGGATTATCAAGTAAATTTTTAATTACTTCCCAAGTAAGTTTGCAGCCGTGATCTTCTGCATACTTGCAAATTACAAAAAGATTTTCGAGACGGTCTGCGCCGTATTCGTCCAAAACCTTTTCATAGTATTCGCTGTATTTAATTTCCATATCGTGGAAAGTAAATTCTGATGTGTCTGCAAAAATAGGTGCAGAAAAAATTAGTATCAAACTTAAAATTGTAATGAGCTTTTTCATAGGCCGAGTTCCTCCTTATTGAGAACAATAATAATATAAAGAGTCAATCCCAAAAGTTCAGCTTTTAATACTAATTTTTAATAAGAGGATTGTGATGTTATCAACAAAACAAAAAGCAAGTTTACTTTATAAGCATCATTTGGGTGTAGGTTCAACAAGAGACAACCGTGAATTTTTTGAAGAGGCAATTAAGTCATCTTTTGTTGTAAGACCTGACCAATTGTGGACTTATTCAGATAGAATCCCAGACGGAACAGATGCAACAGGCGGCGCTGATGCAATTGCTGAAATTATCAACTTAGGTTTGAATGGAAGAGACTCAATCTTCTATCATTACATTTCAGAGGACCAAGATAAGGTTCCTCTTGTAAAGAGATGGATTGACCTCCCTCTTACAATGATTGATAAGGGAACTGATAATGCTTTCTTAATTGCAGATGAAAACGGCGAGCAAATTAAAAACATCGTTCCTTTCAACTATCACGAAGAATACTATAACTATACGCTCAAGACTGCAAACGGAACAAGAATCCCATTCGGTGTAGGCGATTGGCAGGTTGACATTTACTCAGGTATTGTAACTTTCTATGGTGAGTTGCCTGACGGTGTTGACCACGATAACCCACCACTTTTGAGCTTTTATCAATATATAGGTGGAAACGGTTTCAGACAAGATACTTACGGATACGATGGTGCAATCCTCCCATTAGACTCAATTGAAATTGCCGCAGGTTCTTGTGTACTTACAAACGGTTCAGAAGGCCGTTCATTGTATCAGCACATCGTTGATAAAACAAACGAAATTCAAGACAACTTTGTTGACATCTTTGGTTGGGATGGTTCAAACAAAAATGAAGGTATTGCTCTTTCATTTGAAAAGATTATACCTCTTACATATACTCACAACCTTGACGCTGTAAAGGGTTATGATAAGGCAGCCAACTCAGAAATCGGAACATTGCTTTCTGATAAAGTTGCAAGCATTGTCGGCGCGGCTTCATCAAAATATGAGATTGTGTTTGTATCTCAAAAAGCAGACCCACTTGATAAGTACACAATCAAAATTGAAAACGGCGTTGCTGTTGCTCACGGTCTTGACGGTGAAGATAAAGACCCAACAACTTTGGCAGGAAATGAGTGGGGACTTTACAAGGTTTGGATTTCTGATACAGCTTTCGTAGTATTGAAAGTTCTTGAAGAAGGCGACGAAGAGATTACATTCTCAGTACAAGACGTTAAGCTTCAAGAAGACAAAACTATTACAGCTTTACTTTTGTATTGGAGTGATGAAGACAGACAATATCAGCCTTTCTTACCTAAAGAAGATGTTCTTGGCAATTTTGGTTTCCCAGTCGTAACTATTAACGGTCGTCTTCCTCCATCAGTTCAACTCGGAACTGCTGCTCTTGCAACATTCTCTGATGTTATTACTCCTGATTATTATGGTCCTCGTTCTTTCGCTGTTGTAATTGCAAAAGAAGACGGAACTGATATTAAGTCAGCAGATTACATTGTAAAGAACAGAGAAGATTGGTATCTTAATGACATCTTTGCTCAAATACTTACAAGATATACAGAAAACTTTAGAGGAACTGTTTTCTTAAGAGCAGGCACTTATCAAACAGCAGGTGACCTTGACTTATCAGTATTCAAAAACATAATTCTTGCAGGTGAAAACTATCATACAATTATCGACTTGCAGGGACGCAATCTTATAATCAGTAATGATGTTGACTCTGTCTTCGAACTCGACCACATCAAGTTTATCAATGTAGGTGAAGTTCAAGTAACAAGTAAAGGCAACATCTTTATTTCAGAAACAACATTCCCAAAGACAACTCCTATAACTGTTTACGCATATAATGGAAGTTCGACATATCTCAATTACTTGTCAGCAGGTGACTTAACAATTGAAGGTGAAGCAGACTCTGAACTTATCAATGTAAACATAAACGGATGTATGCTTGCCAATGTTGCAATCAATAAAGATAAAGTTTATTTGAAAAACTCTTCTCTTAATGAATTGTCAATCTCAACTGATAAGACAATCGTATTAAGAAGCAATGTTATCAATAAACTTAAAAATAAGTACAAAGAAACTTTCATTGAAGGCAATATGATTTTCGAGTATTCAGGCATTGCGCCTGCTGCTGCAAATCAGATTCCTGTAGGAACTGCAGCTGACCACGAAATCATCAACTTCAATCGCGATACATTGACAACTACGGGTCGTTTCCCAATCTTTAGTAAAGATGATGCTGTTCATACAAAGTATGCGGAGTTCGCTTCTCCTTTCAATTATAATGAAACATACAACATAATTGAACTTCTTTACGACCCTGACACAATGAAAATTGTTGATGGCAAGTTGACTACCACTTTGTCAGCAAGTCAGATTGCTATGGACGAAGAATCATTTGAGAGACACGAAAACTCAGGACTCCCTGCAGTTCATTATGGACCTGAGAACAATCTTAATGATGTGTTCCGCCACATTTATAAGTGGAAGGCTGACCTTGGCCCTAACGGAAAAGTTCCACTTCAGGAATTGCCTGACTCTGTTGCTTACGGTGGTTTGCTCTTTGTAGGTACTTGGTCTTTCGAAAAGAATAACGGTAATTACCCAACATTCCGTGATGCACAAATAAACCTCAGTGAAGATAAAGTTGTAAATGAACTTCAGCCTGGGTGGTTCTTTATCGTTGAAGAAGCTGATGACTTGACAGATGAAGACACTGATGACGATACACCTGTCGCAACACAAATTGCAGTTGACGGCGTTGAGTTTACAGCAGGTGACTGGGTTGTATTTGAAGGCGCAGGCGAAAAGTTTAAGAAAGTTGATTGGAGCAAAGCAGTAACCTTCAGAACTAACGGATATGTTATTACAAACAAGAATGCCCTTGCTGAAACAGGAAATACAAACATTTTCCAAATTCTTACTGAAGAAACAATTGATGACCAAATGCATACTGGTTGGAATGGCGATGGATTCTTGACAATAAGAAATGGTATCGTTGAAACAATCGCAACAGACATTGCATCTCTTAGAGAAGAGTTGGCTGCAGGCACTGATATTACAAAATATGATTTGGAATGCACTTACACTGAAACACAAGGCAGTCCAAAATGGATTAAAGTTGACCGTGCTTACTCTGACCCAACATATTCACCTTTGCCATATTACGCAAAAGTACCCCATATCACAAACCTTGATTGGTATTGGAAGCGTAACAGAAACGCAGGTGCTTTGGACCTTTCAAATAATACAATCATTGAAGCGTTCAAAAAGGTTAATGACCAATTAAGAAAACTTGAGCCTAAAAAGCCTGCTCATATTAAAGATGTTAAAGTTGAGTTTGATAAAGATTATCCACAAGTTTCATATCGTAAGTGGGTAAATGGAAACATATCTGCTCCTATAACAAAATATGATACAACTGACCTTACAGAGTACAACTTCAAAACTTTTACTGATGAGAACGGAAACAGAACTTACAAAGAATTGATTTTCTTTGGAGATAAAGCTCACATCACAGTAAAGATTGATAATGAAGTACACGAGTTTGATATTACAACTGAGTCAGAAGCACAATCTGATGATAAAGTATTTATATCTGCTCCTACAGAGTCAATGACTTTTGCTGACCACGGTGAACAATTCTGGAAAGGTTTTTACGTAACATTAAAGAACGACTTCATTGAAGATGGTCAGCATACTGTTGTTATTACACTTGATGATGTTGAAGTTGTATATGATGACGGCACAGTTGATACTTATCAGTTTAGCAACTACAATGGCGTTTCAAACACAATCGTTTACGACACATACAAGCCTTACTTCCCAAGTGTTCTTAGATTGTTACCTGATACACATATGTCATATCCTCAGACAACATTAGCTGAAATGTCAAAGAGAGATGCTTGTTCAGGAATTAGAAAAATCAATCTTGCCAACTTCAAGAACTTCCCAATTTCAGAGTTCATTGTTGAAAAAGTTTACAAGGATCTTGCTGTTCCTACAGGACCTCTTGCTGAACTTGAGGTTCTTCTTAATGACAGCATTCCATTCTGTGATAAGATTGATATTTCTGATTATGTAACACTTGAGGCAAACACAGATTATCCTGCTGCTTATAGAGACTTGAGAGTTGAAGACTTGATGGTCCCAGTAACATATGAAAACAAGAACGACATCTTGCCTGAAAATTGTACTTTGGACTTCTACTTAACTGTTTACGACTTGTATAATGAGCCACATCGTATCAAGATTCATACATACACAGGTATGCGTTTTGACCCAACAGAAGAAAGCGAAAGATGCTCAGCAGGTGACTTCAACGAAGATTCATTATTCAAGGATTTCCCAAAATCATTTGGTAAGACTTGGGTTTCAGATAATCGTTTGAGTGAAGAACTTTATAAGATTGGTGAACTTGTTGATGGTAAACCTGTAGGTGTTTATCAGCAGCCAACTGAAGTATATAATGAAACAGTTGGAAGCAACATTTGGACAGGACAGAAAATCGGTGAAGAGCATTATGGAACAGCTTGTTTCAATATAGGACACATCACTGATGCAACAGGATTTACTTTCAAAGTTGAAGGCTTGCCAAGTGATATGTCAACGTACAACTTTGATAAACTTTCAGGAACAACAAATGACGTTCTTTATCAAGTTTGTTTAGTTGAACCTAATGAAGTTGACCACTCAAACTCAAAAGTAACTTCATTCTTGGATGCGAATGCTCCTTATGATGGCTTCTCAAAAGTTGATGAAAAAGACTTCTTATATCCTGTAATGTATGCGGGCAATTCAACAGCAATTGAAAAGAGAATAACTTTCGGAAGAAAGAAAATCTTTTCAGGCGATGTATATGTAAGAATTGCAATTAAGAAAGACTCAGGTCTCCGCTTTACAGGAATTAAATTGATAGAGGAAATATAATGGACAAACAATTTACATCAAATACTGAAGATAAGCGTCTCAACATTGAAGAGCCTGAATTGATGATGGGAAGACATATTCTTCCTCAACAGATTTGGCGTGACGGCGCTCTTATCCCAGGCTCACCTGATAAACTTGAGTTCAGTATTCCTGATGTTGAAGATGGGTTGTTAGTTGCGTATTCATATTTCAAAGATGGTATGACAACTCACCCATTGGTAAAAAAGATTGAACGATTGCCACTTCAAAAAGTAAGAGGCACAAAAGATACATACTTTAATAAAGACTTAATCAACTTAATTGGAAGGGAATTTGATAGTGACCCTAACGATAAAGCAAAGTCTTGGCAGTACACAATTTATTCAGGAAACACTGCATTAGCTTATGATGCAGGTAAGCCTATTATTGATATTGCGACAGGTGTATTAAGATTTCGTTCAGAAGAGTTTGTTGCAAATATCGAAGATGACGAGTTCTTTATATCGTTTTACAAATACATTGGGCGCACAGGCTTCTTAGGTTCAGAAAACAATGAACAAGACGTTTATGGCGGTATTGATATTCCATTTAGAGATGACATCAAACACTTTAAGGATGCTGATAATGATGAAAGAACAGCAACCTTTAGACTTGAAGGTGAGATAGGAAACACAATTTATGTATTACCTAATGCAGCTGAAGTTTATGATGGCGCAAACATTGTCGTAGATGAATATCAGCAAACAACATCAATAAACAAAAACTTGGGTATTGTTATGCTTCAGGAAAACTATCAAGAGATTGACTGGAACATTGGCTTGCATAACGGCGGTGTTTGGTTTGATGATGGCTCGGTAAGAAAGAACTAATTTTATAAAAGAGGAAATTAGATGGCTTCAAAAATACAGTTAGCGAGAGGTTCTCTTAAAGGTAAACAAACATCAAAGAAACTTTTACCTTCAGAAATGTTCTGGGTTGCAAGAACTTCAGACCCTAATAACAAAAATAATGAATTCACTAAATGGGACGAAGGTACCTTATATGTAGGACGGCCATCTCTTAATCTTGAAAGACCTAATGAAGCACCTATTCCTATTGCAGGAGCTCGTACATATTTTTCAGTTGTCCCAAGAGGCAATCTTTCTTCAGAGTCTTCAATTGAAAGTAATGTTTTCCAACACGCAATGATTGGTGATTTGTATGTTTGGTTAAATGACGCAAAAGATGGTTACTTCCATAATGTTGATGATTTCCGTAAAGATGATTTGTTGCTTATTGTTGATAATGGTGGTGACAGCAACATTTCAGACGGCGGCATAATTATTGACCATTCTTTAATCAAATACATAAGAATTAACTCTTCAGGTGGTTATGCAGATGATGTTTACTTTACACAGGATGGTAAAGAAGACGGCACACCTTGGGTTGACTTCGATGCAACAAATGTTCAAGATGCTTTACTCGAACTTAATTGGGAAAAACTTATTTATAAAGGCGAGATTGCAACAAATGCACAAATCCCAGTTAAGCCTACAATCGGTGGCTTGTATCTTGTAAAAGCAGACCAATTAACTTTCAACTCTGGAAAAGAAGATGAGTTCTCTCCTGACAAAGGTGACTTTGTTTATTGGAAACAGCCTGTAAATACAGATGTAACATCAGGAACTTGGGTTCAAATTACAAGCGGTTACACAAATGCTGATGAGATTGATTACTATGACCACGATGATGACATCGATCTTTTTATAAGTGGCTTATATTCAACATTTGACCAAAGACATAAAGACTTATTCAATAATGCAAGCAAGAATGTTCGTGATATGCTTGACTTCTTAATGGCTCAAAAAGCTCAACTTGATGAACAAGGAAAGATTCCATTAAGTCAAATGCACGACACAGTTCTTGGCAGTTTGCAATTCAGAGGCGTTTGGAATCCTCTTAATAAGGTTGTTGACATTGCAACTGAACTTGATACTGTTGATGGAAAGCAAACTCCAAAAGATCCTTCAATTATCAACCCTCTCCCAGGCTGGGCTGCTTATGAAGACGGTGATACATTAGACAAAGGCAACTACCACGGTGTTAACCACGGTGACTACTATACAGTACAAACACAGGATGACATTCTCAATCTTCAGTATCACTTTGACTCAATTGACTTTGAATTAAACACAGGTGACTGGATTGTGTTCTGTGACTCTGATGTTCTTGATGGAACTTCAGCAGGTTCATCAAATACAAAGCACGGCTTCTGGACAAAAATTGATAACACAGACCGTTTATCTGCTATGCAGTATGTTATTGATGTTCAGAATAAAGATAACTTTTTCGTAACACACGAAGTTGATGAAAGTGTATTGACATTAGTAGGAACACCTAAACTTAAAGGTCAGAATAAAATCGGTCTTGAGTTCTTAGGTAATAATACAGTTGCAATCACAGGTCGTGGACTTATTGACCAACTTGAATATGAAGACCCACTTCCAAACTTTATACCAAAATATGATGGAACAAAAGGCACAATAAAGAACTCTTATATTGAAGAAGAGGACGGTACTTATACAGGACAAGACCGTTTGGATCATATGAACGACTTTGCATCACAAGCAAAGACAAGATTCCACTCAAACCTTGAAGTAGGTAACATAAATGAATACCGTAATACAAGAACTTACGGTGATATAACATTGACGCCTCATATCGTTGATGTTGCTGATACACAAGATTATGTTAAATCAATTTTGAAGTTTGAAGTTGATGCCTATGATGGTGATGAACTTAAGAGAAGAGTTGTCTCATTAGTTGCTCCTGACGGCGGTAATTCTTACGGCATTGATGAAGATGCTGCAGACATTGAAACAAATGTTATGCTTCCTGAACATACATCAACTTTAATTGGTAAACTTGCAGGAATTGAGTTTGAAGTTGGAAGAGTTCTTAAATCAACAAAAGAAGGTTATGCAGAAAGTTCATCAATCGAAGAACATAACAATGATGAAACAAACACAGGTAACATTCACGACTCTGTAAGCAATGTTGTTGAATTCCATTCGCAGGTTGCTTCACCTATCAATCAATCTTTTGAGTATTACTTTGGTGATTGGAATACAGGTGACAATCAAGGCTATTATGATAATGATGACTTTGATGAAGACGGAAATATGGCAAACAGATGGGGTGAGAATAAAATTCTTGCTCGTCTTGTAAAGAACATTCATCAAACTCAATCAAACATTACAGTTATGTTGCCTTGTGAGTCGGGCGTTCTTATTACAGAACAGTTTATTGAAAACTTGTTTGGCTCTGATGATGATACTTACTTGACAATGTTTGGTAAGACAAAAGAGTCACCTTCAGGAACAAGAATTAACACTTTACAAAAGTCGCCATTCCGTATGATTGATAATGCATTGAGAACAAGACTTCTCAATTCACATATAAACAAATCTTCAGTTGAAGAAGAAGCTGCTATGCAGCAAGGCATATCTGATAGCATTGCAAACAAGTATGCACCTTCAGTAAGAGATGGTTTGTTTAAGCCTTCCCTTGAAAGAGACGCAACTTTAGTTGCAGAAACTGACATCGTAGCAGGTGTATTTGATAATGACGGTAACATTCTTACAGATGATGAAGGAAGAGTTATCGGAAAAAGATCAGTTGTAGGTACAAATGCAATCGGTGTATCAGACCCAGAATATGGAACAATGCTTCTTCACGGCGCAAGACGCAACTACCCTGATGCAGAACAGTATCGTGACCCAGCGACAGGATTGCCTACTCTCCCAGTTGATGTTGTAGTTGATGCGCCTAATGAAGGCGGTGTTTTGATAACAAGTGACTCTGTCATAAGTGGCGGGGTATGGTAACTAAATATAAAGAGGAATAAAGATGGCTAATAAAAAGCATTATAATAAGATTCAGGTCGCAAGAGGTGACATAAATAATAAAACACCTCTTCTTGGTGAGTTGTTTTACGATTATAACAGTAAAAGCGTTTACATTGGAGCCAAAAATGGCGCAAATGTAGAATGGAAACGCTTCGGCGGTTTTGATAGCATCGTACTTAAGGGTACAATTGATGATGAGAGATTTGGTGAGTTAAGTGGCCTTCTCCCAGGTGATGCATATATTGTAACAGACGCAATCAGCGTTAACCAGCCTGAACTTATTTTTGATGGCGAAGGTAACGTATCAAGAGGTAGAAACTATCGTACATACGATGACTTCTTCAAAGCAGGACAGATTATTGTTTACTGTGCAGAAGACTTGAGCACAATACCTAATGCTGCTGTTTTAGATTCTAGTACAGGCGTAGGTTTTATTCCACTTTCAGGCGGACAAACTGCATCAGATATAGAAAACGATGTAACATTTCAACCTGCAGCTGCAGCTGCTACTGATGTTGATGGCACTACAGGATTGAACAGTGTTCAGTCTGCTCTTGACTACTTGTTTAATAACAAGATGGAATATAAGGGCAAGTACGATGAAGTAACAATTACTGCAAGCAACATCCCAGAAAATCCTGCAACTGCAGAAGACGCAGTTATTGCTGCTATCGCAAATCAGTACAACCTCAAAGCAGGTGAATGGATAATTTATAACGGTCCTACAAAGACTATTCAGGTTTCTGGATTTGACCCTTATGTATTAAGAAAGAATACAGCAATCATTAAGTCTGCAACTGTAACAGGAGATGGCGACGCAACAGCAGGACTTAATACTGTTGTAAGATGCTTCACTCTTGGAGCTGCTGATGCAAACGATATTGAGTTTACATTCAAAGTTTCAAGAAAATCTGAAGAAGCTACTTCAAGTGTAGATACAACATCTATTGCAGGTGATGATGTAACTCTTGAGAATGATGAAGACGGCACAGTTGATGCAAAAGTTGCATCAGTTGCTCAGGCTCTTGATGTTCTTCATCAGACAAAAGCTGACTTAAACGCTCAGGGTAAGATTCCATTATCTCAGATTCCAAATACTTTCGTAGGTGCTCTTCAGTATATCGGTACTGTAGCATTGGCAGACGGTGAAGATGCTGTAAGCAGTATGACAGCCATTGAGTTTGCTCAAGCAATGAGTGCTCTTAACGCAGACGACTCAATGGAAAAAGCAGGTGAAGGCGAAGGCGCTGATATAGAAAAAGGCAGATTGGATAACGGTGACTATGTTATCGTTAAAGTCCCAGGCTCATCAAAAGTTTCATCTGCAGAAGATCCTGATGGTAATGAAACAACAATTAAGAGACAGGTTGCAATCGTAGATGGAGAAGGCAATGTTCTTTTCCGTGTATCTGAAGGCGACCACGTAATTTGTAACAATGTTGTTTATGATGACAACGGTAACATCACAAGTGTTAAACTTGACCACCTTGATACATCTTCAAGCGTTGATGCAGTAAATGGAATCACAGCTGAAGTTGATGTTGTAGGTAGCGTAAGACAGGGCGTAAATACAACAAAGAAGACTATATCAGATGATATATCTGATTTGCAAGATTATCCTGAAGTTGTTGTAAGTGTTGATAGAGTTGCACATCAGATTAAGATTACAATCCCTAACGCAGTTCTTGCTCCTGCAAACTTAGGTCTTAACACAATCCCAGTAGGAAATGGTGATAAAGGACTTCTTAACTCTGAAGTAAGTATCAACGGACAGGAAAATGATTCTCTCTATCATACAGATGATGGAACTGATGAATACAAAGATCACAACACTGAACTTGCTGGTAAAACAAAAGGTAATGAGGATGTTGTTGTTGAGTTTCCAGATAAGAGCGGTAAGATGATTGTTACATCAGAAGGCTCTGGAAAAAAAGATTACCTTCCTAAGTATGACAAAGACAGAAACTTAATTGACTCTGATGCTTCACAGAACACTGCAAACAAAGTATTTACACTTCACGATGCAGAATGCAATGAATTACTCAAAATCAACTACGGTGACCTTGCTAAGTTGTTACAATTTGGTGCAGGCGCTGATACAGTTACACGCCGCTTTGATGAAACAGTAGAAGGTGTCAAATATACAGAGAACAGAAACTATGATGAGAATACTCATACAACTCTCGATGATTGCTCTGTTATTGACGGCGGCGAATGGTAGTATAATTTGAAAAACTTAAGGCGGGCTTCTTGCCCGCCTTTTTTTATCTTCTTTGAAAACAAAAACACCTGAGCCGTCAGACGACAAAAAGCACGAAGAATGAACGCAATCCATAAACTCTTCAACCGTCATTACATCGCCGATGTCTTCTTTCTTTTTTACTTCTTCTATTGTCATATTGTCCTCAAAAGAAAACGGGCCGTTTCCGACCCGTCTTTTGTTAGTTTACTGAAAGTACTTTCATTTTCTGTATCTTTGAAGAAGGTGTTCCGCGGCAAGAGTCAAGCAAAGCTTTTTTACCGTCCATTCCACCCCAGCAGATACCGAACACATCTGATTTCAAGGTGTTGATTATTTCAACCCAGCGGTTGAGGTAATCTTCAAAGTCAGAGATTACGAACAGTTTGTCAGCATCTGACTTAAGATACTTCTTAGCATATTCAATACCTGAAGCAATCTCTGTTCCACCGCCTCTGTGGATTTTGTCTTCAAACTCATTGAACTTGATGTCATCAACGAGGTCAGTGTCCCAAAGAATGATTCTTGAATTGTAACCAAACTTTCCACGGTATTTCTTCAACTCTTTAAGAAGAGCCTTAACCAAGTCAATGTCAACTGAGCCTGAAACATCAATTACTGCAATCAAGTTTCCTGGGCGGTAAACCTGCTGAATTGTTGTTCTCATTCTCATTACACCACCTGAAGTCTTACCTCTGTTGTAGTTGTAAAGTGGGTCCTGCTTTTCGTAGGTTACCGCATTTCCGATACAACACTTCTCGATGAAGCTGCGAACTTCTTTATCAAGAACACGGTTTGTTTCAAGACCTTCTGCAGCACCGCGGCCGTGGTCACTTCCAATTCCTGCACCGAAGTTTGCTGCTGTATTTGCAGGCTCCCAAGTATCATCATCACTTTCCTCAGGACCATTTTCTGCGGCAGCTTTTGCTTTTGCTTCAGCTCCCTTTTTGATGGCTTCCTTAGTTTCGTTTGATAACTGTACCTGCTTTCTCTGGGCATTTTTGATAACTGAAGCTTTAATCTTTCCTTCACCGTTACCATTGCCGTTACCGTCTTTCTTTTTCTTGTCTCCGTCTCCTTTTCCAGAGCCGTCTTTCTTGTCTTTGCCTTTTGACTTTTTGTCAGACTTTTTGCCGTTGCCCTGACCTTGTCCCTGTTCCTGACCCTGTGAATTACCTTGACCCTGACCTTGCTGTCCCTGCTGCTGCATTTGCTGCTGCATCTGTTTCAAGGCTTCGTTAATCATCTTCTGCATATCGAGCTGCTGATTAAGGTTGTCCATAAAGTCGTTAGGATTTGAAAGCATCAGCTGAATGTAAGCCTGCCAGTTCATTCCCAGTGGGAAGTTGAAATACTCAGGGTGCATTCCCTTGCAGCTTTCAAGAACTTTTTCTGTGTCAGAAAGTTCCTTCTTAAGTTCTTCAAACAATTCGTCAGGAATTTCTTCCATACGGTTGATTGTTGCAACCATCTGACCTACTGAAATGTTTTCGTACTGAACTTTCCAATCATCTCCGCCACCGAAGTACTTTGAGTTGATTTCCAAGTCCATTGCAACATTTTCAATCTGTGAACCAAAAGCATCAAGCAAAGCTTCGTCATCGATGTCTTCATCGTTTTCGATCTTTGCCTTGAAAGCACCCCATTTTGAACGGAGCTGCTTCTTAATCTGTTCGTGTTTTGTTTTTGTGTCCTTCAAGTGCTGAAAAATACAGTGTCCGTTTTCGTGAATGTCAAGCGGAATTGATGCATAATCAGGAAGGTCGGAAGGAAGAATAATCTGATAAATACCTGTAGGTGAACGGGTTGATGCGGCAGGAGCTTCTCCCAAAACCTCGTCAATATATTCGTGAACAAGAGTTCCCATCTGGGCTTTAACCTTGTCATAAACTGCAGACTTTACTGCTTTGCGCTCAGGGAGAAGAGCGAGCAATTCTTCTTTTTTCTGTTCAAGTGTTTTAGTCATAATTTCCTCCTGACAATAATAATATAAAGAAAATTTAGAAGAAGTTTAATTTTTTGTGAAAATTTATGATAAATATTTTGGTGGAATTCCTGTGACTTTCAGAACTTCTTCTTTCGCTGCAGCAATCAACAAATCTTGAGTAGATTTATTTAAAAAGTCATTAATCTCCTTTTCAGGCAATTGGCTCCAATTTACTTTGAGTTTTGTGGGTTTAGGCTTAAACTCAAATGATGATAAATGAACTAAGCAATAAGGTATTTCCTCTCCAATTAAAGCAGATGTAATATCTACGTCTTCAACGATATTGAAACAAGATGTATTATCAAAAAAAGTCGGGTCGATGTTATCAATAATATAAGTCGCTAAAGACTCTGTGATAATTATGTCGCCTTCTAAAGACCTGTCAAAGTGTTCAATTTCAAGTAATAAATCTCCTATAAGATCTTTGATAGAGTCTTTTGTGTATGGGTGAAATTCTGTAACATAATCATCTACATTATAACATCCGAGCTTACCGTTCAGTGTTTGTATGTTTCTATATATATATCAATCATTAAATTCTTCTTATGTGTACAGGCGGATGATACTCAGTAAAGTAGCCTTCGGCCTCTACAGGAAGGTCTTCTTCAAATATAATAAAGTTGCAGTCATTAAAAATATCAGGCTGCATATCTAAAAGCCATTCGCCAAAAGACTTTCTTATTAAAATGCCTGTATCTTTAATGTCACTGAGCACAATAAAATTGATTACCCAATTAACTTCTTTCAAAAGTTTCTGAAAGTTGTAGTCATCAAAATGATGGAAAACATAACCGGATGATAATTCAAAATCAACTTCTCCTATACGCCCCTTATAAACTTGTATATGACTAAACTCTTTTTCTACTTTATACAATTTCAATCTCCTTTCTATCAAAAGCTTCTGGATAAAAGTTGATAAACTCTTCAAGAGTTCTTTGTTTAATTATCACATTAGTTGCAGCGGAAAGCTTATTAAAAAACAGTTCAAGTTCAACAAGATCAAGTAAGTGGTCACCCACCCAAATACTGCCTTCAGAGTTTAGGCTGACATCAGAAAAGTCTACAGTTACTGGGCCGCCATCAAACATTCTTGTTCTCCTTTGCAAGTATAAGGTTTTTTCCGTCAAAGATTGTTGGATTTTTATCAAGAAGCCAATCAACAACTTTTTCTTCAAGCACAACAGCTTTTGCCGCTTTAATCTCTTTTATAACATATTCAGCGCCTTGGTCTCCAACATTATAACAAACTGTGCTGTTCTTCGGCCCAAAAGCATTGAATAATTTAAGACATAAAATTCCATCATTGATTGTGTATTTACTTAAATCAAGTGGGCTTTCAAAATAATTTACACTTTTGCCGAAGTCGCTTTCCAAGATTTCTGTATAAGGCTTAGTTAAACAATTATGAAAACCTGAAAGAATAGAGCCCATATCGTGAATGTAAATATTATGATTCCTATTTGTCAACTATGATTACCTCTTTCTTATCGAATATCGTGGGCTCTTTATCAAGAAGCCATTCTGCAAGCTTTCTGTCAAGTTCAACACCGTGAACAGCATTTTTAACATCTTTTATAAAACCAGATATTGCATATCCTGAAAGCTTTTTTGTTTCACTGATATATCCTACTTCAAGCCTCAGACACAAATCTCTATCATCGTCAATTATAAATTGTCTTAAATTAAGATTTGAAGCACCCGCATTACCTTTCGACAATTATAAGCCCCTTTTCGTCGAAAATTTCTGGGTCTTTATCAATAAGATATTCCGCAAAAGCTTTTGTGATTTCTACTGTTTTATGTGAGGCAATCTTGCATCTTATTTCCTCTAATGAGTTGTCACCTTCAGGAGAGTAACCAGTCAAATCAACTGTGCCTGCAATTGAGTCTAATATAGGCTTTACCGCACTAAGTTCTTTTTGAAACATCCCACCATAAGGACCGCCAGCAAAATTGCCTAAAAAGACATAGTTTCTAATATTTTTGCAAAGTTTTCATTATTCATAATTTACTCCAAAAACCCCTCTTTCAAGGGGCGCGGTTTTCCAGCTTTTTTACTTAAGCAGACTTTTTGTTGTTGCGGTAGAAGGCAAGGAATGTATCAGCATCAACTGCCTTGTAAGTTCCGCCCTTAATCATATAGATTTTGTTGATTTCTGTCTGACTTACAACCTTTGATGGGCTGCCGTCAACATAAAATGTTCCGTTACGAATACCTGCGCTTACAACAGGATGTTCTTTTACATAATGGCGGGTTCCTGAACGAACTTCCAAATTAACGTAGTAGTCCATCTTCAACTTAACATTCATATTTATCCCCTTATCAAACAAGCTTTATAATAACTGCGGGTTTTTCAACCCGCATTTGATTTAGGCATTAACCTCAGCGTAGAAGCTGTAGTTCTGAACAATCTTTGTCAGACCGTTCTTTGCAACCTCAACCTCACTGTTCTGAGAAAGAGTTTCGCAGACTTTTACAAGTGTTTCGAGAGCAGAGATGTCAGCAACAAACTTTGCGTAGTTGATTTTTCTCTGATCTTCAGGAACCTTTTCACCAAGGTTTGCTTCAAGGAACTGATGTGGGTCCTTGTCGTAAGCATCCATTGCCTGTGTGTAGATTTCACCGAGTGCACGGCGTGTATCCATCACATTTGTTCTTGTACCGTCAAGGTAAAGGCTCAGGCGGTCAACCTTATCGGCAATCTCTTTTGCACCATCGAAGATGTTCTCTCCGCCAGTTACAGGAGCTTCACCTGACTTAAGGCGCTTAAGCATCTGACGAACTTTTTCAGTGATTGACTTGATGAAAGCTTCACACTGATTTGCATCGTTGAAAGTTGCAGTTCCTGCACCAATCAAGCCTTCAACCATACGGTCGATGAAAGGATTTTTTGCTCCGTTCAGAGGGACATTGAGCAAGGCACAAGCGGCAACTGACTGCTGCAGGTAGTAGTAAGTACGTCCTGAGATGAAGTTGTAAACCTGTCCGTGACGGCTGTAAGTTCCTTCGAAGCAAGAAGCAAAGTCCTTGTTTCTGATGTCAAGGTAACCTTTTGAATTGTCTCTTGAGTCAGAGTAGCATTCAAAAACCTCTTCCATCATTGTCTTAACTTCTTTTGTTGCATTGTCCCAGATGTTTGGACCAAGACGATTTGCATCGTGATTGAACTCAGGCCAATCTGCCATACGCTCTTCTTCATTCTGACTGAACTCATCAAGGAATGAATGGAAGTCAGGTGACTCAAGATTGATAATACAGAAACGGTTGAGGGCAGGAGCAGTAATATCGCAGTAAGAAGGTAAGTTTGACTTGTAGTTTCCTGCTGAGATAATTACGCAGTCGTCAGGAAGTTTGCGGCCGTTTCCGATTGTTCTTTCGAAGATTAAGCGGTAAAGAGCACCCTGAACAAGAGAAGGACAAACTGAAATTTCGTCGATGAACAAAATTGAAGGTTTGTTGTTTTTCTTGTTTTCAAGGATGGTATTGAACCAAGTTGGATTTTTTGTAATGAGGTAATCCCAGTCAGGCTCATTTACCTGAAAACCAAGGATTTCGTTGTTTTCAAAACCTGAACCGATGAGAGAAACAACTTCGTAACCCTCGTGAGCAGCGATTTCTCCGACGATTGTTGTCTTTGCAATACCTGGGTTTGAAAGAAGCAACATCGGAACCTTGTTTTTTGTCATTCGAATAACCTCGAAGCCTGTGATGATTGTGTCTCTAATGTAATTCTTAACCATAATCTAACTCCTTATTAACGATTACAATAATAATATAAAGTGGAGTTTAGGAAAGTATAAAAAATTTTAAGAAATTTTGTGATTTTTTGAAAATTATTTAAAAATATAGGGCAGCAATACCGCCGCCCAGTAGATGTTTAGTTGGAATGCTTTGCAAGCCATTTTTCTTTTGTCAAAACTGTACCGTCAGAATCATAAATAGGCGATATGCCATACTGATAGCCACTTCTTTTATAAATGTATAAAACTCCCGTGTTCTTATCCATTAGGATTGCAGTGGAAGTTTCATCCCTGCTGGCCTGCACAAGTAACTCTGAGTTAAAGAAATCTGTAAAAGTATAAGTTGCTGATGATTCAATGCCATTTGATGAAAGCGTTTTAACTTCTGTAGGAGCATTGCAAGCTGTGAATAAAAGTGATATTGCTATGATTGCAGCAAAAAAGAATTTTTCATAAAAACCTCCGCCTCCCGAAGGAGGCATTTATTTACTCTTTTGGAGTTATTTCGTTTACCAAGATTGAGTTGTTGAAGAACTCATTTCCTGCTTCTTCCAAATCAGCATATTCGCCGCTGCGATACTTCTTAAGGAAGATTACAAGATTTTTGTTGTACTTATAACGATACTGATTTGATATTGTGTTACCTTTGTTATCAATCTGAACTAAGATTACAATATCTTTCCAAAGAATAACTTTGTCAATGCGCCAAAGCTTTTTCTCTTTAATACGTTTTTCGTACTGTGGGAGCTCCTGAATACTTCTACCTTCTTCAACCATCAAAGCAAGCTCTTCTTTTGTAAGCTTGTGTTCCTCAGTGATTGTTTCAATCAAAATAGGGTAATGTTTCTTTTCCAAGAAAGACTTGATATTGTGAATAAAGTCTTTAGGCTCAACATTAAAATCCCAAGGGAAGAAATACTGCATACCTGTATTTTTGTGAATTACAAATACGCCATCTTCACCTTGATGAACTGCTGTTTTTATTGAAAGAACACAAGGACACTTTTCACAGAAGCTCAACAACTTTTTAACAGTTGTCTGCTTCCATTTGTCTCCGTTTATATTCTCCGCAATCATTATGAGTTCTCTCCGTTTTCGGCTGTTACACCGCCGTCAATCAATACACACATCGAGAAGAAATCCTCAGATGCTGCCGCAGGATCTTCCTGTTCACGAGCTTCCTGCCAATACTTAAATACCTTTTTAACATCTGCAGGTTTACATTCGTGGTCTTTTGCAAATTCCTTAATTCTTTCAGACTGCTCTTTCTTCTGTGTTTTAATCTTCAACTGAAGAGAAGCATTTGCCTCATCAATATCATCAAGAGCTTCGAACAATCCAACAAGTTTGTCATAAGTTACATCAACCATTTTTTACACCTCTTTGTAATTTTTTACTGCGTCTTTTGCAGATTCATAGATTTTCTTTGCCATTGCTTCCCAAGCAACTAAGGCATCCTTTTTATTCAAAAACAGACCAACTGAAATGTCGTTAACTTTAATGTCTTCAACCTCTTCAAAAGTTCCGTCTTCTTTCTTGTGTTGTTTTTTGATAGGAAGATACTCTTTCTTTTCTCCATCATAATATGCAGCTTCGACATATTTAGCCCACACACCTTTACTGTTATTAGGTGCATCTACATAGCCGCGGAAAATGAAAACATTGTTTGTAGTTTTCCCATCAGCGTTATCGTAGCAGGCAGAATAAAGAATGTCACCGTCCTTCAAATCCTTGAGAATGTCTTTTTCGACATTACTCTTAAGACCAATACATTGCTTCATTTTGTACCTCTTTGTTTTTCGAGTCTTTCTTTGTTTAATCTATCAACCGTCTCATCAATCAACTGTTCATTTAAGATAATTGATTTTTGAGAAGTTAGCCACTTTGCTTCACGACATTCTGTTATCGTTTTGCCTATCTTAACTGGGACATCACCTATATCCTTTACACCCTTATCAGTAAAAGGTGGCAAAATAAACATATGACTTTGTCCTAAGTTATGTTCTTTAATGTAATTCTTCCATCTTTTCAAAGATGTCCAACCTGCAAGGTCATTATCAATTACAAATACAGTTGAACTAAACTTTGATAATAATGCAAACTGTCTTCCTGAAATTGATGCGCCGAAAACCGCAGTTGAATTTCTGTTTGTAAAATATGGGTCAGTACGAAGGACTGCAAGATCCATAATACCTTCCATAAAAAATAATGTTTTTGTTTCATCAAGTTTATCAAGTCCGTAAAGGGTTGATGTTGAAGCGCCTCTTGGATAAATACATTTCTTATATTCGTATTCATCAGGGTTCTTTCCTTGTCTTATCAATTGATTACGGAAGTATTCTTCTCCATAAATGTCTCTTCCTTCACAAGACATCAACTTTCCCTTTTCATAAATCGGGATAACAAGACGCTTTGTGAAATACACCCACTTATCTTTATTGTTAGGCTCTTCTGTATCATATGACTTTGCCATTGCAGCAAACATCATTTGCATCTTCTCTGCAGTCTCGATTGGAATACATCTTTTTTCCAAATACTTAATTGCATCAGTGTTGTGCTTTACTGATATAAAAGTACCATCGAGTGCAATATGAACTTCAGGCTGCACTGTCAAGTCTTCTTCAGTTTCTGTTTTAAATGGATTTACAAAAGTAGATTCTTTTTGAGCTTCCCACGGAATACCAAGTTCTTTGTTTATTGAATGACCACATAAGTCTCTAAACAAAGCACGAAGTTTTCCTCCTTGTCCGCAGGAAAAACAGTGCCATACAGAGTTTTCAAGGTCCACAGAACAAGACGGATGTTTGTCTTGGTGGTATGGACAGTGGCACATAATTTGATCTGATTTAATGCGTGTTGTCATTTGCAGTCGCAACACTATCTGTTCGTTAATCTCTCTTTCTGTCATATAGCATATAAAACTTAACTGTAATAATATATTAACCTAATAAGGCTTATAGCCACCAAATTTATTTACATTGTAAACAATTGTGCCTGAAAACCTATTATGAGAAACATAATCGCCCATAGTTTGTTTAGAAAGACGTTCTTGAACTGGGGTATTGATTGTGTTGATAAATCTTTCACGAAGTGCTTTATCTTTATCACCGTCTTTTTTGGCTTTTTCAATATCATTATGAAGCTGCTTGATATTGATTATAATTTCTTCAGACTTAATACTAAGTTTCTTAATATCGTTTTCACAACGGTCAATTAAAAAGTAACAACCATAAGTTGTGCAGGCAGTTTTAACTGCTTGAGCCATTTCATCGTTCATAATAAGTTTGATGACTTTGATAAACTTTTCAGTATTAAGCCACAACTTAATTGTGCCGTCATCAATTATTACGCGAACATTATTTTTTACAGGATTAGGAGTGAAGATTAAGAAGTAAAAATCACTAAGGATTTCTTCCGTTGTCTTTGAAGACACAGGAGCTGTCGCATTCTTCACACCATTTGTCTGGGCAGGTTTGTTTTCCATTTATGGTTTCCTTCTTTATACCTAACTTTTCTTCTTCTTTATCAAGCATATAATTAAATACTTCTTTTTCCGATATTGAATCTGTCATCATAGTCCCTTATTTTCTGGTACATATAATTAGCACCTTCTTCAATAATTGAAGCTATGTCATAAGGCTTATCATAAAAGAATTCATCATAAATATTATATGCTGTTACACCAAGTTGTTTCAATCTCCAAACAACATAAAGTTCAAGAAAAGATTCAAAATAAAATACTGCACTTGAATGGTCAGTGCCTTCAAGTTCTTCAACTATGTTGTATAATTTTCTCCAATCGAGAAGTAAGTTTGGTCTGACATTTGTAAGATAACTTTCATAAGCTTCATTGTTACCATAACGAGCTCTTATGATGTCTCTGTTTGAATAACAAAAGTCGTTAAATGACTTTTCAGGAGATTGTCCAAAACGGAGACGCATATGAATTTCCTTCATATAATCTCGAGGCAAGTACATTCCTGAATCTTCACTCATTCTTTTCGACATATATTCATAAAAGTCGAAGTCTTCATTTTTCCAAGTTCCTGTATACATCAAATGACTAATACGAGGGACAGCGGATTTAATATCGTAACGGTATGCAAGATTGTTTTCTTTACACCAATCAGTTCTATCTGTTGTGTACCCATTTTCAATATCATCTTTTTCTGTCTTGATATATTGTGAATAGGCGCGGCCTGATATTTTAGTCCTATCACATTTGAAACGAATTACTTTTTTGTTGAACTCATTCTTACCTTCATTATATTCGTTCAACATTTTTTCAAAATCATCAATAGTTCCTTTCGTAAACTCAACTAAAGAATCTTTATTAAAGTTATAAACAAGATTTTGATTAAACTTTGCAAAAGCACTTCTTATCTGAACTTTTTGTTTCTTATCAAAAACTTCAACTTTAATGTCTTTTGAAATATCAACAACTGTGTTTGGCTTTTCTTCAACTGAATGTGTTTCAAGATATTGATGATACTCTTTTGGCCAAGAACGAACAATGCCGCACTGATTAAGACCATACAATTTTGAAAAGTTTTCGTCTCCGTGGCCAAACTGATAATGATTATTGATTACATAAACAAGACCACATCTTTTAAGACCTTCAACCCAGTTATGCATTGTTTGAGGGTTCCCTATCGAGATGCCTGCTTTTGCAAAAGTATCTTTCGTAAAGAAGATACCTTTATTTTCTTTTACATCGTGAATGTTGTTTGTTGAAGCAAGAAAGAAAAGCAAACTTTTTAACTGAGCAAGTCTTTCTTCTACTTTGTATTTGATTGGAAAATTATTGATAAGATATTCGTCAGTATACGTCTGACCTGAGTAAAGCATAGCAAACGATTCTTTACTGCTTCTATACTTTACTGCTCTATCATATTCGTTCTTGATTAAGACTTTAAGCTCAGTCACCTTTTAACCTCTGTATAATTGATATTAACCTAGCAGCAATTAAGACTAGGTGTTATCAACCATACGTCCGAGGGTTTCGGCATAAGCGCCCGAGTGTGGGTCCCAGTTTCCAAGATCTTGTTCGTGGTTTTCACCATTTGCTTCACGCATTGTCTGTTTCCAGTCAAAGCCGTCTGGGTCCTGCTGATTTACAAAGTTATCAAATCCACCAAGGTCAACACCAAAGTCAGCTGAAGCAGATTCCTGTACTCTTTTCTGCTGTGGTTTCTTTGCAGGCTGCTGACCTTCATTAAGACTGTCAAAAGAAAACTCTTCTTCGACACCGTTAATAATATTTTTAAGCTCAGTATCAATTCCTTTAAGTTTCATCAATACCACTTTAATTCTTGGGTTTGACATATCTTTGGCGAGAGTACCGCCAACTTTTGCGAGTTCTTTTCTTGCAAGTTCCAAATCTGCCATATATGAATATCCTCTTATTTTTATATTAACACATTAGTCATCAAAGTCATTGATGATACGAACTTCTCTACAACCTTTGAAAGGATATGGGTCAAAATCAATCTTAACACATTTCTGTCCTGGGAAGTTCTTTTGAACATAATCATAAATGTCGTCGATTGTTTCAAATGTCACGCCTTTTGCTGACTGACTGTAATACTCATCAGAGTATCTTGATTTGACATCAGTTACAACATAGTTATATTTTGGGTCTTGCTGACAAAAATCAATAAGTTCTTGAATGTGCTCGCGTTCAAGTCTATCGAGTCTTTCATATTTTGTCTGTTCATCTTCTTCTTGCTCTTGATTGAAATCACCCAAATCATAATCTGTGACTTTGGCCTCATTCAATATATTTTCAAAAAGTTGTGTCTTGTCCATATTTTCTTCCTTATTTTATTTAGTTCAAAAATCAAAAGCGGCAGCCCATCAACCATTTGAGCTGCCGCAAAGTAATCAAATAATCAAAATTTTTGAGCTTATCCGGAAAACCATCATCGGATTGTTATTATCCTAGGCTTTTCAGAACGGAAGTTGGTCTTACAAATTGCCTCATTCCTCGTTCCACTCATAAAATAATCTATAAACACTATAAGGACCGAGAGCAACTAAGTAAAGCCTGAATGACAAGTTTGAGTCTCCAACCAGCTTCCTCCTTTTGAAAGTCTAAAGGTTAGGTTGCGATGCCCTGTCAGAACGATACGTTCTATGACTCTTAATGACACTATAATAAGATACAGAATTGCATAGACTGATAAAATGCTATAACAACTTATCACAACCATCATCTCCCTTTGAAGTATTTCGCGAATTGGGAATTGAACCCAAATGAGCCTTTGCATTACTCTTCGCAAAAGGTATGTGTACTTAAAGTATTAACTCCGCCGTTAGTAAAACCTAACACAACATACCAGTGGGCTTATTATTGCCACTTTCGGTTTTCTTTATTCCACACACTTCGTTTTCGACAAGTGTTAAAAAACAAATGTACGCAGGTGACAAAGCAGAACCCAAACTTTAAGGGGATAGTTTTAGAACCTCGCTTTCGATAACACGGTAGCTACGAATCCGCGGACTATTTTTGTGCTTGCAGGCAGAGCTCGTCCATCTCTTGAAATTATTTGTCGTTGGCATTTTGCTGCAACAATCTGCCAGCGTAATTCCCTAATTTATACTAACAGACCACGTTCAGTTGGGTACTTCTGACCCTTAACTTTTGGTCCTTCGATCTTATCAACGTTTTCCTTGAAAAGCTTTTTGAGGCCTGTAAGAGCGCGGCTGTCATACTGCTGATAGTCAGCTTTCTTTGCGTCGTAAGCGAAGAACAAACAACCGCATTCACGGAACCAACCACAAGTATGACCGCGATAAGACATTCTGAATTCTTTCATAATCTACTCCTTAACTTCAAATTACAATAATAATATAAAAAGCAATAATCAAAAGTATAAAAATTTATGAAAAATTTATATAAATTTACTTCATACTCATATTTATTCCCTCCATTATAGTTCAAAAATTATTTTGACATTTTTTCTTATTTTGTCAAAGTGTTTAAGTAAAAGTTCTTTTTAAATGTTTACAACTAATTATTTTAATATTGGAATTCGCAAACCGTGGAAGGCGAAGCCCATTATTGAAAAATAATGTGTAAAGTGTGCAATATATGCTATTTGAACAAAACACACAACACGAGGAGATTTTACAATGAAATTTACTGAAGCAGTAAAACAGTATTCAGAAGAGAAGAAGGCAAGAGGCCTTTCTCCAGTTGTAAACGCTAAAGAGATTGACAAAATCCGTCAGCTTTACAAAGAGGGCAAGTTCAACGAAGATTGTGAAAACAAGACTGAGGAAAAACCTGCAGAAGAAAAGACTGAGATGAACGAAGCTCAGAAAGCAGAGTTTGAAAAGACTCTCAAAGAATTCCGTGACTACAAAGAGTCAAAAGGAATGGGTCGTGGTGTTTCAACAAAACAGAAGAAAATGATTGAAAGAACAATCCTTTGCGGAACAATGACAGAACCAACTGTTATTAAAGAAACAAAAGATGAAAAGACAATCATCGCTGGTCCTTCAACAAAAATTGAAGAGGATACAGAAGCTAATGCAGCTGCAACTCCTGAAAACAAAGTTGAAGAAAACAAAGAAACTCCAACAGAAGCTAAAAAGCTTGATGAGAACACAAAGAACGAAATCCGTTCAAAGATTCTTGAAGCTCGCAAGAACATCTTTGTTGCAAAGACAAAGTTGAACGAGAATGATATGATGGGTGCTGCTGACGCAACACAGGGCGCTATGGACGCAGTAAACGCTGCTGATGCTGCAATTGCTGATCCTGCTGCTCAGGGTGCTGTTCCTCAGAACATCGTTGATACAGTTGCTTCACTTCAGACAACTGTAAATGACCTCGCAACACAGTGTGGTATTCAGCCTCCAGTTGATGTAGGTGCTGACCCTAACGCAGGTGTTCCTGCTGTTGATGGTGCTACACCAGATCCTAACGCACAGGCAGGTGCTGCTCCTGTAATGGAAGGTCTCGAGTCAACAAAAGCTCGTCTTGCAAAACGCGAAGCATTGCTTAAGGCAATCAAAGAAGGCGCTGCTCCTTCAAACGGTCAGGATGCTATGGTACAGGAAATCAACTCAATGACAAATCCTCAGGAATTCCATAACATTGACAAAAACAATTCTGAAGAGTTGGTAAAACCAACAACAAAGAAATCACCTGAAGCTGCAAATACTTGGCCTACTGTAAAAGGTACATACAAGGAATCTGTAACAGAGAAAATGATTTCTGACAGAATTGCTGAGAACGAGGACCGTTGGGACTTCTCACGTATTCTCAGGGAAGGAATTTTGGGCTAAAAATAAGGCAGGCTTCGGCCTGCCAATCAGTTTAATTTTTTTTAATGGAGAATACGATGGAAGAAGTAACAAATACACTCTTGGACTCAAGAGATATGGTTGGTGAAGTAGAGTCAATCCTCGAAAATCCACAGTCACTTCCTGATAATTTGCAATATGATTCTAAAGAAGACCCAGAATACACAGCAAACGCTGCAGAAATGCGCGAAGCTTTCTGGGCTGCCTATATGACAAACGGCGTTGATAAGATGGAAGAAGGTTTCTCTATCAAAAACGCAATCAAGGATTATGTTACAAAGAACGGTGGAAAGATTGATGTAGATGGATTTATCGACTCTTTACCTTCAGATGTACCAACTGCAAAATACTACAAAACACACCGCGATGTAGCAGAACAGCAATTGAATGCTTACTTGGCAAAAAACCCTATTGCTGCATCAGCTGCTGCCGCAGAACCTGCTAAGCCATTTTCTGCTGATGACTTAACAAACGACCTTGCAAAAGAACTCGTTATTTCTGGTGGTGATGGTGTTGATGAAGTTATGTCAGCAAAAGATTCTGCTGAAGATAAGTTCTCAACAATCTATTCAATCGCAAAGACAATTTTCCAAGGAAAGGGTATTAAACACCACGCTTTCATTTATGGTGACCCTGGAGTTGGTAAGACATATTCTGTAAAGAAAGCTATGCAGGTTGAGTTCCCAAGAGGCGCTCTTTCAAAGAAAGGCTATTCTATTGAATGGAACTCAGGTGATATTGGTAAAGCTGCATCAAATATGGTATCTTTCTTCTATAAGAACAGACAGAACAAAGTAATCGTTCTCGATGACTGTGACTCGTTTGTACTTTCAAAAGACCAAGCTATTCAGAACCTTCTTAAAGGTATGTTGGACTTGGATAACACAGAAAAGAACCCTAAGTATATTACAACACCTGCGTCAATTCGTAATCTTGCATCAAAGATTTTGGCAAATGAAGCTAAGTCTGAAATGCACGAAGGCGTAGAGTTTTCTATCGACCAAAAGCAGCTTCTTGAAGGCCGTTTGGTAATGTCGATTGAAGGCGAAGAAGTTTTGAATGAAGCTATCGAGCCTGAAGAACTTAAAAAGTTTAAGATTGTTGAAACAAAGAAGCCTGTAAGAGAGTCAAAGAAGGTTCTTGATACAGGCGACTACTTCGGTCTCGGATTGATGAACGAAGCTGTTGTAAATGATGATGACGATAACTGGGATGGTGAATTGTCAGAAGAAGATCAGGAGCTTGCAGAGCAGCTCAATCAGCTTGACAATGATTATGAAGATGATGTTGAAATTCCTCCAAAATGGCGTTTCACTTCAAGACTCATAATGATTTCAAACTTGAGAAAATCTGATTTGAATGACGCAGTATTGTCAAGAACACTTTCTTATGAATTGTCTTTGACACAGGAAGAGTTCCTTGCTCGTCTTTCTGAAATCCTTCCAAACCTTCTTACTGATGTTGAGACAGAGTCCTCAATGGAAGTCGTTGAGTATGCAAAGAAAGTTGCTTTCGCAAACTTGATTGCAGCTGTTGATATTGCAAACCACGGCGGAGCAGTAAAAGGTAAAAGAGTTATCATCGACCAAAAATTGCAGTTTCGTATTATTGCAGAACTTGCTGGAAAGTGGATGCAGCGTGCTGATGACTATGCTGAAAAGAACGGTATTACAACTCAGGACCGCTTAACACTTGATAGAATTAACAACGACATTAAGATGACCTTCTTCGTGTTCGATGTAATCCCATCATTAAAAGCATAAACTTAAAAAGTTGATATAACAGGCGTTGCGTAAGCAACGCCTTATTTTTTGCTAATTTAATATGAAAACAATTCTTCCACATTTTGAAAATAACATTCATACAATTCAAAAGACTCATAAACTTCACCCATTTTATGTCGATGAAATGGAAGAATATATTGATAACATAGACCATCTTACAAATCTTGATTGTGCTATAAATGCAGCATTGAGGCCTCACGGTCAGCAAGGCACAAAAGGCTTTGCAGATGGAGAACGATTTGACTCTTATTGGGAATATGCTTTTTATTTATATCAGAAAGAATGTAACGCCGCAGTTGTAATAAGAAATCATACGGATAATTTTCCATACACAGATGAAAATGGTAAACTCAGAAAGTTTTATCCTGACTTTATTGTAAACGGAAATTATTATGAAGTGAAAGGTTGGCTTCGTCCATCAGACCATTGTAAGATGGACCAAAACCCTAATGTGAACTTTGTTTTTGGAGACGACATTAAGCCGATGGTGCAGTGGTTGAACCAACATCATCCGAAGTGGCGTGATGAGTATCAGGAGCTTTCTTAGTCTCATCTTCAGCATCTGCAACAACTGGAACTATTGCGACTTTTGATAAGAAACCTTGCTTTTGTAAAGTTTCCAAATACTCTGCAAGACAAGCCATACAGAATGCTTCTTGCTTTTCTCTTCTTACTCCTGTTGGGTCAACATAATTTATTTTTGAAACAATTACTGCTGGGTTGTTCTTGCAGCCACCGAGATTGCCGTGTTTCTTACAAAAGAAATTGAAATCTTTTAATACTTTTCCTCTAGGAATTGTAATTATTGTCTTTCCTGATGCTTCTTGTTTTCTTTCCATAATTCAAAATCCCTATTTATAAGCTCTTTACCGTCAACCATTAAAGCACCTTCTTTCTTAAACTTTTCAACATCTTGCTTTGATACTTTGAAAACAAGATTTGGATCGTGGGCTTCAATTTGTTTCTGTAAATCAGCTTCTTCTTCGTTAATCATTTTCAAGCCTACAAAGAATAAAGTAAAGTAGGCTGAATTGAGAACTAAGGTTATTGCGGCTGATGCCCATACAGGAAATCCGATTGCGCCGAAAATCCAAAATATAAGACAAAGAGCCTCAATAATACCTATGCCAATAAAAAATCTTTTATTTATCTGATACATCTCTTTCCATATAAGCAAGCTCAACTTTTACAGTTGCAATTTTGATAAGGTTGTCATTTACCTTACCATCAACTACAACTTCCGGAGGCAAGTCACCATTATCAATTAAATCTTTCAAAAAGTATCTTGCATAGCCTACAGCTTCTTCTTGAGTTGAATTGATATAAGGAGCAGAAAACTCAAAAGGAATGTTGAGCTTTTCTTTTTTAAACAAACCTTTACGAATCTCTACTTCATTGTTGTAAATAATTTTTACCTGCCAATACTCAACTTTAGGCTTATTATAACGATGTGTAAGAATATCTCCGCCTGAATTATTGAACTTCCAATTGTTCATTAAAATCTGAACATCGTCAAGGCCTTTTGTTATTTTTTCTTGATGTAAAGCTGCAGTCATAGCAGCATTCATTTTACTTGGCATTAAAAACCACCTCCATAGTTTTCATCTGTTCTTGCAGATACTTCATCTTTTGGCACAAGGTCAATGTTTTGTGCTTCAGGGGAAACCACACATTCTGTTGTAATAAGAATACCTGCAACTGATGTCGCATACTTAAGAGCAGTCTTTTCAACTTTAAGTGGGTCAATTACACCTGCAGCAAACATATCTGCTTCCATCTTTTCGTTCTTTGCATCATAGCCACTTTCATCTTTTGTATCGTGTTCAATGCTTGAAACGATATATGCATAATCTTTTGTAACTGATTGGATAATTTGTGTTGCAGGCATACGACATACATCAAGCAAAGCTTCATATCCTGCACGATAAGAATCATTAGGGAATTCTTTTTTATTGTTACGAACATCACGAGCAGCTTTCAATAATGCAGCTCCACCACCTGGGACGATACCATCAGAGATGGCAGCATTTACAGCACAAACAGCATCAACATAACGGTCATACAATTCTTTTACACGAGTTTCAGTAAGGCCACCAACTGAGATTGTTGCAATACCTCCTGTGAGTGCAGCAATACGCTTGTTCATAACATTTACTTCTTCTGTTGATAAACCAACATCTTCGTCAGCAAGTCCTTTTTCAATATCAGCTTTGATTTCAGCAACACGAGCTTCGATGGAATCATCATTTCCTGCGCCATCTTCGATAGTTGTCTTAAACATTGTTGATTTAATTGAACCACAAGTACCAAAGTCTTTTTCGCAATTAAAATCTTTGAGAGCTTCTCTGTCTTTGATTACTTCAGTTCCTGAGATTACTGCAATATCTTTAAGGCGTTCACTCATATCAATTGAATTCACTCCCGGTGCTTTGATAAGAGCAAAGTTAGCTTTTCTTTCAATGTCCATTCTTGTACACATATTTTCAAGGTCTTCATCAAAAGACTCTGCAATAAGAACACAAGGCAATGACTTACCTAAACAGTAGTTGAGTAATTCAGCAGCATCATCAAGAGAAGGCTCAAAATCAAAAACTGCAATTTTTGGATTTTTAACTTCGTAAGACTCAGACTTTTTATTGTTTATCATACGACCTGCAGTCAAACCTGTAGGCCACTCCATACCGTCAGAAATTGAAATGATTGTCTTTCCACTTTTGTTATGTGAGTCAAGAACATTTACAACGCCGCCTTCACCAATTGAAGTAAATGCTTTCAAAACATTATTGCCTACAACTGGGTCGTTGTTTGCTGAGATTGTTGCAACTGATAAAATATCTTTATCACTTGTGATTACTTTTTTATATTTATCAAGTGCTGCTAAAACGTCTTCACAAGCAGCATCAAATCCTTTCTGAATTTCAACAGGCTCTTTTCCTGAGTCAACTAATGATACACCTGACTTACAAAGTTCAGCGCCAAGGAACTGTGTTGTTGTTGTTCCATCTCCTGCTTCACTGTTTGTTTTTTCACCTGCTTCTTTAAGAGTACAAGCGCCGCAGTTTTCAAGATGATCTTTCAACCAAATTTCTCTTGATACTGATACACCGTCTTTTGTGTATACTGGGTGGGATGTTCCACGATAGAATGCAACACATCTTCCTTTTGGGCCGAGGGTTGCTACAACTGCTCTTTCAAGCTTTTCAATACCAACCAACATTTTATGACGAGCGTCAGCACCAAAAGTCAATACTTTATTAGACAATTAAAACCTCCGAATTTATTTATTTAGCAAGTTGTTCGATTTCTGAGTCAAACTTATCTCTTTGTTCTTTCAAAGACATATAATGTTGAGCAGCATTTTTAATACCGCTCTTTATTGCAGCATCTTCACATTCTGATTTAAACTTATTGTATTCTTCCAATGCAGCTTCATATTTATCTTTCAGCGTTTTAAGAAGATAAATTCTCTGCTTTTCTTTTTCAGCACCTGCACAATCACAATTCATTTTGAATGCCTTTTTATCAAAAGCAGATTTCATTTTATTGCCGCAGTAAGGACAACGAAAGAACTCTTCTTCTGGATATTTCAAAAGTGAATAAGAATCATTTTGTAAAGGTATTACTTGTGCTTCGAGATATTCTTTTCCTGTCATATTGTATATATTAACTAAAAAAGCCGCAGCCGCGGCTTCAGGATTTATTTGTTGGCTTTTGCTTGTTCAAACAGATTCATAACTGCATCGCCAATGTTATTTGTTTCTTTTAAGGCTTTTTCAGCATCAAGATTGAATGCTTCAGCAAGGTAATGGACAACCGCTTTACTTCCTGCAAGTTCTTTTGGAATGCTATTTAATACTTCTTCAAACTTATCTTCAATTTCATCGTTCATATCAGTTGAAGACTCATTAGAGTTATTACATTCAGTGCAATCCCAGTCAATATCAACTGCAATGTCATTGTACATTTTTTCAGCTTCGTCTTTGCTGACTTCATATTCAAGTTGCAAGTCTTGAATAATTGTGTCTTTATTTACACCGCGGTCAATCATCATAGTGCAGTAATCAATTGCATCAGCACGATTGTCTTCACCAAGGCCATAATCACTACGAGGTTGTAAGTATTCAGCGCCTTCTTGTTTTTCGATTTCCATTTCACGAAGAATTGCTTTTTGGATTTTTCTGTTGTCAAACAAAGACTCATTCAATTCGCCGTCATCTTGCTCTTTTTTAAGTTTTTCGATTTCAACATCTACTGTTGAGTTGCCTGCTTCAATTCGTTCTTCAGCTGCAGCAGTGTTCATTGTTGTCAAAGCATCTTTAATAAATGTTTCTTTATTTGACTTTACTGCAGAATCGTCAGAATTATCTGCATACTGTGCAATAATTTTTTCTTTTACATCATCGTTTGCTTTTTCAACTTTTTCTGTATCAAAAGTGTTTTGATAATAATCTGAAAACTGTTTAAGGCTGTCAGCATAAGCATCTTCAGCTTCTTCATTAAGACGGCGACCTACTTGCTTAATCTTTTTCATTTCAGTCATTAAGTACACCTTGCTGTCGTCAGAAAGGATATACTTTTTGCCTTCTTTAATGCGAACTACACCATCAATAATATTATCATTCTTATCGTATGCGGAAACCTGTTGGCCTTCCATATACTTAGAAAATACAACACTCATCTTCATAAATAATTAGTTGACTTAAAAGTAATATTGAGATATGTCCTTTAATCTTAATGCAGGTGTATAAATATCACCCATTTTTGCATTGTAAATATTTTCAGGATAACGACCTTGTCTTAATTCATTTCTTCCCCAACGACCAATCTGACTGAAGCGGGTCACTCCATAGTTATATGCAATATAAGCATCTCTTAATTCAGTTTGCAAATCAGTCCTTGTGATATAACCATAATACTTATCATAATGATTTAAGATGCGAGCATAGTACCAAAATCCTACTTCAAGATTTTTCTCAGGGTCAAGCATATCTTGCATTGTATACTTTATTGCGTGATTGTTATTATACTCATTCAAACAACCATTCATAATTTGACACAAACCAACTGCACCCGCGCCTGATACTGCATTTGCACGAAAGTCAGATTCAATATGTGCAATCATAAATCCCAACTTTTGATTAAGACAATGATTTGAAGCAGCAGCTGTAATTAAGTAATAAAGATTAACAGCGTCAGTGTATTGAAAAGTATTACGCTTATCCCAAGTTCTTGTTGCTTCATAAATTGTTCTGACAAAGCATTCCTGAGACAATACTTTTTCAGCAGGAACTGTTTCAGTAATAAACACAGGCGCATTATAATTGTTGATTTCAACTTTTTCAATTTTCTCAACCATTACGACAGGCTGATTAGCGGCAACTTGTTTATACACTTGATTGTCTTTATACATATTATAACCTGTATAAACTAAAATAGCGATAGCCGCCCAGATAATTACATAACTGATGTGTAACCAATACTTTCTTAAAAAATTTTTCATTTGATTTTTACCACCAAGACATTACATCTTTTTTCTTCTTATCTTCTTTTTGTTCAGCCATACATTTGTATAAATCTTCATAGTCTAATTCTTTGTCGTATGACCAAGTTTTCTTAAAACGAATACGAACCCACCAGTACCATTGTTCGTTCTTTTCCATCGGTAAATTGGTAAGAGGATTTATTAAGTTGTCGATATGAGTATGAGCCCAACGAGATAAGTTATAAATGTTGTCAATGTCATAAGCTTGATTAAGATAATTACCTACAGGCTCAACGTGGGCGTGGTCAATTTGTGTCAACATCCAAGCAGGAGGCTCCAACTTTTTTAATTCTTCGACTTCCCACGGTAATAATATCATATACCATCTGCAATAATGGCCGTCTCTTAAATCGACTTTCTTTTTGGCCTCTTGCCATTCCAAGTCATCTTTACTTCTTCTGTGCATCTCTTATCATTATATTTATATTAACATAATGCTCCCTTATTTTTTATAGTTTCACTTATTTTCTTTTTTGTCTCTTCTGAAAGATGCTTGCCTCTATGAGCGGCTGCCATTTTTGATTTAGTTTCTTCTGAAAGAATTACACCAAGTCGACTGCTGGGTTTGCCTTTTTTCGCTGCACTCATCTTTTGTTTAGATTTATCTGAACGTTTTTTACCAGTTAGATTTTTTCTATGCTCAATTGAAAGTTTTCGTCCTGTGAGTGATTTTCTTAATTTTTCAATAGACTCTTTAGACATTTTCTTTCCTTTATTTATTTCACTTGAAAGTCTACTGAAGTTTAATTTCAATCTTTCATATTCTCGACTTGTGATTTTATAGTCAGCATTTGGCCTTGAAACAAAAGCGTGACACGCAAAGAACATTTCGTTGCAAGGATATATTTTTGTTAAAAGTTGATGAACGAAAAAGTGTTCACGAGCTGTTAATAAATTAGTGGCGTTCACATACATAAAAGAATGGTTCTGTTTGTTTAACAAAGCCTAGCTTTTCATAAAAACCTCTGTTTTTATCTTCAGCATAAAGTGTTACAATTTTTTCACAATAAGTGTTCATAAATTCTTTTAGAATCATTGCTCCGAAGCCTAAGTTACGATAGTTAACGTTAACCTCAAAAGAAGAAATATGTGTTGAATTCATAACGCAAGGAACTCTTCTTGTTCCTATCAAAGCAAGCGGCTGTACTGAGTCGCCTTCTTCAAATTCAACAACACACCATTGAATCCAATCATCATCAAGATAACATTCATCTTTTTCAATTTGTTCCAAAGCCAAATCGAAGCAAGTGTCCATACCATTTTCAAAATAATATGTTAACATTTCATCACAGTTGTTGAAAAACTTGTAGTTCATAGTCCTACCCTCTCCAAAGCCTTTTGAATTGATTTGAAAAACATAAATTTTTCATTAGGCTTAATCTTTGCAAATCCATTAACTTCAGGTCTTTGTCTTCCCCAAGGGTCAGTAAATGTAGAATCACAATGTAAAGTATCAAGTTCTGGGATTTCAGCTGCAAGATAATAAATATGCAAAACTTTTGTAGATATATAATCAACTATGCCTAAGTCAACAATGTCAGCTTTTCTATCAGAAAAGTCGAGGCCTGTTTCTTCACGGCACTCACGAATGGCAGTATCAAGTGGGTCTTCGCCTACATCCTGATGTCCTTTAGGTAAGTCAAATGTTGTAGGTCCCCATCTTTTACCAGTTGAATGACAGCCAAGTATCTCGCCTTCTGGGTTTTGAATAACAAGTGCACAACTTATTTCAAGGCCATCAGGTGTCAACTGATAGTTTTCTTCTTCACTTTCAATCATTTTGAATAATTCTTCTCTCATATTATTTAGTCTTGTAAACTAATTATAAAATTAACTTAAGGAATGCATTATGATAGTAAATACTTATTTTGAAGAAATCTTGAAAGAGGGCCATAGATTTCACGAAGAATGCGGCGGTGGTTGCGGCGGATCTGAAGAGCCACGTTCAGACTGCGGTGGAAGTGGTTGCGGATTCCGTGAATCAGTTCATAGAATGAATGAGTGCGGCGGCGGCTATGTTGGCTTCGGTGGTTGTGGTAGTAGTTTCTTTGATGATGAATACTATGAAAGACAACGAATACGAAGAGAGAAGCGTCAAAGAGACTGTAAACGCTTTACTTCAAAGTTTATGAAAGAAATCAGTAAAGACGACCCTGATTATGAACTTGTGCCAAGCTAAAGACTTAGCACTTTCTACACTACTTCAGCGTGTGTAGACTTGTTTCGTGCATTACCAATTCCTGAGCCTAGGCTCAGTGCAAGATTAGCCAGCTCTGAAACT